CGGGGGGGTCGGCGGGCCGAGGCCGCCGGGGGCCGCCCCGCGGGCCCCCGCGCCCCCCCCCCCCCCCCCCGCCCCCCACCCCCCCCCCCCCCCCCCCCGGGGGGGGGGGCGCCCCCCCCCCCCCCCGACCCGAGAGCGACCGAAGTGACCGAACCTCAGAACAACACCAACGGCCAGGCCGCGCACGGATTCAGTGCCGAGCAGAAGTTCGCCGCCCTGTACCAGGCCATCAAGCCGGAGCACGTCGGCGACCGCTTCGACCGGGGCTACGCCTGGGCCATGGAGAGCGTCCGCCGCATCCTGGCCGGCCACCGGCTCGACGGCTCCGACGCCAAGAACCTCGCCGCCGTCGAACCGGCGATCCGGGCCTGGCTCGACAAGGGCCCCGACTACGACAGCGCCGAGTACAACCGCGGCTGCGAGACCGGCCAGGACGCCATCCGGGCCATCCTCGACGGTGACGACGACGAGATCTGCTCCCAGCTCGAGGACGCCGCCAGGGCCTACGCCCGGCTCCTGCCCGCGGCCCAGGAGAACTGACGTGGGCTCGCCCGACGACAGCGTCCCGGACAACGTGATCCCGTTCCGGCGCCGCCGCACCAGCCCGCCCCCCAAGCCCCGCCGTCAGTGCGTCTGCGGGGCCTACTGGCGGCCCGGCTTCTCCAGCGATCCGGCCTGGCTGATCACAGCCGACCCGCTGTGGGACTCCTTCGAGGGCGTCACCCACTGCCAAGGGTGCGGCCGACACAAGCTCTCCGTCATCACCGGCCGCGACATGCGGCGCTCCGTCATCGAGAGGAAGAACTGAAGTGGCCCGCGACATAGGAGTAGGCCCCGGCGCCGAGCTGTTCCGCGCCGTCATCACCAAGCGCTACGGCGACGGCACGGTGGAGACCGTGTACGAGGGCCCGTACGGCAAGCCGGGCACGGCTCGAGGGCGAGTCGGATTCTGGCGCAGCCACCTCGCCAAACGGGAAGACGGCAGCAGGGCCGAGGGGCACATCGAGAGCTGCCGTCCAGCGTGGAGCAGGGTGACCGATCCGGCGCCGCAGCGCGGACAGCGAACCCCCCAGGAGACGGACGAGACCGCTCCGGCCGGTAGTCCAGCCATCCAGCTCGTCACCGAGGCCCTGCGCACCCGGCGCGGCATGCACGGCAGGCACGTCGCGGACCTCCTGGCCGAGCACGGCCACGCCGAAGCGGCCGACCGCGTACGGACCGAGGTACGCGCACGGCACGGACACCTGTCGGGCAAGCAGGCGCTCGAGCTGCTCAGTACCCCCTGAGCGGCGCACACGCCGCAGCCCCGCCTTCCCGAGCCGCCGAGACCGCCCGGTCCGGCGGCTCTTCCGTGTCCGGGCCGCGTACGCCGGCCGGGCCGCCGGAAGAAGATCCCCAAGCCGCTTCCATCTTTACAACGTTCCGTTGTATGGTCGGGGTGTAGCGACCGAACGAACCGCAAGGAGAACCGCCATGCAGACCTTCGCCACCTTCGACGACGGCACTACCGCCCGAATCGGCTACTTCAAGGACCTGGGCCACGCCCTCTACAGCATCGACACCGACACCATCCACGTGATGCCCGCCTACTTCGGCCAGCCCGACCGGCACGCGGTGACCATCAGCCTCGGCCGGCCTGGCGACACCAGCGGCTACCGGCTGACCGGCCTGCACGTCGGCGACTACTTCCTGACCGGCACGCTGATGCTCACCGGCCCCGACTTCACCCCGCACCCCCACCCGCACAGCCCCCGGAAGTTCCCCCTGGCCGACATCACCGACCCGGACGCCCGGGCCGACGCCGCCAGCCGCCTCTCGCAGATCGCCACCCACTTCCACACCACCTTCGCGTGAGTCGGGAAGGACCGGGCCCCGCAGCGCCACGGCGCGGCGGGGCTTCGGCGTTCGCGCCGCGCGCCGGCCCTTCGGTGCCTCACCCGGCGCCTTCGCGAAAGCCCAGTTCAGGAGCCTGCTGCGCTTCAACTTTACAATGATGCGTTGTATAGTTGGGAGGGCGGTAGACCACCGAACCGAGGAGCAACATGGGCGCCTACGACTTCAGCACCTACCAGGACGGAACCGGCGTCGAGAAGGCCTTCTGGGCCGCCGTCGAGGACGCCCAGGACGAGCACGGCCACGGCGGCTACACCGGCACCATCGCCGAGAAGGACGCGTTCACGGTCATCACCCAGACCCCGATGCCCCTGGACGAAGCCGAGGCGTACGCCTCCAAACTGATAGGCGCCGACGACCCCCGCATCTCCGACAAGTGGGGGCCCGCCGGTGCGATACCCGTACTGACGGACCGGCGCCGGGTGGAGGTCACCTTCACCATGGACAACGCCCCGGCGGGCGGCTTCGAGAGCCTGGAGAAGGCTGCGGTCGCCGTCCTCACCGCGCGCGGCGAACTCAAGGACGGGGAGCGCCCCGCGTACGGCATCCAGGGCATGTACGAGACCCACCCCCGCACCGGACGCCCGTACGCCGGGACGCTCCAGGTCCCGCTGCAGGGCGGACCGCTGAAGCACACCGGCTGGCTCTTCTTCGGCCACGCCTCCTCCTGACCCCGCGCGCGGGCGCCCGGCGGCGGACACCGCCCGGCGCCCGCGGCGGAGGCACTGTCAGTGCCGTACGCCACCATCACCTCGTGCCCACACTGGACGACCTGCCCCCGTACCGCCGCGCCCGGCTCCTGTGGCGCTGGGCCCACCAGGGCCTGCCCCACGTCGAGCAGATGGTCATCGACGCCGTGGGCGAGCCCTGTCGGCTGCCCCACCCGCCGCCCGGCCCGCCCGGCCCCACCCTCGCCGTCCCCGGCAGCGACGGCCGCCACCACCTCGCCCGCGCCGACCAACTGCTGTGCGGCGACGCCCAGACCGCCGGCGGCTGGACCCACCAGCAGCACTGCTCCTGGCACGAAGGCCCTGAAGGACCGCGCGAGTGGATGGGCGGCCGCGACGACGGCGACACCCCCTGGGTCGAACTCATGGCGACGTGGACCGTGAGCCCGGCCGGCCCGGGCATCGACCCCGGCCTCCTCGCCAAGCGGGAGCGCTGCACCGCGGGCCACTACGGCCTGCTGCACTGCTGGCCGCCGCCGCCGGCCCGTACGGCCTCCGTACGGCGGATGCGCGCCGCGCTCGTCGCCGCGCTCGGCCCCGACTGCCACCTGTGCGGCCTCTACCCGGGCGCCATGGTCGACCACGACCACGAAACCGGCCAGGTCAGGGGCCTGCTCTGCGGCCTGTGCAACCGAGTCCTGGAGGAGTGCCCCCACGTCACCGGCTGCCCTCGAGCGGACTACCAGAACGCACCGCCCGCAGCCGGCCTGGGCCTGATCTACCCGCTCAGCGACGAGTGGCGCACGCGAGAGTCGACGCGCCGCCGGAAGGTCGAACTGCTCGGTTTCGACCCCTTCGAAGGGCTGCCCACACGCCGTGTGTCAGGGTAAGGGGCCCGCCTGACCACGGAGTTCTCCATGCTGAGCAAGATACTCGGACGCGACGAACCGGAGCAGCCGCCGGAGCCGACCGTCCGCTGGTTCACCGCCGCCACCGTCTACCGCCACCCCACCGAGCCGCGCTCGGTCGTCCGCACAACCAAAACCCTCCGAGCCCGCTCGGTGCGCGAGGCAACCCTGCTGTACCTGGCGGAGACCGAGACCGGACCGCCGGCGATGCCCAACGTCGACCTCACCACCTGGACCCAGGTACGCCTGGACGTCTCCGAAACCGGCGAGGACGCCCTGGACGAACACGATCGTCAGCGGCGGCAGGCCCGCTGATCAGCGAGTCCACTCCTTGAGCGCCGCCGCGATCTGCCGGACGTCGAGCTGCCGGTCCGCGACCTGCTGCACGAGGTCCGCGGCCTCCTTCGTCGCGACACGCACCGGCCGGCCGGACGCGTGGAGGTAGGCGGCGGCCACCGCCGCGGCGAACAGCTCGTTCGAGTGCTCGAGCGCGGGGACCAGAACGAACTGCTGCAGGAGAGCCGCAGCGCGGTGGTGGGCCTGCCCGTAGACCGGGGTGTCCATCACTTGGAAGCAATGACGGGCCCGCCCGGCCTCCAGCGAACCCCAGTCGACCACCTCGGGATCCCCGGGGAGGTCGTGCTGCGCGATCTCCAGCAGCCAGGGCAGATCGATCGTAAGGATCATGGGCGACCGCGGCTCAGGCCGCGTCGGCGCTGGAGCCCACGGGGCCGCCGAAGCGCTCCGCGAAGCCCTCAGCGTGCTCGGCGATGAAGCTGCGGGCACCCTCACGGAACCGTTCCCGGGTCAGGTCCGCGTCCAGGACCCGGCCGGCGTACGCCTCGGGTGGCAGATGCCGCTCCGCGGCTGCCTGCCGCAGCTGCTCGTACAGCTCGTCACTGATCTCGATACGGATTTCCCGGGCCATGCCCCTACCGTAGCGGTCCACCCCGGCGTACGGCAGAGGAACCGTGCTGTCGACAGCTGGGCCGGGGTGCTCGCGGGGCTTCAGGCGCGTACGACCTGGGCCTGGTAGTAGGGAGCGAGCGCGGCTCGGGAGCCGTCGCCGATCGCCACCGCGATCCGCTGCATCTGGGCGCCCTTCAGGTCTCCGGCCACCAGGACGCGCGGGTGCTGCTTGTCCGGCGGACAGTACCCGTCCGCGCCGACTGCGAGCCCGGCGAGCGCCGCTGGCTTCGAGCCCATGTTGCTCAGCACCGCGTCAACGACGAACGTGTGAGAGCCGCCGGAAGAGTGCCAGGCGGTGACACGGAAGCCGTCCGGCACGGGTGCCACGCTGACGCGGTCGACGACGTCGAGGCGGAGGCGCCCGTCGTCGGCGACCTCCTCGGTCTTGTACCGGTCGGACTCGGGGAACAGCACGTCGAGGTTCACCCGGGCCTGCGGGTGGGCCCGCAGCCAGGTTCCCAGCGGCCGATCCGCTCCCAGCACGACCACCCGGCGGCCTTCGAGGTCCTCAGACGTCGTGCGCCACAGCGGCGGCAGCCACCTGGCCTCTGGCGCCTCGATCCACGGCACATCGGCCGGCAGCAGCGTGCTCACGCCCGTGGCGACGACGACGGTTGGCGCGGTAAGGGTGCGGCCGTCTTCGAGCAGAACCTCGGCACGATCGTCGTGGCCGTCCACTCGCGCGGCGCGACCGTTCAGTACGGTCACACGCCCCAGCTCCTGGTGCCGGTCGAGGTCGGAGGCGAGTGCCTCGGCCAGCGCACCGCCGGTCGTCCAGCCGCCGGGCACGTTCTCCATGGCTCCGATGGCCCGCAGCTTGGCTCCGACCTGCTCAACCTCGACGACCACGGTGTGCATCCGGAGGCTCGACGCCATCACCGCCGCGGAGACGCCCGCCGGGCCCGCACCGACGACCAGTAGATCCGCGTCCCAAGTGGTCATGCGCAGGCTCCTTTGGCAGGGACGGTGCGGCCGGCCAGTCGGTCTGCCACCTCGTCGACAGTAAGTAGCTGTTGGGCGCCGATGTTGCGGCGGGCAAGTAGAAGCGCCGCCTCGTGCAATTCCACGCCACCGGTTGAGGCGCAGGCGTCGGTCACAATCCAGGGCCGCAGGCCGCCGTGGTACGCGGCGACGGCGGTGTCGTACACGCAGCTGTCGGTGTCGATGCCGCACAGAACGAGGTCCGTCCAGTGCCGCTCCGTGGCGACTCGGGACAGGTCCTCGGTGAGCGCGCTCGAGACGGTCTTGTCGATGACCAAGGCAGCGATGTCCAGGTACGGCTCCAGCTCGGCGACCAGCGCCTGTTCGTCAGCCGAACGCAGCCGAGTCCAGTTGGAGATCCGCTCGTACGGCGAGCCGGGCGCGTTGTGGAATCGGGCGAAGACCACCGGCCGGCCGGCCGTGGTCCAGGCGTCGACCAACCGCACGACCTGTGGCACAGCGTGCTCACTGTGGCGGTTGACGAAGCCGTGCTGTACGTCGACGACCACGAGCGCTGCTGTACGGGGGTCCACCAAGTCCTCCATCCGCTGATCACATGCCCGATTCGCGCAGGGCGTCCTGGGCCGCCCGCAGCCGGTCCGGCAACTGGCTCGTCGCAAGGACCGCCTCACGCATCAGCTGGTGCTGGGCAGTCTCCTGGGGGCGTGCCGCCGTCAACCGAGAGTATGCGCCGCGGAGCCACCGCCACCCGTATGCGTCGTGCGGCATGAGCGGGTCTCGGCCAGCCTCGATCTCGTCGAGAACGTAGGTACTCAAGGCCCATAGAGTCTGGACGTCCAACTCGAGCGCGACGATCGCCGCCATGGGCAACGCACGGTCGGCCGCCAGAGGGTGGTAGGCAACTCCCGACCAGCCGGCGAGTCCTATAGAGACCGGCTGGGAGCCGAACTCGATCACGTCTGGGTGGGCGTACCCCTCCGTGAACAGTTCCTGTTCCACGGAGTCTCCGAGGCGCAGTGGCCCGTCGGAATGCTGCCGGTCGACGACGACCGAGGGCGTCGTGAGGATCTGCAGAGCGGTGGCCAGCTGTGAGCCGTGCCAAGGGGAGTCCTCGAGCAGGTAGGCCGACAGCACGTACGTCGCCGCGGTCTCAGTGGGGGTGCCCGCCTCCGCGAGAAGTCGCTGAAGCTCTGTGGTCGCCCACTCCAGGTCGGTGACGTACGACCGGTATCTCCACGCGGCCAGCTCGCCCAGGCGCGCGACGGTCCGGGGCTGGACCAGGTGGAAGATGGCAACGCCACATGGGTACAGGTAGAGACGCGACTCCTCGGAAGCCTCTGGGTGGGCGGCCGGGAAAGAGCGGTGCTCGAGGCCGCCCGGACCGAGCGGACATGGCGCTGCCTGGGGGAGCAGGCCGTCGACTGCGGCGCCCAGGTAGACGGGGACGAACTTGTGGCTGACCACGCGGGCCGGCCCCAGGGGCACCAGCTCCGTCTCCCGGAACGGTTCCTCGTCCCCTCCAAGCAGCACTCGGAACTTGGCGACGACGTCCTCGGGGCACTGTCGCAATGCCACGTCTAGCATCTCCGCGGTCTCCGGCATCAGTTCGAGGTCTCGCCCCCGGTTGCGCCACTTCTGCACGGTCGCAGGGTTCACACCCAGGTGGCTGGCGTAGGCCCGGATCGACATCCGCAGAGCCTCGCCCAGCGCCGCTGCCTCTCGACCGGTCCACTTCACAATTACGGCCATTTGATCACCCCCTCGGCAGGCACAGACAGCAGCCTACGGGGCCAGGCGTACACGAGGCATACACCGCGCACACATCAGAGGCTCTCGCCGAACCCCCTTGATCCAGAAGCTGAACTAAGCACTCCATAAGCCCCTTTGCCTCCCTGGGGAATGACATGCACTCAGCTCGTGGCACACGCGCCCGCGTCGGCGGCCTCCGTCACGCGCAGCGTGAAGCGGGCCCCGGGTCCGCGGCGCGGCTCACCGTGTACGTCGGCCAGCCCGCTGTCGCGCCAGCGACGAAGCTCGCTGACGACTGTGGTCTTTCCGATCCGCGTGCTGTCGACCAACTCCTGGGCTGTGAACGGGCGGTCGCCGAAGTGCAGGAGCGCCAGGGCATACACGGCGCCGAACCGGCGGTGGACTCCGCTCGGGAACTCCTCGGGGCCCGTCACGACGATGTACTTGGACAGGATGGAAAGAGCCTTCATGGGCTTCGCCCTCAGGTCCCAGAGCGCCGAGTCGACAGCAGCCTGTGGAAGCCCGTACCTCTCCGCCAGCGCCTTGCGGGATGGGAGCAGGCTCCAGGCCGGGAACGTGCCATCCCGGATGCTGCAGAGGAGGGCTTCCACGGCGCAAGCCTTCAGCGCGGACTGCTCATCTCGGGCAGGTGCCGGAGTGTTCCACCCTGCGCCTTGGCGATTCGATTCGTCGTACCGAGGACGCTCCCGCGCGATGGCCTGAGCTTCGGCTCGTTCCGCTTCTCGCCGAGACTCGCACCACTCGACGGTCTGGGACGTGACTGCCGGCCACCAGTACTTCAGCCTTGCGTGCTGTTTCCAGCGGACTTCCGGATCGCGGCTGATGCCGACGTACAACAGGCGCTCCGAGGCGTCGTACAGGCGGTACACAGCTGTTCGCTCCTCACGCTGGACCATCGCGTCCCTTCCTCAAACGCTCGTATCGGTCGGCAGGAACTCTCGGCATTCGCGGCACAGCCCGTCGTCGGTCGGCAGCATCTTGACGCCGCAGCCCTCGCCCTGGCAGTGCACGTATGGGCTGGAGGCGTATACCGCCGGAGCCCGGAAAGGCACGCTGTAGCCGCTCGCGGAAGGCTGCTCCTGGTGGGCGCGGGCGGCGGCCTTCTCCTCGCGGGCCTCCGTGCAACGTGGGCAGTCCTCCCGAGTGTCGATGTCGATGCCGTCCTCGCACCGGGCGTTGTTGCCCCAGCAGGCCGACGGGCCGAGCAGCGTCAGCAGCACGGCCAGGGGCTTGTCGAGGCCGCAGCCGGTAGCCGAGACCGCATCGTCCTCGTACGACCAGTGCAGCCAGCGACGCTCCGCCCGTTCCACGAGCTGGTCAGCAGTCCGCTGCTCATCGAGGAGCGCCTGGACCACCGCCTCGTTCACCGCGAGCGGCAGACCGTTCGGGAAGTCCTGCTCCAGGCGAGCTGCCAGCGGGGCTGGGATGCCCTCGACTACCCGGCGCAGGTCAGCCGGCGAAACCTTCCGACCCGCCTTCTTGCCCGACGCGGCTCTGCCGCCGCTGGCGCGGCTCCTACCACCGGTGGATGGCCTACGGCCGTCACCACCGACGCTTTCCCCAGGTTCAGTACTTCCAGGTTCGTCGGCAACAGTTTCCACCCGTGGCTGCGCCGATTTTCCACCCGTGCCCCGCTTGCGGGTAGCACCAGTTGCCACCCGCTCGCCCGACTGGGAGGCCGCGGTGCGCGCGGCCGGGTGGAAGTCATTGCCAGTCGCCGGGGGGACTTTGGGCAGGTCAGCCGGGAAGTCCCACACTGGCGGACGGCGATCCGGGCGGATGTGACTGACCACCTCCGGGTCACCGGGCACGATGACGCCGCGCTTGGCGAGATTGCGCATGTGCGTCCCCACCGACCGGGCCGACATGAACGTCTCCTCGGCGATCGTCGACTGGCTCGCGTAGCTGGACTGCAGACCCTTGTGCATGTGATCGGCGATGGCCGTCAGGACGGCGAGTTCGCCAGTGGACTCGCACCAGCGCTTGTGCCGCATCACCCAGACCAGCGCTGCGCCGCTCATGAAGACCCCCGTCGTGCGGCCCGTTCCACCTCGGTGGTGGACGTGGCGAGCGCCGGCGGGCGCTTGGTTCCGGGGGCCAGCATCGGCCTCCTCACTTTCGTCGGTGCAGTCGATGACGGCGCCGAGGCGATCAGTCCTTGTCAGACACCAACCACCCCGGAGGGGCTAGACAGCCACATGAAACGCCCTAATATTGTCCCCGTCAAGGGTACATTTTCCATGGTCGGCCTGAAGGGAGGTGCTGGTTGTGGCGTTGCCTGCTGCGGTGCTCGAGTCGACTTGTTCGATACCTTGGACCCCTTCAAGGGGACAAGGAGTGGACGTGCCGGACGGGAATCCGTACCTCGACACCGAAGCGGTGGCTGCCAAGATCGGCGTTACGGCCGAAACGGTGCGGATGTATCTCAAGCGCACCCGCAAGCGGATCGCAGAGGGTCAGTCTGTGCGTCCGCAGGATCTGCCGCTCCCCGACGGGCAGTTCGGCCGGTCGCCGGCGTGGCAGCAGTCGACGATCGACGCCTGGATCTCGAACCGGCCCGGTCGCGGCCGCCGCGCCTCCAGTTCGTAAGACCCGCTTCCGGAACCGTATTGACCCGGCTCCGAACGCGGCGTAAGTTTGTACCCGTGACGGGGTCAAACTTACTCGTCACGCGTCAGGTGTCCTACCGCCTGACATGCGAGAACCCCGGCTGGGCGTCCTACCGCCCGGCCGGGGCCCGACCCGGACGGCGTCCTACCGCCGCCCCGGGATGGAACTGCCCACCTGCGCTATCAGGGAGGCCGATCCCCATGAAGGATCGCACAAGCACCACCGAGGGCATCAAGACGGTGCCTGGAACCGAACTCGCGCATCCCTCCGCCTCCAAGGCGGTCGAGAAGCGGCCCGGTCGGCTGATCGTCGAGTACTTCGGCGACCTCGGTCCGGCGACCCGGCACCTGGACATGGTGCCCGTCCGCACGATGGTCACGGCGATGGGGACGATCTCCAAGGTCGGGATCCTCGGCGACGACATGAACCCCCGGGCGGTCGTCTGCCTGACCGGTGGCGACGGCGAGTCCGCGCAGTGCACGGTCGACACCGAGCACTACCTGGACCTGTTCGACTACCTGGTGGAGGGCACCTTCGTGGTCCTCCGCGGTACCGTCCGCCGTCCGCTGAGCACCATGCCGGCCCTCATCGACGTGATGGTCATCCGCTCCGCCGACGAGCTTTGCGCGCAGGCCGGGGTGACGTCGGCATGATGATCGCCACCGTGGAGCAGCCCACCGCCACCGAGCGGGTGCAGGCCGAGCTCGGCCCGCGGGCCGAGGGCGTCACCTACTACAACCCCACCGGCACCTTCGAGGTGCTGGAGGTCCTGCAGGGCGGGGAAGCCCGCGAGGCTCTCGGCCGCCGCGGCGCCGACTGGGCCGTGCGGGTCCGCCGCCGGCACACCGGCGAGGTCACCGTGCACTGCCTGGTCTGGACGAATTCCGACCACGTTCTGGTGGAGTCCGGCCCGGCCACGAAGGTCCGCACCGCCGACGAGATCCGCACCACCCTCAAGGCGGCGCCGAGCGAGCTGACCGACGTCGACTGCGACGTGCTGACCAACCTCGCCGAGGTCGCCGCCCACCAGAGCACCGAGGCGGTGACCACGCGATGAACTCTCCCTCCCTGAACTCCCGCAACACCGCCGCCGAGCGCGCCGCGCTGGCCTACCGGCCGGACGTGCACCCCGCGGTCCGGCCGCTGCTCGACGCGATCGCGCAGCTCCACGCCTACCAGCCCCGGGACCTCCTCGACCTCGCCCAGGTCCTGAAGTCCCTGGGCGGCGACGCCACCGGCAGCCCGAACGCCGTCGCCGAGATCGGCGACCTCGCCAAGGACCTCGTCCGCGGCCCGGTCACCGAGAACCTGCCCAGGCAGGAGCGGGACGCCGCGATCGAGCAGGCCACCGAGTACGGCGAGGTCGTGCTGCAGGGCGAGGCCGAGGACACCATGAACCAGGTGCTGCACGTCCTGGAGGGCCACACGACGCCCAGCGTCCTGGCCCGCGCGGCTCGCGCGCTGGGAGGTGGCCGCTGATGTCGACCACCATCCCGACGCCGGTCCCGGCCGCCCCGTCCACCAAGCACGACGACGAGCTGGGCGAGGCCCCGCTGAGCCGGGGCGCCGCGATCTTCGTGATCGTCGTTGCCCTCCTCGGCACGGTCTTGTCCACGATCGACGTCCTGGTCAACGGCTGGTGGCCCGCCGTGGCCCACCTCGCCTGGGTGTTCGGCGTTTTCCTCCTCATCAGCCTGGTCCTGGGCACCGTCCTCGGACTCGTCCTCGGCACCCGGCAGGCCGACCGGGGCGAAACCCCAGCGGTCCCTAGTCCGTAGCCCACCCCTCCGGCGGGGCCCGGCTGGAGCCGACAACGGCCGGGCCCCGCTCCCTCCAGCGCACAGCGCCACCCCCTGGGCCCCGTACGCCCGGAAGTCAACACCCGCAGTCACCACCGGCTCACCGAACGAGAGAGGAACGCGGTCGTGCAGACCACCGAAACGCCTCTGAGTGCCCCGGCCACTCCGGAGAACGTCTACTGCCTGGAGCGGCTGACCCTGGCCACCGAGGCGCACTTTGCGGACAGCCAGCAGTACCTGGCCCGGCTCTACCAGCGCATGGGCGCTGCCCAGGCGATCGCCGGCCGCACGGACGCGCCGGTCCCGCTCGTCGAGGAGGACCTCACGCGGCTGCAGGCCGTCGTGGACGTCCTGCGCACCACCGGCCGGCACCTGTTCGACGCCAAACGCAAGGCCGAGGAGGGGCGCCTGCTGCTCCGCTCCCTGCACATGGGCCTCGGCCGGAGCCGGGCGCTGCGCTCGCTCGGCAACGACGTGCGCGTCTACGCCGAGCACACCCACGCCCTCCCCGCCTGACGTCAGTCCCCCGCCCCCACTTCCGAGAGAGGCCCGCACGATGACCTCGACACAGGAACCGCCCACCGTGTCCCCGGGTGACCTGGCCGACCGCTACCGCGACCGCGCACAGGCGGCCATCGACCGGTACAACCCGTACGACCACGAGTTCCCCCTGGCCACGCCCCAGGCGGTGCTGGCCGTCTCGGCCGAACTGGCCGGCACCACCGAGGCAGCGGCGCGTCTCGCGCACGAGACCGAGCGGATCGCGGACGCCCTCGAGGCGCAGGCCGAGCAGCCCGACCCGGACTACACCGAGACCGAACTGCAGGTGATCCGCGGCGAGATCAGCCGCACGGACACGAAGGCGTCGATCCTGCTGGCCAGCGTGGCGATCGTCGCGGGCCCGCTCGCGGAGCGGGCGGACACGCTGCTTCGCCAGCCCTGGCTGATCGGCGCGCTCGGCCTGGTCGCCGCGGTGCTCGCCGGCCTGTCGACTTGGCTCCTGCTCGACGTGGTCCTGCCCCGCCTGGTCGGCATCAGCAACGCGAACTTCATCCACTACGCCCGCTGCCGGCCGCAGGACCTCGACGACGCCCTCGGCCACGGCGCGGACCGGCGAGGCGAACTCGTCGCCCTGTCCGGGATCGCACACGCCAAGTTCCGGCGTCTCGCCCGGGCCGGCCTCCTGCTCAAGCTCTCCGGCTTGGCCTTCGCCGCCACCACCGGCCTCGCCGTCACCTTCTGACCAGCCACCCCCCGATCCGAGAGGACACCGCCAGTCATGGCCAATCGCTCCAGCCGGACCCCGACGCGCGGCAAGAGGTCTGCCGCGAAGAAGGCGGCTGCCCCCGCGTCTCCGCCGGAGACAACGGTGCTGGACGAGGCCCGCACCAAGGCCGACGGCATCGTCGCCGAAGCCGAGCAGCTGGCCGCCGCCAGGGTCGCCCAGGCCACCGAGGATGCGGAGCAGACCGTCCAGTCCCTCCTCGAGGAGGCCCAGCAGACGGCGGACTCCCTCCGCACGGACGCGGAGGCGGCCGCGCAGACGCTGCGCGCGGAGGCCGAGGAGGCCGCCGAGCGCCTGCGGACCACCGCGGCCCGGACCGCCGACAAGCTGCTCGACGACGCCCGCGCCGAGGCCGAAACCCTGCGCACCGACGCCGCCGGCACCGCCGCCGAGACCCAGGCACAGGCTGAGGCCGAGGCAGCCGACCGACTGGCCCGGGCCACCAAGGACGCCGACCGGCTGCGGACCGACGCCTCCCAGGACGCCGACCGGATTCGGGCCGAAGCGACCACAGCGGCCCAGGAGCTGCTGGAGAACGCCAAGGCCGACGCCGCCACCCTGCTGGGCAAGGCCCGCACCGAGGCCGAGCGACTTCGTGCCGACGCGGAGCAGGCGCTGGCCCGCAGCCGGGACGAAGCCGAGCGTCTGCGTAGCGACGCCGCGGCGGAGGCCGCCCGGCTCCGCGAGGCCGGCGCAGCCGACCGCGACCGTGCCCGCAGCGAGGCCGCGTCGATCCGCGAGGAGGCCGAGCGGCTCCAGCAGCACGCCCAGGAGACGGCCGACGCCCTGCGCGAGCAGGCCGAGCGGACCGCCCAGCGTGTCCGCGACGCCGCCGAGGGCTCCGCGACGCAGATGCGCACCGACGCTGCCGAGGACGCCGACCGTACCCGGCGGGCGGCCCACGACGAGGCCGAGCGACTGCGCGCGGGGGCCCGTACCACGGTGACCGAAGCGGAGCAGCTCTCCGCGCAGGTCATCGACCAGGCCCAGGAGGAGGCCGCCGGCATCGTCGCCCGTGCCGAGAACCAGGCCCAGACGCTGACCGCACGCGCGGCAGAGACCGTGACCGAGGCCAAGGCCGCCCGCACCGAGGCGTCCAGCGCCGCCGACCAGCTGCGCCAGGAGGCCGAAGCCGACCGCGAGCAGGCCGCCGCCGCCCTGGAGAAGGCGCTGAACCCGACCATCCAGAAGCTGGAGAAGCGGAGGCTCAAGGAAGAGGCCGACGACCGCCGCAAGACGGCGAAGCGGAATGAGAAGGAGCGTCTCGCGGAAGAGCGGCGGCAGCGTCGCGCCGGCCAGCCGACCTTCCTGGACAAGGTCCGTCAGGTCCTCATCGCCGCCGCCGTCCGCAGCCTGGTCGTCGGCCCGATCCTCGCCCCGATGGTCGTCGCCTGGAGCGGCCAGTCCGGCTTCGCCATCAAGGTCCTCGGCTGGGGCTTCGCCGCCTCCCTGGTCTACGCCGCCGCCTACGAGATGACCACCGCGTTCTGCGCGTGGCTGTACGACCAGGCCCGTCAGGACGGCGACAAGGGCTGGGGCTACCGGATCGCCACCTGGCTCTTCGGCGCCGGCGCCGCGATCCAGCAGTGGTGGCACTACTCCAACGACTGGTCGGCCACCCCGCGGTCGGTGACCTTCGCTGCCATGTCGATGGTCGGCGTCATCCTCTGGGAGATGCTCGCCAGCCTCCGGCACCGCCGGAAGCTGCGGAAGGCCCGCAACCTTCCGCCCGCGCTGCCGAGCCTCGGCATCAACCGCTGGGTGCGCTACCCCATCCGGTCCTGGACCGCCCGGTCCCTGATGATCGACGACCCGGACCGCTGGGGCAACGCGACCACGGCCTGGAAGACCGCCGGCCGCATCCTGAACGACCGCAAGGCCCGCAAGTCCGGGATCGCCTACGCCGACCGGTACGTCGTCACCGTCCGCCGACACGGACCCGACAGCGGTCCCACCGCCATCCCCGTGATCGGTCTCGAGTGGGGCGACCCCCAGGTCTCGGACGCCGCCACCGAGGCGATTGAGACCGAGACCCGCCCCGCGCTGCCGCCCGCCGAGACCACGGTCTCGGAGTCCCACCCGACCACTGAGACCACCCGCCACGGGTCTCACGAGACCGGTGAGACCCGGTCCCACGAGACCGCCGAGACCGGGTCTCAGACCAGCACCAGGGGCGAGACCGAGACCGCCGAGACCAGTGAGACCCGGTCTCAGAAGTCCAGCCGAGACCAGTCCCGCCGGTCCCGTGAGACCACGGCCCCCCGGTCTCGCGCCCGCACGACCGGTCCCACGGCCAAGGTCTCACCACTGCCGGACAAGGCCGCAGAGATCCAGGCCCTCCTGGACCTGATGTGGGAACGAGGCGGCGCGAACACCGTGCAGATCGGTACCAAGACCACGCCGGGCGAGGCCGAGCGACTCATCGGCCGCCCCCGGTCCACTGCGGCCAGGCGGCTGGCCGACGCCCGGTCCTACTACGAGCAGGGCCACCGCACCTACAGCGAGACCGACGAGACCGGGACCAGCGAGACCGAGACCGATGGGACCGGGACCGACGGCTGAGACCACCGAGACCGAGACCTGAGACCCGCCGGGGCTGACACGAGACCAGCCCCGGCCGGGACCGAGACCACGAACCGCGAGACCGAGACCCGAAGGACGGACCCCATGACCTCGATCGACAACGGCGTCTACGAGTGGACGCCGAGCACGGCCGCCGAGACCGCCACGGCGCTGGAAGCAGCCGCCCAGCTCCTGCGGTCTCACCGGCAGACCGCGAACCCCGAGAACTGGGTGATGCCGTCGATCGGGCGCCGCCACCAGGTCCAGGCAACGATCCGCCTCGACCTCCGCGACCTCATCCAGACCATCAACGCCGGCGCCGTCCCCGACGAGACCTCCGGCGACGACACCGACCACCCCTCCGAGTCCGCCTGACCCCCTGAAAGGCACGCACCTGATGAGCAGCAGCCAGAGCACCGTCCTGAAGGCCACGACCGTGGGCGAGGCCCGCGACATCCTCTCCGCCGCGACCAAGCGCCTGGAGGCCGAGGTCACCGGCCGCCTTCCCGGCGACCGCGACGGCCAGGCGTGGGCCCGGGACCAGACGCTCGAGCTGGAGATCCGCGTCGACTGGTCCCAGCTCGAGGCCCTCGACGCCTACAACGACACCTCCCTCTGACCCAAAAACACCCTGACCTGCACCAACGCGAGAAGAGAGGAAGCCATGGACGGCTACGAGATCGTGCCGCGGCCCCAGCTGAACGGCCGACAGATGGCCTGCGTCGACGCCCACTTCGCCCTGAACGAGACCCCGGCCACCGCGCACTTCGCAGCCGTCCACCACCACATGGAGCAGGTCCTGGAAACGGTCGCGGTCAACGACCGCAAGGACTGGATGGTGCGCAACATCGACCGCGTCCGCCAGGAACTGGACCTCCTGGAGGCGGCCGTGAAGCAGGACCGCCTGCCACTCGACCTCACGGAACGTCACAGTCCGACCTACTTCCGGACTGCCTTCGAGGGCATCGAGGCGGGCCTCCGCCAGCCCCTCGACGCTTCCCGAGGCGAGAGGGACTTCTCCCGCGCGTACCGCCCGGTGGCCCGCCGGCGCGGCTCGGCGAGGTTCTCCACGCACCTGATCCTGGTCATCATCCTCGCCGTGCTCCTGCTCGAAGCCACTAACTGAGCGTGACGTGAAGCTGGGCGCGTCAACGTCAACGTCACTCACGTGAACCTGACGAGACAGACCCAGATCCCGGCCCAGACCTCCGAGAAACACCGTCTGAACAGCCAAATTGACGTTGACGAGAGCCCTTGACGTTGACGTTGACGCTCCGACTTGACGCCATGCCCGACACACACCGTCACCACTGACCCACCGCCCCCGAAGTGGAGGAGAACCCCCGTGAGCACCCCCGACTACGACATGGCGCCGCCGGCCGCCACGGTCACCGCGCCGCCGCCGACCGCCGTACAGCCCTCGGTGTCGGGCGCGGCCACGACCACGGACCCGAACGCCCAGCGCCCGCAGCGTCGTCGCTCAACGTCACAGAAGGACGATCGCCTCGCCGGCGCCCTCATCCCGGGTGGAGTGATCACCGGTCTGATCTCGCTGTGCTGGATGGTCCACCAGTTCGGCCTGCCGGTCGTGATCTTCGCGCTGCTCGCCGCCGCGGCGACCGCGACCGCCGCCGTGGCCATCAAGGTGGGGCGCCGCGCCGCCAAGGCCGCCAGCCGCAACCGCGGCGGCCGCGGCGCAGGACGCGCAGGCCCAGGGGCCGGTCGCTCCGGGGGCGGCCGGTCCGGCGGCGGACGCGCGCCCGGTCTGGGCTCCGGCGGAGGCCGCTCGAGCGCGGGCAACCGCTCTGGCGGCACCGGGCTCTCGCGCCGTTCCGGCGGAGGAAGCAAGGGGTCCAACACTCCCGGCCCCCTGTCGCGGAAGCCGGGCGGGATGGGCTCGCTCAAGTCCCCGTCGGGGCGCGGCGGAACCGGCACGGCTCCTCGCTCGCTGAACAAGGGCGGCCTGGGCGGCGCGAAGTCGGCAGCCGGGCCGAAGCCCTTCAAGGGCAGCGGCAGCCTGTTCAGCGGCGGCAAGCGGTCCAACGGCAGCGGATTCGGCGCGTTCGGTGGCGGCAACGGCAAGGCTCCGAAGCAGCCCGGTACGGGCACCGGCCTCGGCAGCATCCTCAACCGCAAGGGCACCGGAAGCGGAACCGGCGCCGGGACGAAGGGCCCCGCGTCCACCCCGAAGAAGCGGAAGCCGAGCGGAACCGGCAGCGGCGGCGCCGGCGCAGCGTCCTCGGGCGGAGCCAAAACCCCGAAGAAGACGCCCGGTGGCACCACCGCTCCGAGTGGCCCGAAGGGCAGCAAGACGCCCACGCCCGGCAAGGGCAAGGGCGGTTCGGGCGGCAAGGGCAAGACCCCTAAGAAGACGAAGGTCGGCAAGACGAAGGCGCCTCGGCACGCTGGCTACACCTGGAAGAAGAACCCCGTCCGCAAGACGACCCACGCGGTCCGGAAGACGGCCGGCGCCATCAAGACCGGGACGCTCAAGACCACCGGCGCCGTCAGGAAGGGCTACACGAAGGTCACCAGCCCGAAGTTCCGTCGCGGCCTGCACAAGGTCGCCACGCCCTTCCGGGCCGTCTTCCGCGGCACTCGCAAGCACGGCGGCAAGTTCATGGCCAACGTGATGCGGTGGGGCGGGAGCATCATCCTCTCCGCCAACACGGCCCTCGGCACGGTCCGCTACTCGACCATGGGGCCGAACTGGCTCCGGCCGCTGTCCCGCGTCCTGCACTTCGCCACCAGCCCGCTGGCGGCCGTCGTGAACCGCACGCGCACCTGGACATGGCTCAACGCCTGGGTCTACCGGACCGCGACGGCCCGCCCGCTGCCCGCCGCCAGCGGCACCTCGCCGGTACCGCCGACCGCCCCGACCGCAGGCACCGGCACTGCCGCCCCCGCACCGACCCCCGGCGCCTACGCCCCCGTGCCGTCGCCGGCATCAGCACCCCCCGGAGGAGTACCCCCCATGGACACCAGCCCCGTCCACCACGCCTACCCGCTGATCTACGCAGCGGACGCCATCCGCATGGCCGCCGTGGCGTTCGCCGCGGCACCGGCCGACAGCATGAAGGGCTACGAGGCCGTCATCGAGAACCTGGGCCACCTCGAGTTCGCCATGTGCCACCTGCTGCACAACATCGCCGAGGTCACCGAGAACGACTTCAAGGTCAACGCGCACATCCCCGACCAGTACCGCACGCTGGCCGTCCACTTCCTGATGCTCGGTGCGTTCGTCGACCAGGCGCACAAGGTGTACCGCGAGATCCACGCCGAGCAGCTGGAGAACATCGAGAACCCCACCTGGCAGGGACGGAAGTGGGACGTCTCCGAGAACTGGGCGCACGTCATGCCCCAGTTCGCCTGGACGGACCCGACGGTCCACGCGATGCCGCTGCTGCTGGCCTCCGGCGCCATCCGCGACGCCGGGATCCACATCCGGCTGCACCCCAGCGGCACGATGTTCGGCTACGAGATGACCATCGAGCACCTGGCCCCGCTCGCCGAGGCGCTCCACGACCTGATGGTCACGGTCGCCAACGTCACCGAGGTCGAGTTCCGCGTGCACCCAGCGATCACGGAGATGCACCGCGACGCCGGCCAGCGCTTCCGGGACCTGGGCGGCGCCATCCAGGGCGTGCACCTGATGTACCGCGTCCTGCACGCCGACCAGATCCACAACCTCGAGAACCCCAGCCCCCAGGCCGCCAAGTGGGACCAGTCCCGCAACGCCTGACCTCCGCCGGAACGCTCCCGCTCCCGGCGCCCCACCCGTGACCACCCACCAGACGACGTAAGGAGTCCCACACCATGGCCCGCTCGAAGGACCACGAGGTCACCCCTTGGGTGCACGGGGTGTTCGCCACCCCGCTGTACACCTCCGCGGTCATCTACTCCGCCGGCCTCGGCCTGGGCACCATCGAGGACCTGGGCCACACCGTCCCGCTGGACATGCTCGGCATCGGCTCCGTCGGCGGCGTCGTCGCCGCCGCCACCGCCCGCTACATCCGCACCGGCGGCGAGAACCGCAGCCAGCGGGCCCGCTGGTACCACACCGCCTTCACCAGCATCTGGACCGGCGCCGCCGCGGCCTGGCTGAACTGGACCGCGCACGGCACCCCCTGGACGCTCGTCTCCGCCGCTGCCGTCGCCGCGGCCACGGCCGTCCTCGCCCCGATGTACGGCGTCGACCGGTACCTGCGCAGCGAGGAGATCGCCGAGCAGTGGGCGAAGGAGGAGGCGACGCTCCACAAGCCGCTCACCGACTGGCAGGACCTGTTCGCCTCGGTCGGCGCCCGCGGCGTCTTCGTCGAGAAGAAGGACAAGGCCCACAACGGGTACAAGCTCACGCTGCGGCTCACCGAGACCGACTACGACGGCCTGCTGCCCCTGTTGAAGCGCCTGGAGATGAAGGCCGGCGTCCGCGCCGGGGCCCTCACCCTGCGCCCGGGCGAGACCGCGGACGTCGCCTACCTGTCGGTGTCCACCCGCAACGTCCTCGCCGAGCTGGTCGAGCTCGACGAGAGCGACCACCCCATCACCATCAACGAGCCGCTGACGCTCGGCATGCTCGAGTCGGGCCTGCCCATCGAGCTGCTGATGCGGCAGAACTCCGTGCTCATCGCCGGGCAGAAGGGCTCCGGCAAGTCCGTCACCCTGCACGTCCTCATCTCCCTGATCACCCGCTGCGTCGACGCGGTGATCTGGATGGTCGACATGGCCAGCGGCCACACCGCAAAGCGGTGGGTGCGCCCGTGGGTGGAGGGCTGGAAGGACGACGAGGGCAACGTGCTGTGCCCGCGACCGCTCATCGACTGGATCGCCACCACCGAGGACGAGGCCGTGCGCATGTACAACGCGGCACACGACGTCGCGGACCAGCGCGCGAAGACCGCCCGCGGCGGAAAGCTGGTCCCCAAGGCCGAGCGGCCCGCGATCATCGTCATCACCGAGGAAGGCTCGGACCTGATGGCCTGGTCGACGTCGGCCGTCAAGCCCAAGACCCGCGGCATCAAGAAGGGCCGTAAGGCGGCCATCGACTACGTCGACGTCGTGCAGCGCGGCACCGGCCCCAACACCGGCGGCGGCGAGATCGACAGCCAGTACGACACCACGATCGGCCTCCGGTTCAGGAAGAAGGGGGAGGGCCAGTACGTCTTCCCGGACTTCTACCACCAGGTCAACCTGGCGGCCCTGCCCGGCAACGGCGCCTGCTACATCAAGACCCCGGCCATGGACCAGGCCGAGCCGCCCGAGAAGGGCCGCTTCGCCTACGTCAACGACGACGAAGACAGCGACGCCATCGAGCAGATGGCCGTCCGCCGCGCACACATCCGCCCCGACCTGGACGACGAGGCGATCGCCATCGCCACCAAGTGGGGCTACGCGGACCGCTGGTCCGACACCGAGCGCATCGGCTGGCTGCTGGAGGCGTACGGCATCGACGTGCCGGCCTCCGTCGGCCGCAACACCACCACCAGCATGAACGGCGGCGGAACCGGCACCATGCAGGCCGCCCCGCCGGCCCCGCCCATGCGGCCGACGTCGGGCACCGGCGGAAGCCGCCCCGGCCAGCCGGGAGCACCGCTGCCCGGACAGCTCGGCGACCTCCCGTCCGCCGAGGACTACCTGAAGAAGTACAACGTCCCTCAGCAGCCCCAGGCCGGAGGACAGCAGCCGCCCGCCGGTGGCCAGCCCAACCCCGGCCCGGCCGTTCCCGGCCCGGACGAGGCCACCGTCCGCGCGGCCTTCGACAAGGTCTGGGCAGGCGTCGAGCAGATCACCCAGGAGGCGGCCCGGCAGCACGTGGCCGACCAGGCGCAGCAGGAAGACAAGAAGAAGAACCGCGAGCACCCGCGCAAGGACGAGGTGCTGCAGATGGTCCGCGACGCCGGACCGGACGGCATCACCATCGGCGCCTGCATCGAGCGGCTCGAGGACCTGTACCCGAAGGAGAAGGCACCCAGCCGGCAGGCCATCTACAAGTGGTTCACAGACGAGGGGGACATCGTCCAGCCCGGCGGCCCCAAGACGCCGTACGTCTGGGCGGACCCCGACCACCCGGCCCCGCCTGACACCCAGGACGACGCCACCGACGACGCCGAGCCGCTCACCGGCGACGACCTCGAGCTGTTCTGCCACGCCGTCGAACTGGTCGTGTCCACCCAGTTCGGCTCCACATCGATGCTGCAGCGCAAGCTCCGCGTCGGCTTCGCCAAGGCCGTCTGGCTCATGGACCAGATGACCGCCCGGAAGATCACCGGCTTGCGCGACGGCAGCAAGGGCCGGGACGTGCTGTACAAGCCCGACGCCCTGGAAGCCCTGCTCGCCCAGATCAAGGAAGAGAACTGACCCGATGGCTGTCTCCGTCTCCGCCGCCCTGCTGCTGCTCATCGTCGTGATCGTCATGGTGCGCAGCGGCTCACTGAAGCCCTTCCCGGCCGTCATGGCCACGCTGTTCGGCTTCTTCCTCGCCTCCACCGGCATCGCCCCGTCCATCACCAACGCCCTCACGGCCGTCGCCGACGCCGTGCAGGCCGTCAACTTCTGAAAGGCCCCGACCATGGATGTCCTCCTCGTCATCGCCGGCGTCGCAGTCGGCGCCGTACTGGCCGGACTCGGCGAAGCCCTCTGGTTCCGCCTCCGGCCCGGCCCGTCCTGCGACTGGTGCGCCGAGGCCTCCGGGTGGCACGTGCCCGGGCACCGGACCCTCGACTGCCGCGCCTACTACCGGCAGATGCGCGAGCGCTACCCCGACTTCGGCGGCAACGCCTGGCGCGACCCCGGCGACCACGCCTTCGAGGCCGACGCGGACCGAGCCGCCCCGCAGCCGTACTCCATCCGCCCCGGCGACCCCTCCAGCAACCCCCAGTAGGCCGGCCACCCTCTTTCCCCGCCGAAGCAGGAACCGATGCCCCAACCACCCGCGGCTGCCCACGACATCGCCGTCGTCGTCCAGGACGGACGCCTCTTGATCGCCGTCCTGGACCCGGGCAGCACACCGGCCACCAGCCCCCTGCGGCGGGCACTGGCCCACCCCCGCACCACCGACACCCCCATAACGACTGCAGAGAAGGAAGCCTGACCATGGACCAGTTCAGCCTCCCCGACGCCGAGCGCGAGACCGCCCGCGCCCTCCTGTCCGTCCTCGAAGGCGACAGCACGGCCCAGGAGCAGTTCGCCGCGCCCGGCGCGGCCGCCCGGGGCATCGCCCCCCTCGTCGTGCCGGACGGCTACACCATCCGCGAGACCGAGCGGACGACCCCCGACGGTTCCAAGGAGGTGATCCGCGAGGTCGTCCCGCTCGCCCCGGCCGCGGACACGACCCCGCCCCGCCCGGCCGCGCCGGCCGCGCCCGCCCCGGCGTCTGCGGTCTCCACCGAGCGGCGCACCCTGCCCCAGTGGCTCACGGACAACCGGCGTCGCCTGAAGGCCGGCACGTACGTGGCGGGTGCCGCCGCCGTCACCACCGTAGGCGCCGTCTACGGACACGACATCACCACCGCCGTCAGCGCCGGCGCGGCCGCGGTGTGGAGCGCCACCGTCACCGTGCTGAAGATCGTCGGCGTGGTCGTCCTGGTCGGCGTGTTCGCGCGGATCGCCTTCGGCGGCGGCCGCAACCGCCGCCCGCGCACCGGCACCTTCGAAGGTTCCATCAAGGGCACCTGGCGCCAGGACTGAGCCCACCTCCCGGACACCCCGTCCACCGAGCATGGAGAGAATCCGCATGACTGAACCCGAGCCCGAAAGCACCCGCCACACCGCCGGCGCAGCCGCGGTGACGCCAGATGGCTACGTCTCCGAGCAGCGAGCCCGGCTTGCCGAGCTTCAAGCCCACCCGGATCGGCTCACGCCCGACGACGCGCGATGGCTTCTCGACCGGCTCGCGTGGGCGGACTGGCACCTGGAAGAGCTGCGAGACCGCATCGACGACGCCGGAAGCATGATGAACACGAGTTACGTGTCCAGCGCGATCGACTACACCCGCTGGTCCCGGGCGACCCCGCGAGGGCCTGTGATCGCCAACGCCTGCACTTCAGGACCGCCGGCCACCTGATGCGTCGCCTGAGTGACCCCTCGCCCCAGAGACACCCTCACCCGCAAGGAGAACTCCCATGGCCAGCACCACCCGCCGCCCGCGCCCGGAGCGGCGCCAGCCCCGCCGCCGCACCATCCGGCGCCGTCCCGCCGCCCGGCGACGGCCGCCCGCCCGCCGCGGCTGGCGCCGGGCCTTATCCCGGGGGAACCGGTCCCTCACCCTCGGCATCGTGGCCGTCGTGCTCCTGTTCGTCGGGGACTTCCTCGGCCGGCACCCGGGCGTCCTGGCCGCGCTGCTGGCCTTGCTGGGGCTGGGCGGCGTCGTCGTCGCGGCGCTCTGGGGCCGGGGCCAGTACCGGCGCTGGCGCCAGGACGGGCACGGCCAACTGCCCGGCGGCATCGAGCAGTGGAGGGAGCTGTCGCCGGACGGGTTCGAGCACGCCGTCGCCCGGCTGTGCCGGCGGGACGGCTGTACCCGCGTCGAGGTCCTCGGTGGTGCGAACGATCGGGCCGGCGACGTACGCGCCCGCACCCCGGACGGGCGGTGGCTGCTGGTGCAGTGCAAGCGGTACGGCGAGACCAAGCGAGTCCCCGCAGAGGTCCTCTACCAGGTGAACGGAACCTACCGGGAGAGCCACCGCTGCGACCTGGCCGCCGTGGTCACCACGAGCAGCTTCACCAGCAGCGCCGTGGACTGGAACAGCGACCTCGACCAGCCGCTGCGGCTGTTCGGCTCGCGCCAGTTGCTGGCCTGGGCGCAGCAGCAGGGCCCGGCGCCCTGGGAGTAACACTGCCGGCCACCATCGGAACGCTTCCTTACGTAGTGGGTTTCGTGTACGGTGGTGACACCGGGAAAGCCGCGGGCATCGGCGGAACCGGTCGACGAACGCAGCCGTGGAGCAGCTGAGTTTGTCGGGCATCGGGAGATTGGGAGCGCATCGGCCCCGGTCGGAAGTCCCTCACGGGACTGAGACCGGGGCCGCTGTCGTGTGTGCGCAATACGCCGCCCGGCAGCTTTGCAGCCGCCACCCGGCGAACCGATCATCTGACCTGTTCGGGCCTGACGGGGAAACCCCAATCCCTTCTCTAAACCCCCCGTGCCGAGAAGACCGTCAGGCCCGAACGCCCACCCCCCAGGACGGCTGCGCTACGCGCTGCGGCTGCCCCACAGAATCTCCGCCAGCCACCGCTCGAGGACACTTCGTTCCTCCGACGTCAGCTTGGGGCCCCTGGCGCACTGAAGACGGTCACGGCGAGGAGCCGAGCGCCGGGAGCCAGCAGGGGAACGGGCCTGCTCGCCCGATTCACTCGCGTCGGCCATGTCCTCCCCCTCCGATTTGCTGCTGCAGTCCGCCGAGCGTAACCAGTGAGTTACCCGCAGGAACAGAGCATGATCGGCCGCAGCGCCTACTCGGCCACGGCCGACGCCGCACCCCTGTCCAGCACGAGGCGTTCCACGGGGGAGAGCGGCGGGCCAGCCAACTGCGGCCTCCGCGGGCCGAGAGCAGCCGCCAGCAGGAGGCTGGGCGACAGCAAGGACGCCGGGGACGCCTGGAGCATGAGCACGTCCGTGAGGGCGGTGGCCACCCGGTGCGAGCCGGTGGCCGTCCGCGAGAGCCGGCTGACGTACCGCTGCAGCAGCCGGTCGCCGGCGGTGGGGTCCTTGCCCTTGGTCGACGGGAAGTGGATGTCGCTGCCCACCGACAGGCTCCACGCCGCGTCGACGGCGGCCGCGACCTCGCATTGCGCCCGGCGGGCCAGGCCGTCCGTGAGGCCGACGGACACGGCCTTGTGCAGCGCCCGGGCGCCGCGGGCGGCAACCCCCATCCCCTGTCCGTACACGGGGTTGAACGCGGCGACGGAGTCTCCCACCGCTACCAGGCCCTCGGGCCAGCTCTTGAGCAGCTCGTATCGGTAGCGGACGTTCGCGGTGGTGTGCGTGACGGTGACCTCGGTGAGCGGCTCGGCGTGCTCGAGGAGGTCTGCCACGACGGGATGCCGCAGGCTGCGTGCGTAGGGGAGGAAGTCGTCGGTGTTGCGAGTGGGCTCCGCCCCGGGCGGCCCGATGAGGCTCACATGCCACCGGTCGTTCTCGATCGGGATGATCCCGCCGGCCTTCAGCAGCCCGGCGCGCGCGTTGGCCTGCAGGTTTATGACCGGCCAGTCCTTGGTGGGCACTGGTGCCTGGTAGATACGGCTGGCGTACGTGAGTCCCGAGTCGATGCGCTCGTCGACCAGACCGGTGATGCCCAGCTCGGCAAGCCACCGGGGCGTCCGGGTGCCCCGCCCCGACGCGTCGACGACCAGCTCGGCGGGCAGCTCCGTCTCCGCGCCGTCGGCGGAGCGAAGACGGACACCGGTGATGCGCTGCCGGTCGCCGAGGAGCGAGACGACCCGGGTGTGCTCGCGCACGGACACCTGCTGGTGCTTCAGCACCTGCTGGCGGATGACGGAGTCGGTCAGGTCGCGGGAGGCGGTGATCAGGTAGTGGGTGGCGTTCTGCCACCGCCGGTACCAGCCTTCGGGGGAGTACATGACCATGCCGGTGGTCACGGGCACCCGGTTCGCGCCGGCGGCCAGCAGCTGGTCGACCGTGCCGGGAAGCAACTCGTCGATCGCCTCGGCCCCGCCGGACAGCAGGGTGTGGAAGTGTGCGGCCTGGGGCACCCCGGCGCGTGACTCCGGGCCGACGGGGAGCGCGTGGGCTTCCACGATCTCGACGGTGTCGAAGTGGTCCTTGACGGCTGCTGCAGCGAGCATGCCGGCGATGCTTCCGCCGATCACGACGGCGCGACGAGGTATGAGAGGCGATGGCTCGCTCATGACGGACTGCTTTCTGCGGTGACGCCGTGGTTGCGGCGGACTTCTTGGACGAGAGGCCCGGTGAGGGCTTTCGACAGCGGGACGAGGTCGCGGGGCCGCCACAGGGGCACGTCCGGCGCGTCGTCGGGACTCGTGGCCTTCTGCCGCTGCTCCACGGCGGCGACGAGCATGGCGGCTTCCGCCGCGACCGAAGCCGCGGGTTCCTCCAGGCCGGCCTGCTCCGCGGCCCGGTAGCTCCGCTCGCGCAGGCCCGGGTCGCAGTACGGGGCGACGGACAGGAGAGCGTCGAAGATGCGGGTCTTGCGGGCGGTCAGCCGGACGGCCGGCGTCGACCACCAGGGCAGAGACGTGCGCACCGCGCCGGGCGTCGGGACCCGCTGCACCTCCTGCCACAGCGGCTCGAGGTCCTTCAACTGGCGCAGCGCCTGCGCGTTCTGGGTCATGCGGGGACCGGCCAGAGGCAGCGCGAAGCCGCACACCACGAGCAGCGCCGACGGCGCCGCGGCGAGAGGAGCGACCTGGTCGATGAGGAAGTCCCACCGGCGGCCCGTCCACGAAGCCACGATCGCCACGAGCTTCACGCTGTCGTACACGACGTGCAGCAGGTAGGCGGGCACCAGAATCAGCAGACCGGCACGCAGGGACCCGTCGACCTCGCGGGACCAGCGCCAGCACAGGATGCTGGTCGTCAAGGTGGCCGTGCCCTGGGCCACCAGGTAAAGCAGGATCATCTCCCGGATGTACGGCGTGCTCGCGTAGTAGCCGTCGAACAGCGTGAGCTGCTCGACCGGTGCGTCACCCACCCAGAACAGGACGTGGATGGCGAGGATCACCAGGGTGAACCCCGCGATGCAGATCAGCGAAGCGCGGTGCGTCTGCTCTGGCGGCGCCGGCCGCCAGTTGATGATGAGCAGGAGACTGGCACCTGAGAAGGCCGTGAGCGACGTGTACGCCAGAGGCGCCGCCAGGTTGGGTATCCCCGTCAGGTCGTTGATCAAGGCGATCGAATCCGGCGCGGCGAAGAAGAAGACCGTCGACCCGACGACGAGCAGCAGCACGGCGGCCCGCAGCAGTAAGTCGTTTCGCCGGCTGATGGCCGCAGGAAGCTTCACCAGGCCGATCAGAAGAAGCAGGCAGCCGCAGATGTAGAAGGCAAGGTTGTTGGGTCCGTGGTCCACGAGACGTGACTCTCCAGAGGCGGGGCAGGGGCAGGGCGGTCCACTCAGGAGCGATGCCACCGGTGGGCCATGGAGACCTGAATGCGTCCCGCGATGCCCCCCAGGTCTGCGGCAGTACGGGCTTCCTCGAGGGCGGCCTGCAGGACGGTCGCGAACTTCACGCCGAACATCTCGGCTTCCGTCTCCTCGTGGACGACGCTGTCGGCTCGCAGTGCGGCGATGTGAAGGCCGGCGTCCATGCGGTCCGTCGGCGGGAGGTCGGCGGTTGCACCCTGAACGGCCCGGCTGACAAGGTCTTGAAGCGCGGCAGCGGTGCCCGCTTCGAGAGAGCGGGCGGCGGCCGGTCCGTGCGCGGTTGCCGCACCGCAGTGGCCGGCGAACATGTGCCAGCTCTCGTGACCGCAGATCACGAGTTGATGGTCGGGGTCGGTGTTCTTCTCGATGACGATGAGGTCGAAGTCGTCCGCGTCGATCCACAGCCCACTGGCGGTCTCGGGCGGGAAGACCTCCTTGCGGAGCCGGACCGGTCGGCCGCGCACCTCGCTGAGAGCCTGACCGAGAGCAGGCAGAAGTTCATCGTCGTGGGTGGGAGGTTCGAGCCTGTTGACGACGCGGTTGACCAGGCGCCGCATCGTGCGCGCACCGGCGTCGTCGACGCTGCGAACGCCAGCCCGGCCTGCGGTGTGTGGCCTCGCCGTGTCGCTCACTTCTCCTGCTCCATCACTGCCTTGATCATCCCGGCGACCATGGCCCGACGTTCCGGTGCGAGGCCCCGGAAGCTGATTCCGGCCAGGCCGTACTCGGTCATCAGCTCCGCCACCGGGTCCCCGGACTCCAGGCTGTTCAGCAACGGCTGCAGCGCCCGGCTGAGGTTGTCCGCCGGCGTCCCGGTGAAGTAGCGCACATCGATCTTGAAGAACTTGGCGAGCGCGGAGAGGTGCCCGACGGAGGGAACCTTGGCGCCCTTGACCAGCTGCCGCGCCCACATCTCGGAGATTTCCAACTGCGCAGCGATCGTTCTGATGCCGTCGGCGAAGCTGACCCGCTCCGTGTCGAGGTACGTCTGGTACACGCGGGGGAGCCGCTCACGCACGCGTCGTTTGACGACCTCGTCCGGGCTGCCGTCGTCGGCGAGACTCAGGCCGGCCAGCAGCGCCTGGACTTCGGCCTCGCGGAGTACTGCCTGGCGAGCGAGCTTGGTCACGTCGAGGAGGGACGCTCGGTCGAGCTGCTTTTCGGAGAGCAACTGCTCAAGGCGCTCGAGTGTCTCTGGAAGTGCGATGTCGGGCTCGTTCACCTGGGCTCCTGTGGTTGGGCAGGTCAATAACGATCGGTGGTGAGCATTAAAGCATCGTTGACAGAGGGTCAGTGGGCATAGCAAGATCCGAGCCCGGAGGGAGGGACTCCACACACGAAGTCGTCAAGTGCAAGTCCCTCTGCGCAACTTCACCAACCCCTCACACGAGAGCCCGCCCATGCTGGTAGCCGCCATCGAGCACCCCCCTGACCGACAGCCACCCGACACGTCAGCTGGATCCAGGGGGGCTGTACCGGCTGAGGAGACGTCAGCCAGGTGACCGCGCACGTACCTCGGTACGAGCACCACGCCGCGTCGACCAGTGGGCGGCCGCGCGCCGACTTACGCAGCGCGCACACGCGCTGCCGCGCCACTGCGCAGGCGAGGCTGCCGCACGCCCAACAGGGGGGCAGGACATGAACGACCTCGAAGCCGCCGCAGGCGCCAAGGAACTGCCGAATCCCAGCGCGCCCTACGCGGGTCTGACCAGACGGGCCCCGAGAGGGGGCGCCGTATCCCACTCGTCTTCGGCAACGACCGTCGTACCGCTCCGGCGGCACGTGGAGACGCAGGCCCCCGCGGGGTCCCCGACGCTGGCCTGTGTCCGGGTGGCTGGCCTGGACAGGCAGCCACCGGACATCGCCGCCGTGATCAGGCAGATGCGTCGCTGACGGTCCCGGCCCGAGGGCCGTTCAGGGCCCGGCGTTCGGCCGCCGCGGCGTACCGCTCCTCCTCGACCTCGTCCTCGAAGACTCGCCGGGCATCCTCGAACAGGTCGTCGGCGTCGATGTCGTGCACCGTGACCAGAAAGCGGCGCACCGCCGCGAGGAAGCGGGCGAACTCCGCGCCACGCTCGCCCAGGACGCGCCAGGCTTCGGCTATGGCAGCCTCCGAGCGGGTCTCCGGGTCGGTGACCGCGTCCAGCAGCAGCTGGGGCACCACCGCGCCGTCGGCCGCGTGGAAGAGGTGGGAGACCAGGTCGCTGCAGACCTCCGTCGCCCAGTCGTCCTCCTTCCGCAGGTCCTCGACCAGCACCGGCTCCAAGCGGTCGAGACTGCCGCCGTGCGCGCAGGCCGCGAGGGCCATTTCCACGTCCTCGGCGGGGTCGGGCTCGTGCCCGAGAGCAGTCCGGGCCTCCGAGTAGAACTCAAGGGCAGTCCACCCGTAGTCGGCCCGGGTGTCGTTCGTGACGTCAGGCATGGCGCTCTCCTTCGTGCAGGGTGTCGGGGGCCGCCCGGCCCGGGCGACGGCCCCATTCATCACTCCGCTCGGCGGACACTTGCAAGCGCCAAAACCCGCTCTGTGCTGGGGTGATGCCGGCACGCGCACAGTGGCAGCGGCCGGCACCAGGAGAGAGCGACGCCGGCCGTCCGACCGGCCCGCAAGGGACCGCCCGGACGGCCGGGAGTGGTCAGGCCCACTGGTACCTGGTGATCAGTTCGGCCAACCAGGACGGCGTGGGCGTGGTACGGAAGAAGCTGGCGCTCACGACGCGGTCGGCCGGGCTGCCCGTGTGCTCTACGCGGTACCCGCTGACGTGCGCGGCCCTGAACCGAACCGGCTGCCCCGGCTCCTGGACGTACTCGATCCAGACGATGCCTGGGGAGAGCGCCGGGTGTCCGTCTCCGGCGGGCAGCTTCGGGGCGCCGTCGATGTACAGCACCTGGGTCTGCTCGGTCATGGTCCGCAACGGCCGGGTGGAGCGTGACACCTCCTGAACGGTGATGCCGTCAAGCGGCGAGGGCGGCTCCTGCGGTCCCGGGTCGGGCACCAGTCGGACGGTGCGGCCGTCGGCAACGGTGACGACGAGGTGGGCGCCGGCCTCGGCTGCCCACATCACCGACTCCGCGATGTCCTGATTGCCGTCTTCCCAGCTGATCTCGTACGTCTTCTCGGGCTCGGTCATCGGGTTGTCCTCCGTGAGGGTCGGTGCGGGCCCGCCCGTGCGGCGGGCCCGCAGGGCGGTCATGCGGCGATGAGGATCTGGGCGGCGATGCGGTGGTAGCAGAGGTGCTCGCCGCGGCGCCCGGCCGGGCAGGTGCACGCCTGCGCGGCCGTCTTGTAGGTGGTGAGGCCGTCGGAGGCGACCACCTGGAAGACTCGGCGGGCCCGCAGGGGGATCACCGCGCCCTGCTCGATCAGCTCGGTGGCCTTGGCGACCTGGGCGGGCTTGTGGCCGCTGGTCTGCGCGTGGGTCTCGGCGGCGGCCTTGACCTTTCGCAGGCAGGTGGGGCCGTAGCCGGTGGCGATGGAGCGGGCGGAGCTGAGGGGGCGCCAGCAGCGGCGGCAGGTGGGGGCGGTGGCGGTGCGCTGCATCGGGGCCTCCTTGGGGCGGGTCGTCCTCACACCCCAACTATACAACGGAGCGTTGTAAGGTTGGAAGGGGTGGAGCCGAGATCCTTCGCCGAACCACCGCCACGCGACGCCCGCCTCGACAACCGCCGCGCTCGGGGAAAATGGATCACGGCACTGTGGGGGTGGACGGAGTTGCCATGGGCACCCCCACGCCCACCGCCGCGGTGACCTACCTCGGCACTCGCGAGATCCCCTTCGACCAGCTCGAGCGCTTCGAGGGCAACGCCCGGCGCGGTGACGTCGACGCCATCCGTGGCTCACTGCGCCGCCACGGCCAGTACCGCTCCCTGGTCGTTCGCGCCGTCGGCGACGACCGATTCGTCATCCTCGCCGGCAACCACACCCACGACGCCCTGAAGGCCGAGGGGTACACCGCCGCCCGGTGCGAGGTCATCGAATGCGACGACGACCAGGCCCGCCGCATCAACCTCGCCGACAACCGCCTCGCCGAACTCGGTACCTACGACCAGGAAGCCCTGGCCGAGCTGCTGACGTTCCTCGACGGCGACCTCGACGGCACCGGCTACTCGGCCGAGGACGTCTCCGCGCTGCTCGGCACCGACGAGGAGCCGGCCGCCCTCACCGACCCCGACGAGATCCCCGACGCGCCGGCCGACCCGCACTGCCGCGTCGGCGACGTGTGGATCCTCGGCCGCCACCGCCTCCTGGTCGGCGACTCCACCGACGTCGCGGCCGTCGAGGAGATGCTCGACGGGGACCGCTGCGACGCCATGTGGACCGACCCGCCCTACGGCGTCGACTACGTCGGCAAGACCAAGGACGCCCTCACCATCCAGAACGACGGCGCCACCGACCTGCCCGAACTCCTCGCCGGCGCGTTCGCCGTGGCCACTGTCGCCCTCAAGCCGGGCGCCCCGGTGTACGTCGCGCACGCCGACACCGCCCGCATCGTGTTCGAGACCGCGATGACGGACGCCGGCTGGCTGGTCCGGCAGAACCTCATCTGGGCGAAGGACACCATGGTCCTCGGCCGCAGCGACTACCACTACCGGCACGAGCCGATCCTGTACGGCTTCACCGACGCCCCGGCCGGGTCGGGGCGCCTGGGCCGGGGCGGTGACCGCTGGTATGGCGACAACACGGCGACCACGGTCTTCGAGGTTCCCAAGCCCGCGCGCAACGCGGAGCACCCGACGTCCAAGCCGGTCGACCTCATCACCGCCGGCCTGCGCAACTCCTGCCCGCCCGACGGCACCGTCTACGAGCCGTTCGGCGGGTCGGGCTCCACGCTCATGGCCGCGCACGTCACCGGCCGCTCCGCCCGCGTCGTCGAGCTGGACCCCCGGTACGCCGATGTCATCTGCCGCCGCTACCAGGAGCACACCGGCGAGCTGCCCGTCCTCAAGGACACCGGCGAGGCCCACGACTTCACCCTGCCCGCGGACGACTGACAGGGGGCTGACCCGTGCCCGCGTCCAAGGCGCAACGCGCCGCCACCGCCAAACGCCGCTCGCAGGCCATCGCGCTGCGGCTGGCCGGCATGGACTACCAGACGATCGCCGAGCGGCTCGACTACGCAGACCGCGGCGCGGCGTCCAAGGACGTCCACCGGGCGCTCGAGGCCAACCTCGAAGCCGAGTCCGTCGCCGCGGCGACCCTGCGCGAACTCGAAGTGCAGCGCCTGGACCGGATGCAGGCCGCCGCATGGGCCAAGGCCGCCAAGGGCGACCTGAAAGCAATCGAGACCGTCCTGAAGGTCATCGACCGCCGAGCCCGTCTCCTCGGGCTCGACCGGCCCGCACGCACGGAGATCACCGGCGCCGACGGCGGGCCCCTGCAGGTCGAGGCCGTCGACCTGGCGGAACTGGAGCGCCTCATCACCCTGACCGCGGGCACGGCAGCCGACGACGAGAACGCGGAGGACGCCTCCTAATGCCCGCTCACCCGGCCGCCTTCGCGCACCTGGCCGCCCGGCTGCGACGCACCCGGGACCCGGCCATGCGCGACCACCTCCTGGACATCTGGATCGACATCCGCGACCGAGCCACCGAATGGGACGCCCGACGGTGGGGCTTCGAGAACCCGGACACCTGGGCCCGGCGCATCATCGCGGACCACAACGAAGGACGCCCCGCATGAGCGAGACGAGCGCCGGCCTGCCCGGCGCCACCTACACCGGCACCCGCGAGATACCCCTCGACGAGCTGAGCCGCTACCCCGGCAACCCCCGGCGCGGCGACGTCGAGGCGATCCGGGCCTCCCTCCGCCGCCACGGGCAGTACCGCTCCTTGGTCGTCCGCGACACCGGCGACGCCCTCGTGGTGCTGGCCGGCAACCACACCCGCGACGCACTGAAGGCCGAGGGCCACGCCACCGGCCGGTGCGAGGTCATCACCTGCGACGACGACACCGCCCGGCGCATCAACCTGGCCGACAACAAGCTGGCCGAGCTGGGCTACTACGACGAGGAGGACCTCGCGACGATGCTCGCCGCTCTCGACGGCGACCTCGAGGGAACCGGCTGGAACCAGCAGGAGGTCACGCGCCTGCTCACCGCCGAACTGCCCGACGGATTTGCCGCCTTCGACGAGTCGATCGCCGAGGCCCTCAACCCCACCACCCACACCTGCCCGAACTGCGGGCACTCCTTCACCGGCGCCGAGGCCGCGAAGTGAGCCCGCGCGTCGTCCGTACCCGGCTCGACTACAGCCGGATCCTCGCCGACGCCTGGAAGGCGCACCTCGCGCCGCGCGCCGACGACGCACCGACCGTGGTCTCCACCTTCGCCGGCGCGGGCGGCAGCTCCCTGGGCTACTCCATGGCCGGATACCGAGAACTGCTCGCCGTGGAATGGGACGACCACGCCGCCGCGTGCTTCCGACGCAACTTCCCCCACGTCCCGCTCCACCACGGCGACATCGCCGCCCTGGACCCGGTCGGCCTCGGCCTGGCGCCCGGCGAGCTGGACGTGTTCGACGGCAGCCCACCCTGCCAAGGGTTCAGCACCGTCGGGCGCCGGCAGATCGACGACCCGCGCAACCAGCTCTTCCGGCAGTACATCCGGTGCATCGAGCACTGGCAGCCGAAGTGCTTCGTCATGGAGAACGTGGCCGGCATGGTCCGCGGCCAGATGCGCTCCCTGTTCGCGGAGATCCTCGGCGCGCTCAAGGCCGCCGGGCCCGGGTACCGGGTCGTCGCCCGCCTGGTCGACGCCTCGTACTTCCACGTCCCCCAGAAGCGCATGCGCATGATCTTCATCGGCGTGCGCCGCGACCTCGGTCTGGACCCCGTCCACCCGGCACCCATCGACCGGCCGCTGACCGTCCGGGAGGCCCTGGCCGGCCTGGACGACCCCGGCCCGTTCCAGCGGCCCTCCGGCAAGGCCGCCCGCGTCGCGCCCCTCATCCCGCCCGGCCGCAACGGCGGCGACACGCTGCTGGACCTCGGCGGGAAGAAGGCGTTCTTCTCCCTCGAGCGCCTCGCCTGGGACAAGCCGTCCTACACCCTCATCAAGGAGGTCTCCGCCTCCCGCAACGGCCTGCTCCATCCCGAGGAGGACCGCCTGCTGGGCGTGCGGGAACTCGCCCGCCTGCAGTCCTTCCCCGACGCCTACGACTGGGGAGACAGCCCAGTGGACAAGGTGTGGGCGCGCATCGGCAACTCCGTGCCGCCGCTCCTGATGCGAGCCATCGCCCAGACCCTGCGGGAGAAGGTCCTCTGACCGGGAGGGCAGCATGCGGCACCTCGACCAGCGGCAGGCGGAACTCATCCGCCGCCGCCTGGCCGGCGACGACTTCGAGTCGCTCGCCCAGGAGCTGGACTACCCGGACACGGCCAGCGCCGCCGCGGCGTTCGCCGCGGCCCTCGACGACGCCGACCCGCTCGAGCCCGCCGCCCGTCACCAGGCCGACCAGCACTCGCTGGACGAACTCCAGCACGCCATCTGGCACCGCGCCGCCGCCGGCAACCTCGACGCCATCGCCGCGACCCTGGCGATCCTCGACAGCCGGGAACGCCGCCTCGGTCTCGGCGTCCCGGCCCGAATGGACAGCACCGGCACGCTCTCCGACCCCGCGGCCGTCACCGACGACGAGCTGGAGGAACTGCTCGCGCTGATCGAAGACCCGCCGATCTGAGAGATCATGTAAGGGTGCGCGGGGGTGCACGGAGCCCCTGATGATGCAGGCGCCGGACCAGGAGGAACGTCTCCTCAAGCGCTACCGCACGCTGCCCCGCCAGCAACGCCTGGCCATCGCCCGCAGCGCCTCACCCGACATGCGCATGCGCCTGGCCCAGGTCGAGCGTGAGATGGCCATGGACCGCTCCCCGGGGTCCCTGGCCGCGCTGCTGACCAACGGCCGGGAGCTGCAGGCCCGGCACCTCAACCTCATCGACCAGGCGTTCATCCGCATCGCCCGCGGTGAACGAGTCCGGCTGCTGCTGAACATGCCGCCCCGGCACGGCAAGTCGCAGCGCGCGGCGCGCTGGGCGCCCCTGTGGTACCTGCGGCGCAACCCTACCCACCGGCTGATGATCGCCTCCTACAGCGCGGTCCTCGCCGAGGGACACGGCCGCTGGCTGCGCGACTCCATCAACGAGTACGAGGACCAGCTCGGCATATCCCTGCGCTACGGCTCCAAGGCGGCCGGGCGCTTCGACCTGACCGGCGGGCCCGGTGGCCTCGTCACCGCCGGCGTCGGCGGCTCGCTGACCGGTATGGGCGCGCACCTGGCCATCGTCGACGACCCGCTGAAGGACGCGAAGGCCGCGGCCTCCCCGACCGTGCTGGGCGACTTGTGGGACTGGTGGCAGCAGGTCCTCAACACGCGTATGGAGCCGAACGGGTCCATCGTCGTCATCCAGACCCGCTGGAGTGAGAACGACCTGGCTGGCCGCATCCTGACGCAGGACGCCGCCCGGGACAGCGCCCGCTGGACCGTCATCAACCTGCCGGCGATCGCCGACAGCGCCGACGACGCCCTCGGCCGCGCCCTCGGCGAGCCGCTGTGGCCCGAGCGGTTCGGCCTCGAGCACCTGCAGGACTTCCGCGACGAGGTCGGGGAGCGTGGCTGGTGGGCGCTGTACCAGCAGCAGCCCAGGCCGCTCGAGGGTGGCATCTGGAAGTGGGAGTGGATCCGCCGGCACCGCGTCAGCGCCGAGCAGCTGCGCGGCGTCCAGCTCACCCGGGTCGTGGTCGCCGTGGACCCGGCCGGTGGCGGCGAGGACAGCGACGAGGTCGGCATCGTGGCCGCCGGACGCGACGCGGCCGGGAACCTGTACGTCCTGGCCGACCGCTCAGGGAAGATGGGCGCCGCCGACTGGGGACGAGCGGCGTGCGAACTCGCCCTCGAGGTCCAGGCCGACGCCATGGTCGTCGAGTCCAACTTCGGCGGCGACATGACGAGGCAGGTGCTCGTCCAGGGCTGGGAGGAGATGGTCCGCGCTGCGGGTCCCGAGGTCGCTGGCGTGCTGCGCCCGCGGATCGTGCCCGTGACCGCCAAGCAGGGCAAAAGGTTGAGGGCCGAGCCGATCGCCCAGCTGTACGAGCAGGGTCGGGTCAGGCACGTGGGGGAGTGGCCGGGGCTCGAGGTACAGATGGTCACCTGGATGCCGGGTCTCGACTCGCCGGACCGGATGGACGCCTGCGTGCACGCGTTGACCGAGCTGGCCAACCCGGCGGCCGTGGACAGCGGGACGGGCAGCTACCGCGACGGACGCCTCAACGGGCGCCGGTGAGCGGCGCAGCCCCGGCCAGGCGGGCCGGGGCTGCGAGCGTGAGTGCTAGGGCTTGGGCCCGGGCCCCCACTCCAGGAGGGTCCACCGGGTCTTGCCGACCCCGTCACCCCAAGCCTCGTCGGTCTGGCGGACCCGCCAGTTGTACGCGTCCATCGCGGCTGCCTTCGCAGCGTCGTCGCTGCCGTAGTCGGCCGCGCTGAAGTACTCGGTCGTGTCGTCGTCCTGGAAGATGCGGCCCTTGGAGTCGAGTTCCTTGAGCATGTACAGCATCGCGCTTCCCTTCCGTCTTCCGGGGCCGTCCCCCGCTCGCACCCCAACTATACAACGTAGCGTTGTAACGATGGAAGTCGGTTCGGGATCTTTCCGGGCCGGCCCGAAGGGGGCCCGCGGGGCAACGAAAGCGAGGGCCCGCCCCGCTTGCCTCGGGGCGGGCCCTGCGTGTCCGAGCTAGCGGCCCCAGCCGATGTCCTCGCTGGCCCGGTCGCTGAGGTAGCCCAGCTGCTCGCCCTCGGCGAGGTAGCAGGTGCCGTCCTCGGCCTGGACCGCCTTGGCGAGGCTGTGCTCGAAGGGGTAGGTCGGCTGAATGGCCAGGCGCACCGTCGCCTCCGGGTCCATCTCCTCGAGCTGCTCGATCAGTTCGGCGACCGTCATCTCGTGCATGCTGCGCTCCCTCTGTGTGCATCAAGGTCCGGGGGCCTTCCCCGTCCCCTTCGAGATCAACTATACAACGGAGCGTTGTAACGATGGAAGCGCGTGCGCGATCTTCCTGGGCCGACATGCCGGCCCCGTAGCGTCGACCTCGGGATCGAGGCCGGTCGGGGTCACGTGCGCCCGTGAAGGCGCCGGGCGCCCCGCTTGCTGGCCGCAACGGGGAAGGCCGCCCGGTGGGGGCCGGGCGGCCAGGGGGGCGGGCTAGAAGGCCAGGGGGCCTACGAGCGCCGTCCCGTTCGGGGTGGCGGTGAAGTCCCATATGGCGCCGCGCGCCAGGGCGTCGCGCGCGTCGTCCAGGTTGCCGTCGTAGGGGGTGAGGTTGAAGCGGCCTCGGGAGGCTGCGTCCTGCAGGGCCTCGCGCCAGGTCGCCCCGACTCCCTGTACGCGGATCTCGCGGTAGTCGCGGAAGGCGGAGGCCAGGTCCTCGCGCCGCCAGCGGCGCTCGGTGGCATCCAGGTCGGTCACCGGACCGTGGGCCTCGGTGACCTCCCGCTGTGCGAGGTGGATGCAGATCCGGGCGTGGCGCCTGGTGTTGTCCATGGTCGCTCCTCGTTCGTCCGTGGGCGGTTCCCCGCCCTGCCAACACCACAACTATACAACGGAGCGTTGTAAGGTGGGAAGTCGGGTCGGCCGATCTCTTGAAGAAGCCCGCTGATCGGAGCCCTGCGTCACAGGCGGCGGGGCCCGCCTCGCTTGCCTCGAGGCGGGCCCCTGGGGGTGTGGCTACGCAGGGCTGGCGATCGCCTCGCGCAGCGCCCGGTCCTGCTCGGGGGTGGCCTCGGCGAGGGCCTCCTCGGCGTCGCCCCAGCCCGCCCGAAGGTCGGTGCGGGCGGGGCGCTCGTCGGTGATGCAGATCCGGTAGGTGTACTCGTCGATGAACACCTGGGCGGTCATCCCGAGGTGGCCGGTGGGGTGGAACCGGGCCTGGCAGGCGGCCTCGAAGACCTTGTCGGCGGTGACGCGGTCGAGGTGCATCTCGTATCCCTTCGTGCGGCGGTGCGTTCCTGGCGATCACGACGTTACAACGCTGCGTTGTAAAGTTGGAACCCGTGTCGCCTGGATTTACAGAAGAAAACCGCAGGTCAGAGATGTTGCGGGAGTGCCGGCCCCCTGCCGACGTGGGCCTGTGCGGGCCGGTCGGCCCGCCCCTGGCTGAACGGGGCGGGCCGTCAGTACCAGGCCACGTCGCGGCCGTGTGCGGCGCACCAGTCCGCCAGCGCGTACAGGTCCTGCAGGCGGCGCTGCAGGTACCCGGCCGGGCGCCCGCCCACGTACGTGCGTCCGAGCTGGATGCCCGGGACCCCCGGGTCCTCGGGCGCCAGGCCCAGGGCCGTGAGCACCCGCGCGCGGAAGTCCTCCACGGGCAGCTCGCCGCAGGCGTCGACCACCGCGATCGGCACGACCACGCCGTCCTCCGGCGCCTCCAGGGGCATGCCGCCCTCGAGCGCCTCGCTCTCGACGGCGTCCGGCTCGGCGGCGTCCGGCTCGGCGGCGAGCGCGACCCCCAGGGCCTCCAGCACGCCGACGGCGTTGATACTCGAGACCGTCACGTCCGGCACCCGCCCGTCGGGGTCGACCTCCTCGGCGTACAGCGGGTACTCGGGGCAGGTCTCGGGCATGGCGCAGCCGGGCAGGGGGCGTCGGGCGTCCGCCGCGGCGTTGGCCCGGTCGGCGGCGTCCTGTGCATCGCGCCAGGCGCCGTAGCGCGGAGCGCGCGCGGTGGCCTCGTCGCAGCCGCAGCTGACCGCGTAGCCGACGGGCGGGCGGTGCGCGGCGGTGAAGGTGACGGTCACGGTGTCCTCCTCGCTGGACGGTCGGGCCGGGCGGCGGGGGCTTGCCGCGCTTGCCTCGCGGCAAGCCCCCGCCGCGGCCGGCTACTTGGCGGTCTGGGCGGCGATCGCCGCGCGCAGCGCCCGGTCCTGCTCCTGGGTGGCGTTGGCGTAGGTCCACTCGGTGCCGCCGTAGCCCTCCCGGCAGTCGGTGTGGGCCAGGTAGCGGTCCTCGACGATGACCCGGTAGCGGTAGCCGTCGACCGGTACGTCGGCAGTCATCCCGAGGTTGGTCCTGCGGAAGGTGGCCGTACTGGCCGCCTGGAAGACCTGGTCGGCGGTGGTGTTGTCGAGGTCCATCTCGTCTCCTTCGTGGTGCCGGGCCGTTCCTTGCACCCCGACAATACAACGAAGCGTTGTAAGGTTGGAAGTCGTGACGCCGATCTTCTTCACGCGGCTGCGCCCCGGAGGGCTGCCGGGGCGCAGGTCAGATGCTTACCGCCTTCCAGCGCTGCACGTAGTCGGAGGCGGCGGCCCGCAGGAGGCTCGCAGCCAGGTGGTGGGTGGGGGCGTCCAGGCCGACGCGGAAGTCGAAGGGGTGCCGGTCGGCGTGGTCCGGGTGCGGTCCCGGGTTCATGTACAGGTCGCTGCAGACCACATGGCCGGTGAGGCCCCAGTCCCCGACCTCCAGCATCTGGTCGTGCACGTCGGCGGCCCGGGGGTCGCCGAGGCTGACCGACACGGCCGGCTCGTCGTCGAAGTCGTACCCGGCCGGGTCGTCCCGGTAGACCGGGTCGATGTACTTGTCGATCAGCAGGACGCCGGTGATCGGGCAGTCCGAGTCGGGGAAGTGGATCGCCGGGTCGTGGAAGGCGTACCGGATGCTGGTCGTGCCGTGCACCCAGTCGCCGACGGCGTGGACCTTCAGCGGGTCGCTCTTGGGCAGGCCGTGGTCGTTGAGGTCCAGGCTGACGGTGAACATCGGACTCCTCTCCTGGCCGGCGGGCCCGGCCTCTCCCATAACCTTACAACGTTGCGTTGTAAGGTGAGAAGGGCTTTTCTGATCTTCCTCAACCCCTCCGGAAACGCCGCGCGCCCCGGCTCCGGCGGGGGAGCGGGGGCGCGTCGAGGCGGCGCCGGCGGGCTGGGCGGCGTCAGGAGTCCTGGTCCTTCAGGTCCGACCGGAAGCCCCTGCCGGGGCGGTCCTTGAGCCACTTCTCGATGGTCGCCGGGAACCAGCCGGGCGAGTTCCCCACGGCGATGTCCGGGGCAGGCATGTGGCCCTCCTTCTTGTACCGGCGCAGGGTGGGCACCTTCACGCCGGACACCTCGGCGACCTTCGCGTAGCCCCAGACTTCCGGCGCCTTCTGCTGTTCCTGCTTGCCGCTCATGTCCTCTGTCTCCGATCTGCGACGATGGACGCGCGGTCCGCCCCGCTTGCCTCGGGGCGGACCGCGCTGATCCGGGTGTCAGTGCACGTCGACCGTGCACATGGCCAGTTGCAGCAGCTCGTCGTGCGACGTCGACCGGAATGCCGTCGCCGCGAACTCCGAGGCCGCCTCGGGGTGTCCGGCCCGTCGCAGCGCCCTGCAGACCTGTCCGACGATGTTGTACGCGTTGCTGTCTTCTCCGGACAGCTGGACCGTCACGTCGGGGTGTGCGGGGCCCTGCGGCCGCGTTGCGCCTTCCACGGTTTCTCCTCCCGCGCCGGGCGAGCCTTTCCCGGCGCTGACTATACAACGTTCCGTTGCCTTTGGCTCGGGTTCGACCATACAACGGTACGTTGTAAGGATGGAAGGAGGTTGCCCGAGAAAGATCAGGCCGGGCCACGCCCGCAGGACCGGCCAGCCCGCGCCGATATCCTTGATCACGGCGCGGGGCCGACTTGTCCGGAGGGACGACGTGGGCCTGCGGCAATTCCTGATCGACACCTGGGGCTGGCTGAACTTCAAGCCGGTGTTCGCCGACCCGAGCACGAACAACCCCAACCGCCGGGCCTTCCCGTCCGCCTACGCCACCTGGGTCCCCGACGACGACGTCCGGCGCCTGGCCGCGTACACCACCCTCGCCGCCTACGACGGCAACCAGGCCGGCGAACTCGCCGAGGTGCGCGACGGACCCGAGGCCCGTGAACGGCGTGAATACGGAGACCCGGCCAGCTTCATTGAGGCGATCACCTCCGACGTCCTCGGTGACGAGCAGCGCATCGTCGTCGCCGGCGTCGAGGACGAGGACGACAGCCCGGACGCCGAAGAGGCCCGCGCCGTCCAGGACGACCTCCTCACCTGGGCAGAGGACGAGCAACTGCCCATGCGCCTGCTGCAGGCCGAGCGCAAGGCCGTCGGCCTCGGCGACGCCGTCTACCGGCTGTCGTGGGAGCCGGACAAACGGCGCCCGGTCGTCCGTGTGATGGATCCCGGCTTCTACTTCCCAGTGCTGGGCGACGACGACGGAGAGTTTCCGGTGCGCGTGCACTTCGCGTGGGAACTGCCGGCCGACCCCCGGCGCGGGCTGAAGGACCGGCTGCGCCGCATCACCTACGAGCTCGGTCCGATTCGGCCGGCCACCACCTCGAGCGCCGACCGGTACGGCCGGCCCCAGCGCACCTGGGCCGGAAGTGAGGACGAACCGCAGCTCGTCCAGGGGGACGCCGCCGACGAGGCCGGGACGATCTGGCGGCAGTACGCCTGGAACGACGAGCCGTCCAGCGTCACCTGCTACCTGACCGACGCCACCTGGCTGCTGGAGGACCTCGAGCGCACCAGCGACGTCGACAACCTGCCGATGGACAAGGCCACCTACGCCCAGCGCAGCGACGGCGAGGTCCTCAACGGGCTCGACCTCGTGATCGACTTCGTGCCGGTGATCCACCTCCCGAACACGGTGCCCGCGGCCGGGGAGCACTGGGGCACGGCGTCCCTCGCCAAGGTCCTGCAGATCCTGGACGAGCTGGCGGCCTCCGACACCGACGCGGCCCGCGCCTCGGCGACCACCGGCATCCCGATCCTGTCCGTATCCGGGCTGCAGGACGGCCGCGCCAGCCTCCAGGTCGAGCCGGGCACCGTCTTCAAGCTGGCTGACGGCGGGCGCATGGACGTCGTGAACACCGCACCCCAACTCGCCCAGCTCCTGGCCACCGTGGACACCCTGCGCGACCGCGCTGCGGTCAACCTCCGCCTCCCGGCGGTCGCCCTGGGCACCCACGACCCAGCGCAGATGCCCTCGGGGTACGCCCTGAAGATCAGCCTCGGCCCGCTCGACAAGCTCGTCGCCGCCATGCGCCTGGCCCGCCGGCACAAGTACCAGCTCCTCCTGCGGTTCGTGCAGCGGCTGTTCATCGCCGGGCAGCACCCCGACTGGGTCGGCCGCGCCGTGCACCCGGCCTCCCTCGTCTTCGGCGCGTACACGCCCACCGACCGCATGGGCGTCCTCGAGGAGGTCGCCACCGCGTTCGCCGCCCGGCTCATCAGCCTGGAGACCGCGCTGCGCATGCTCGCCGAGGGCGGCTGGCCGATCGAGGACATCCCCGCCGAGATCGAACGCATCCAGGCCCGCGCCTTCGACCAGGCCGCCGCCCTCGCGGACGCCACCGGCGACGCCGACGCCGTCCGGGAGTACCTGGGGCTGGAGCCCGCCGACCCCGACGACCCGCCCGTGCCCGTACTGACCGGACCGAGCGCCCAACGTTCCGAACCGCCCGCCCCAGCAGCCGCTGAGACCGGCGCCAACGACGCAGGACAGCAGCAGTGAAGATCACCCCTACACTCGTAAACGGCGCGGGGGCGCACCGGTGGAGGACTTCCAGCATGCACCGCAGCACCCCCCGACCGCGTCCCGTACCCGGCGCGATCGTCGGCTACGTCAACGGCCGCCCGGTCCGCGTCATCGCAGGCGGCTCCGGCGAGGACGACCCGCCCAACCCGCCGACCCCGCCCGCCGCTCCGCCCGCGGCGCCGCCGGCCCCCACGCCGAAGGACGTCATCGACCGGCAGCCCGGCGGCAACCCGGGGGGAAGCGAAGAGGAGACCGTCTCCTTCACCCAGAAGCGCCTGAACCTGATGATGACCCGGGAGAAGGACCAGGGCCGGCAGTCCGCCCTGCGTGACCTCGCCGCCGAGGCCGGACTCGACCCGGAGGCCGTCGACGCCGAGCAGATCAAGCAGATCCTCGCCGACGCCAAGAAGGCCAAGGAAGCCCAGCTGTCCGACGAACAGAAGCGTCAGGCGGAGTTCGCCAAGCGCGAGCAGGCCGTCACGGCGAAGGAGACGGCCGCCGACCAGAAGCTGGCCGCTGCCGAAGCCAAGCTGCAGGAAGCACAGCGCACGGCCACCCTCATGGGTCTCGGCGCCAGCGACGCCGACCTCGAGGACGCCCTCGTCCTGCTGGACAAGGAACTCCGGGACACCCCCGACGCGGACGAGGCCACGATCAAGAAGGCGGCCAAGGACCTCAAGAAGCGGCGCCCGGGCCTGTTCGGCGTCGACGAGGGCGGTCCGAAGCTGACGCCCCCGCCCGCACCGGGCGGCTCCCCGGCCGGCGGCCCGCCGCAGCGCCAGACCCCCGTCGGAAAGCCCGGCGACGCCGGCCGCGCCATGGCGGCCCGCATGTTCGGCACCCCGGACAACAAGGCGGCCTGACCGGCCGCCGCGCGCACCACCTGCTCCACCCCTGGGACCACGCCCACCCCCTTCCTCCCCGTGGACGGCACCGCCCGGTGCCCCGCCTTTCCGCAGCGCCCGTGAAACGGGAGGAAGCCCCGGCATGGATATCCAGCCGATCACCACGACCCAGCAGCTCAGGGTTGGCCGTCCCTGGCTGCTGTCCGGCCACGGCACCGAGACCAACCAGACCATCACCCTCGACGTCGCCAAGTTCACGGAGAACACCCACTGGGAGCGCGGCATCAAAACGGTCGAGGCGCACTTCAAGTCCGGCCTGCCGCTCGCCCTCAACACCACCAGCGGGCTGTACGAGCCGTACGACCCCGCGGCCACCGACGGACACGAGATCTTCGCCGGCCTGCTCGACACGGAGACCCAGTTCGGCGTCGGCTCCACCCGCGTCGGCGGTGCGCTGCGCGTCCACGGCCTCATCGCCCCGGCCAAGCTGCCGGTGGCCTTCGACCCGGCCACCGTGGCCAAGTCCACCGCCAGCCTCACCTTCGCCCGCGCCTAAGAGGGAGCTTCGTCATGCCGAACGACACGAACGACATGCTGGAGCTCCTGCTCCGCGACCTGACGCCGACCGACATCAACGCCTTCGCGCGGGCCGTCCCCAGCCCGGACGACTACGAGCTGACCCGCAGCGTCCTGCCCGAGGCCCGGCTCAACACCGTCAAGTGGCGAGTGAAGAAGACGAACCGCCGGGTGCCGGCGGCCAAGTTCCGCGCCTGGGACGCGACCACGCCCGTCGCGACCCGCGAGATCACGATGGTGGAGACCGAGGGAAAGCTGCCGCCCCTCGGACAGAAGTACCTGGTGGGCGAAATGGAGCAGCTGCTCCTCGACGCCGACCGCGGCGCGAACACCGACGACCTGGTCCAGTCCGTCTACGACGACGTCGCCGCGCACGTGCTGTCCATCCGCTCCCGGATGGAGCTGGCCGCCGGCGACCTCCTGTCCGACGGCAAGTTCACGCTGGCCGGTGAGAACAACCTGTTCATCGAGTACGACGCCCAGGTGCCGGCCGCCCACATGCCCGTCGCACCGGTGCCGTGGACCGACCCGACCGCAGACGCCCTCGGCGACGAGATGCGCTGGATCCAGGTCCTGCGCGACGCCCGGGCGCCGATCCCCAAGCGCATCTTCACGTCGTCCAAGGCCAAGGCCCTGCTCGCCGGGAACCAGTCCTACCGCGCAGCCTTCTACGGGGCGCTCCTGGGCTCGCAGATCCCCACCGCCGTCCTCGCCCCCAACGAGGTCGACTCCGTGCGGGCGCGCTACGGCCTGCCCGAGATCGTCGAGTACGACGTGCAGATCCCGCTGGACGACGGCAGCAACCCCCGGGCGCTGCCGGAGAACCTGTGGCTGATGGTGCCGCCCAACGTGCGGCAGTGGGGCGAGACGCAGTACGGCATCACCGCCGAGTCGCTGAAGCTGTCCCGCGGCACCAACCCCGCGATCCTGCGGGAGGACGCCCCCGGCATCGTCGTGACCCACGGCTACACGGACGACCCCGTCACCGTGTGGACCAAGGTCGCCGCCGCGGCCATGCCGGTGATGTACGTGCCGGACATCCACATCGCCGCGCGGGTGTGGTGACCATGGCCCGACTCATCGCCACCGTCTACGTCAAGGACCCCGAGACCCATCAGTGGGTCACCTGCGACGCCGGCACCGAGCCCGAGGCGCGGCTGGCCGCCCTCATCACCACGGCGTCCGCGTGGGAGGACGGCAAGCTCCCCGACCTGGGCGACAGCGCCGAGAAGGACGCCGTCCCGGGCGCCGACCCGGGCGCGCAGAAGCCGGCCGACCAGGAGCTGGAGAAGAAGCCGCGCGCCCGCCGCCCGGCCTCCAAGACCGACGAGTAAGTCGGCCCCTCACGTCCGGTGCAGGGCGGGACCCGTCCTCGCCCGCCCTGCACCGGACACCCCTTCCCACCAGCTGGGGCTGTCCCGTGGATGAAGCATCCCGCCGATGGCTGCTGGCCACCCTCGGCCCGGCCACCGACACCACCGACCTCGAGACGCGCTACACCCGACTGCACTCGCTGCGGGCCGTGGCGCTCGAGGTGCTGCGCGAACGCCGCGCGTCGCTCATCGCGCAGCCGCTGAAGGTCACCCTCAGCGGCGTGGTGTCCGTCGACACCAGTGGCAACGTCGCCGTCCTGGACCGGCTCATCGCCGAACTCGAGGACCCGACCACGCCCGTGCCCGGCGAGGAGACACCGGGCGAGGGCACCGAACAGAGCAGCGGCATCCTGCGCCTGCGCGAGCGGCCCCGCCGATGACCACCCCACCGGGCGAGCCCACCCGCAACGAGGCGCTGCGGCAACTGATCCGCGCGGCACTGGAGCAGCTCGAGCGCGGCTGGACCCGGCTGACCACAGCCCAGCAGACGGTACTCCGCGCGCTGGCCGGCGCCCGCCGCCGAGGCCTCCGGCCCGGCTCCGTGCCCCTGGCCGTACGCGACGCCCTGAAAGTCTTCACCACGGCGACCCGCCGCTTCAGCACCGACATCGGTGCCCTCTTCGAACGGTGGACCGCCGTCGACCTGCCCTGGGCCTACCGGCTGGGAGCCGAGGACGCCCTGCGCACCGCCGTTCTCGCCCCCGGCCGCCGGCGGCCGTCCTTTGACTGGACGTCGACCCACCAGGACGTGCTGAGCGTACTGACCGACGCCTGCTACTCCGCGCTCATGCGCCGGGTCACGGACACCGTCCGCCGCGCCCAAGCCTTCGCCCGGGCCGTCACCTCCGCCGCCCGTTCGACTACCTCACCGGATACCGAGGACCTGGCCGCTGCCCACCCGCTGGACACCGTCACCTACGAGCACGGCGCCCGGCACCCGGCCTTCTCCTGGGCCCGCACTGCCCTGACCGCCCAGGCCGTCACCGTCGCCAACACCGGGGCGCTGACCGCGACCACGGCGGACCTGGCAGCGCACTGGGTGCACGTCACCGACGGCCCGGAGTGCGGATGGACCGTCCACACCGACCCCGACCTGGCCCACAACACCTTCCGCTCCGCCGAGGAGGCCGCCGCCCACCCGATCGCGCACCCCGGCTGCCTCCGCCGCTTCATCCCCCGCCCGGACCTCAACGAAGACCCCGCCATCGAGGAGGGACAGCACTCATGAGCAGCCAGCCCTTGGTCATCGGCCGCATCGTCCACTACGTCGCCCGCGGCAGCGCCGACGGCCAGTACCCCAGCACCTGCCGGGCGGCGATCGTCACCGCCGTCGACGACGTCGACCAGCCCACCCTCACCGTCTTCAGCCCCGAGGGCTTCTTCTGCAGCGGCCCGCTGCCGCACGCCGAGCCCGTCCCGCTGACCGGCGGCACCTGGCACTGGCCCAACCAGCAGAAGGGCGACACCCGATGCGCCTGACCGTCCGCGCACCCGGCCGTGAGATCGACATCGAGCTGGGCCAGAACACCCAGGCCGCGCTGAAGGCTGCCGAAGGAGTCGCACTCCGTCTGCTGGCCGCCATGCCCGGCGACCAGGAGGAGCAGGCCGAGACCCCGTTCGGGTTCTCCGTCAGTACTGACACCGAGCGCGCCCCCGACGACGAGTAACCACCGGCCAACCGACTGATCAGGATGCCCACCGTATGAACAACGCCAGCCTGGCCGACGACCTGCACGCCGTACGCATCACCACCGAAGGGGTGCGCGCCGCCGTCACCCTCGACGGGACCGACGTGACCGGCGCACTGTCCGGCTACACCCTCGAGCACCGGGCCAACCAGCCCCCGCTGCTCGTGCTCTACGCCCGGCCGAACGCCGGCGCCGTCTTCGACGGCCACGCACAGATTGCCGTGGCCAGCGAGACACCACCGGCCGAGGCCATCGCGGCATTCCTGGCCAGCGTCGACCCCGCCCGCCTGCAGCGGGCCGTCCTGGACCGTGACGACCTCGACGGGAGCCCCACCGAGCTGACCAGCGCCCTACTCCGCCAGCTCGCCGCCTGGGCAGGGGGTGACGGCTGAGCATGCTGGACCTGAGCTTCCTCGGGGCGCTCGTCCAGGACCTGGTGATGGGCGACACCGTGCGGATCAGCCGGCCCGCCGGCCCGCCGGTCCTCAACCCGGCCACCGGCGAGTTGGAGGACCCGCCACCGGCCGTCGTCTACGAGGGCCCGGGCGCCCTCTTCGACGCCAGTGCGGCACCCGGCATCACCGCACCCGTCGCCACCCAGCCGTACCCGGACGATCCCCGGACCGCCTACCGGCTCATCACCCCGGCGGACGCGCCGGTCGCCGAACGGGACGACACCGTGCAGGTCCTGCAGGCCGCGCAGGACCCGGCCCTGCTCGGCCGCTCCTGGCGCTGTACCCAGCCGGGCCAGGCCGCCACGGTCATCGCAGTCCGCGTGACCTGGGTCGACGAGAGCAACCCGAGAGGAGGCAGCCCGTGACCACCACCCGGTACTTCACCGACCCCGACCAACTCGCCGCCGCTATGGCCCAGGCCGCCGCTCGGGTGGGGCTGGCGACCGAACAGGCGGTCCGGCACGAGGCGCTCCTGCTGCAGCACCTCATCCAGGCCGCCGCGAGCGGCCGGCCCGGGCCGAACGTCATCACCGGCCGCTACCGCGCCAGTTGGCAGACACAGGTGTTCCCCCACGGGAACGGGGCGACCGCCATCGTGGGGACCTTTGCACCGCAGGGCCGCCGGCTCGAACTCGGCTTCTACGGCGCCGACTCCCTGGGACGCGTCTACGCCCAACCGCCCTTCCCGCACGTCGCGCCAGCCCTCGCCGTGGTCCGGCCACGCTTCGCCGAGCGGATCGGCACCGCCGCGATGGAGGCACTCGCGTGATCGAACGCCGCCTCGTGACGACCGCGCTGCAGGGGCTGCTCGCCGCGGCGACCGGGAAACCGTGCGGCACGGGTGCACTGCCCCAGGTCGGCGGAAAGCCGGCCGAGCCGCCGTACAGCGTGCTCCGTTCCCTGCCCCTCACCCTGGCCGGCGCCCCGTTCACCGACCGGCACGAGGACGCCGACACCGTGTACCAGGTCGACTGCGTGGCCCGCAATCACGCCCAGGCCGAGTGGCTCGGCGACCGGGCCCGCACCGGCGTCCTCGGCCGCGACGACCGAGGGGGGTGGCTGCACGCCCTCGCCGTGCCGGGATGGTCCTGCTACGCCCGCGACCTGGACCTCGACGCTGGACCGGAGGAGGACGCAGCCGCGGCTATCGTTTTCTATGTGATCAGGTTCCGGCTCCGCTGGACCCGATCGGCCGGCTGACCGTCCGGCCACTCCGCACCGCGGCGGCCCCTCACGCGGACGAGCCACCAGTACCAGGTGGCCAACCAGTTCTGACACGCTCAGACCCGAGGGGCTTCCTCATGGCACTGCCCGCAGCCACGCCGGTCGAGAAGTTCTCCCGGCGCGGCGTCTCCATCTTCCTGTTCGTCCCCGAGATCGCCGATACGACGGACCTCACCCCCACCCGTGCCGAACTCGACGCGGGCACCAACCTGTCCGCGGCGATCGCCGGCATCTCCGGTTTCACGCTCGAGAACCAGAGCATCGAGACGCCGGACATGAGCGACGACTTCGACAGCTCCATCCCCGGCTCCGACAAGGCCGAGGACTCGTCCTTCACCTTCTACGAGGACAAGGTGACGGCCGTCATCGAGGAGCTCCTGAAGAAGGGCACCGTCGGCAACATCGTCATCCTGCGCAAGGGCGACGTCCCCGCCAGCAAGTCCATGGACGTCTTCCCGATCCGCGTCGGCTCCCAGTCGCCCGCGTACAGCACCGACAACGAAGCCGCGAAGTTCGAGACCAAATTCACCATCACCCGCCGCCCGAAGCAGGGCCTCGCCGTGCCCGCCGCCGCCGGCGCCCAGACCGTCACGAACCGCGCGAAGAAGGAGCTGGCCCAGTGAGCGCCGCCATCCACAACGAACCGCCCGCCAAGGCCGTGGCTGCCGACGCCCACTGGGCGCAGAAGATGGCCCGCCTCAAGGCCCGGGCCGCCGCCGAAGTCCCCCTGTACCTGTGGCAGGACCAGGCGCTGCGGGAGAAGTTCGAGGAAGCCCGCCGCTTCGCCCAGCGCGCCCGCAAGCACGCCGAGGCCGCCCCGGAGGACGCCGAACTGGCCGTGGCCGCCGACGCCGCGGAGAAGGCCCTGGAAGAGGCCCGGACGGCCCACGAGGCGGACTGCGAGGTCCTCGTCTTCCGGTCCCTGCCCGGCGACACCTTCACCAAGCTCGTCAAGGCACACCCCCCGACCGAAGAGCAGGCCGAGAACGGCAGCGACTGGAACGAGGACACCTTCCCCGCCGCGCTGGTCGCCGCCGCCAGCGTCGACCCCATGACCGAGGACGACGCAGCAGAGCTGCTCGCCACCTGGGGCGTGGCCGACCGTGCCGGCCTGTTCCAGGCCGCCCTCTCGGCGCAGAACACACGGCGGAGCGACTGGGGAAAAGGCTCCGGGCCGACCCGCGGCTGAGAGCCGAACTCGAACTCTGTGACCGGTGGGGCATCCCGCACAGCCAGTTCCACGGCGGTGACGGCACCTGGAGCCCCGCCGACCGCGCCAAGGCCCTCGCCTACCAGGACCTGATGCGGGCGACCTGCGCGTCGTGCGGAACCCGCAGCGACGAGTGGGACGAAGACGCCGGCGGCGACCGGTTCGCCTACGTCAGCTCCACCAGCCGCTGCCCCGGCTGCGAACTGATCGCCCACGAACGCGAAAACGTTCCGGACGGACCGCACGGCTTCGGCGTCAAGGTCGGCCTGCTCCCCAGGGCCGTGTACGAAATGCGCACCCGGGCGCGTGCACTCCGGGACCACCGCAGGTAGCAGCCAGGAAGGAGGAAGCGGCGGTGGTCGCCTGGAACCTGTCGGTCTCCCTGACCGGCAACAGCGACAACCTCGTGCGCACCCTGCGCCGCTCCACCAACCAGGCCCGCGACCTCTCCCGCGAACTGGCCGACGCCCGCCGGAACCTGGACGCCCTGGGCAGCGGCAGCCTGACGACGCTGGCCCGGGAGGTCCGCGACGCCCGCGGCGACGTCAGTGACCTTCGCCGGGAACTGGCCGAGCTGCGTCGCGAGGCAACCTCGGACATCCACGTCGGGCTCCGCGTCGACGCGGCGACCCTGCGCAGCGACGTACAGGCCGCGGTCGGTGCCGCCGGCACCGGCCAGGGCCTGGCCGTCGGTCTGCGGCTCGCCGACGCTCAGCAACTGCGCCGGGACGTGCAGAACGCCGTGCGCTGGGCCTCGTGGGGCCACCGCATCGAAGTGCCGATCGGACTGCGGGGCAACGGAAGCAGCCTGCGCGCCGAGGTACAGGCCGCAGTGGGCGGCGCCGACCCCGACCGTGGCCTGGCCGTCGGTCTACGGCTCGTCGACGCTCAGCAACTGCGCCGGGACGTACAGAACGCCGTGCGCTGGGCCTCGTGGGGCCACCGCATCGACATCCCGATCGGGCTCGCGGACCCGATGCAACTGCGCCGGGACGTCAGCGCCGCCGTGCGCTGGGCGCAGACGGACCAGACCATCACCGTCCGGGTCCGCGCCGATACCAGCGGCCTGGGAGACCTACCCCGCACGCTCGGCGGCGGCGGTGGTGGCGGCGACGCGGGCGGCGGCCTCCAGGGCCTCATGCTGCTCGCGCCGGCAGTCATCCCGCTGGCGACCGCCCTCGCCCCGCTGCCCGGCATCTTCGCCGCGTCCGGCGCCGCGGCCACCGCCTTCGGGTTGGCCGTCGCCGGGCAGCTCACCGCCATCTCCGAGGTGTCGGACGCCGCGACGAAGTACCAGGACGCGGTGCGCCAGCACGGCGCGACCTCGCAGAAGGCCGCCGAAGCGCAGGCGGAGTACCAGTCCCAGCTCGCCCAGCTCCCGCCCGAGGCACAGCGCGCCGCGATGGCCCTGGCCGAGCTGAAGGACAACTACCAGCAGTGGTCGGACAGTCTCAGCGGTTCCACCATGCAGCCGGTCATCCACTCACTGGCGCTCATGGACGCGCTGCTGCCGCACCTCACGCCTGAGGTGAAGTCGGCGTCCCGGGAGCTGGACCGGCTCGTCACCCTCGCGGGCGGAGCAGTGAATACGCCCGGCTTCGACGCAGCCAGCGACCGGTTCGCCGACTTCACGGACCAGACCCTGGACCGGATGGGCGACCGGCTCGTGCACGTCCTGCGGCTGATGTCCGAAGGCGAGGTCGGCGGCCCCCTGGCCCAGGTCATGGACTACATCCGGGCCAACGGCGACGAGGCCCGCGAGACGCTGTCCAACCTCGGCGACGCCGTGGGCAACCTGTTCGAGGGCGCCGCAGAGGCCGGACCCACGATGCTGACCCTGGTCAACGCCGCCGCCAAGCTGGTCGCGGCCCTGCCCCCGGAACTGGTCGGCACGATCATCCAGGTCGCCGCCGCGCTGAAGCTCGTGCAGCTCGCCGGCGCCGGTATCGCGGCGGTAGCCGGCGGCCTGGCCACCGTGCAGGCCCGTATTGCCGCGCTGCACGCCACGTCGGTCGCCGCTGGCGGCGGCCTGGCCGGCCTGCGCGCGGCCTTCCTGAGCCTGGGCACCGCCGCCCGGGCCTCCGTCATCGTCGCCGGTATCGGTCTGGCCGCCGCCGCGATCCACGAGCTGATGGAGATGGGCAAGGAGGCTCCGCCGGACATCGACAGGCTCACCACCTCCCTGGGGAAGCTGGGCCAGTCCGGGAAGGTCACCGGCGAGCTGTCGAAGAACTTCGGTCAGGACCTGGACGACCTCTACGACAAGATCCGCAACATCACCGACCCCAGCACGGCCGACAACGTCCAGAACGCGCTGGTCAAGATCTTCAGCCTCACCCTGATGGACTCCACGCCGTGGCAGGAGGCCCGGGAGAACCTCGACGCCATCGACGAGGGCCTGGCCAACCTGGTGAAGGGTGGCAAGGCCGACCAGGCCGCCGCGGCGTACGAGCGGCTGAAGGAGGCGTACGCCAAGGGCGGCCACGACGTCGGTGAGTTCACCGGGCAGATGGACCAGTACAAGTCCGCAGTCGAAGACCTGGAGTTCGAACAGTCGCTCGCAGCGGCCAGCATGGGGATCTTCGGCAAGGCCGCTCAGGACACCCAGGCCCGCCTGGACGCCCAGAAGGCCAGCGCGGACGGTCTGCGGCAAAGCATCGTCGCCCTCAACGACGTGAACCGTAAGGCCGGCAGCGCCATGAGCGCGTTCGAAGCCTCGATCGACGACGTCGCCAAGGCCGCGAAGGAACACCACAACGTCCTCAAGATGCGGGACGGGCAGCTCGACCTGGGCAACGACAAGGCGCGCGAGGCCGAGAAGACGCTCAGCGAACTGGCGGCGAACACGGATGCGGCGACCACCGCCGCCCGTGAGCAGGGCCGCTCCTGGGAAGACGTCACCGGCATCTACGAGAAGGGCCGCAAGACCTTCATCGACGCCGCCGACACCATGGGCCTGACCCGTGAACAGGCCGAGGCGCTGGCCGACAGCTACCTGCAGATCCCGGACGAGAAGACGACCCGTCTGGAGATGCGAAACGAAGACGCGCTCGCCGGCCTGAACGCGGTCATCGAGCAGATCGAGGCGACCCCGGACGCCAAGAGCGTGAAGGTCGACGCCCTCACCAAGGACGCCGTCACCGTGCTGGAGTCCCTCGGGTTCGAGGTCACCCGGCTGCCCGACGGCCAGTTCGAGGTGACCGCGGAGACCGGCACGGCCAAGGACCGCCTCGAGGGCCTCAAGGCGACGCGCGACGGTCTGCAGAACAAGACGATCACCATTGACGCGAACAGCGCCAACGCGGTGCAGGACCTCGACGCGGTGATCGCCAAGATCAGGGCCACGCCCGGAGCAAAGAGCGTCACCGTCAAGACCCTGTCGCAGACGGCCATCCAGGCGCTGAACGCGGTGGGCTTCACCACCCGCACCCTCCCCGACGGCCGCGTCGTGGTGACCGCGGCGACAGGTACGGCGCTTTCCAACATCGGCGCCGTGCAGGGCGCCCGGGACGCCCTCAGCGACAAATCCATCACCATCACCACCCGGCACGTCAGCATCTACGAGACGGTCCACACTCAGACGCAGACCACCGCCGACCTCATCGAACAGCAGGCGAGGAACTTCGGTGCGCAGGCGGACGGCGGCATCGTCGACTTCTACGCCGACGGCGGCCTGCGCCGCGAGAACCACATCGCGCAGATCGCCCGCGGCGGCGACTGGCGCATATGGGCGGAGGACGAGACTCACGGCGAGGCGTACGTGCCTTTCGCCAGGTCAAAGCGCCCGCGGTCGCGTCGGATCACCGAGGAAGTTGTACGCCGCCTCGGTGGTGACCCCAGTGGAATCGCGTGGAACGCCGACGGGGGCATCACCCGCTACGCCGACGGCGGCATGAGCTTCTCCTACTCGTCGTCCGGGACGGCCGCGAACAAGTACACGCTGTCCGGCCTGATCAACGCCTCCAACGACAAGAAGGGCAACTTCAGCCTCTCGATCTTCACGAAGAAGCTCGCGCAGTCGAACAACGCGCTTGCCGCGTGGCGGAAGAATCTGGACACCGTCGCCCGGCGGGCCGGCCAGGACGTCGCCGACGCGCTCGCCGAGATGGGCGACGAGGGCATCGAGTTGACCCGGCAGATGGCCACCGGCAGCTCCAAGTACCTCAAGCAGATGTCCAAGGAGCTGCAGAACTTGGCCAACGCGGCCAAGGCGTCGCTGCCGGAATACACCTCGCAGCTCACGGACGCCGTCAAGGACCAGACCGCGTTCCAGAAGAACCTGGCGACCCTGGCCGCCCGCGGCTACGGCGACCTCGCAGCCCGCCTGGCCGAGCAGAACGACCAGGACGCTGCCGACCTGGCCGCGGCCGCGGTCAAGGACAACAAGAAGGCTGCGGCGGCCAACAGCGCGGCGAAGAAGGCCAACACCACGCTCAGCTCCGACCAGGTCGAGGACCTCGTCCAGATCATCTCCGCCGTCACCAGCAGCAAGGTGGGCATTCACGACGTCGCCGAGAAGACCGGGCTGAGCGAAGAGGACATCATCGACATCGCCAACCTGGCGAAGTCGCAGATCCAGAGCGCCCTCGGCTCCCGGGCGACGAAATTTCTCGCTGACCTCGGCGCGGCGAACAAGGGCCTGGCCTTCGCGGACGGCGGCATCCGTGAGGGCATCTACTCCACCAGCGCCGGCCTGGTCCGCTTCGCGGAGCCGAGCACCGGGGGAGAGGCGTACATCCCCCTCGGCCTCGGCAGGCGCGACCGCGCCACCGCCGTGCTCGACGACGTCGCCGGCCGGTTCGGCTACACCCTTACCGGTGCCCAGGACGCCCAGTCCAGCCGGGTCCGCGTCATCGTCATCCGCCAGCCTGCCGCGCTGATCGGCAGCATGCCCGTCACCATGGCCGCCGCTCCCGGCGCGACACCCGAGCAGTTCGGCGCCGAGGTCATGCGGCGGCTGCGCAACGCCCAGCGAGGAGGGCGGGCGTGATGGCCGACCTGAAGGAGTGGCAGTTCGACGTCGACGGCGTCCTCATGGGCGCCGGCACCGACATCCCCGTCGGAGAGGTCGAGGGCATCGGCGGGCCCGAGCAGCGCTCGCAGGACACGGAGAACCCGGCCGGCGACGGCGTCTTCCCCGGCGTCGACCTGTACGGCGCGCGCACCATCCGCATGGAGGCCGGCATCCGTACGCCAGGCGACCCCGGCCGCGGCCTGGACCTCCTCGCCCAGCTGCAGCGCGCCGCCGACAACCCGGACGTCCGCCTCACGCCCGGCGCGATGAGCGTCCTGCGGATGAGCTGGCCCGGCCGGCCCGCCCGCCGCCTGTACGGGCGGCTGCGCCGAGTCGAGGCCACCAGCACCGCCAACACCGTCAACGGCTGGATCCCCCTCGACCTGGAGTTCGTCGCCGTCGACCCGCTGTACCACTCCGACGACGCCTACTCGCTGACCCTGCCGCTGTCCACGGACGGCCTCGGAGGCTTCCGCGCCCCGCTCGTGGCACCGCTCACCACCGGCGTGGCCATCCCCGACGAGCGGCGCGGCTGGATGACCAACGACGGGGACCGGCCGGCCTGGCCGTCGCTGGTCATCACCGGCCCGTGCACCAACCCCCGCATCCGGCACGTCGAGTCCGGCCGCGTCATCGAGCTGGGCACGTCGCTGGCCACCGGCGAGCGCATCGAGATCGAGACCCGCCCCGGCACCCGATGGGTCCTCAAGAACGGCTCCGGGAACCTCGCCACCGCTTTGTCGGCCGCCAGCCGACTCGAGGACTTCACCGTCCCGCCCGGCACCACCGAGCTCTGGTGGACCGCCCGCAACTACTCCAACAGCACCCGGCTGGCCATCACCTGGCGTGCGGCCCACGCCGCCCTGTGACCCCGAAGGAGCACGACCCGTGACGCTGATCAACCCGCCGCTGATGACCCACGGCGGCACCCACGCCGCCCGCGCCTTCCGCATGATGGTGCGCGACCTGGCGCGCGGCTCCCAAGGCGTCACCGAAGGCGACGACCTCAAGGTCTACCAGCTGGCCACCCCCGGGGCCGGCGTACGCGTCCGCGACGGCTCGGCGGTCATCCGCGGAGCCACCTGGGGGCAGGGCTCGTACACCCAGTACAACGTCGGCGACGCCATCGTGCCCGTCGCCCCCACGGGCGCGACCGCCCGCTCCGACCTGGTGTGCCTGCGCGTGGAGGACCCCGAGTACGAAGGCACCCGCGATCCGGAGAAGGACGAGATCGGATATTTCCACGTCGTCAGCAACGTGCCGGCCACCACCACGACGGTGCCCGCCGGCATGACGGCCGTCCCGCTAGCCCGCATCGACATACCCGCCAACACGGCGGTCATCACCGACTCGATGATCAAGGACGTGCGGGCGGTCGCCAACCCGCGCCGCGAGCGTCGGCTGTACACGTCCTTCCCCGGCTCGCTCAGCACGCTGACGTACCAGGACAACAAGTGGCACAACTGGCCGTCCTCCGCGCGCTGGAGCATTGCCGTGCCGTCATGGGCGACCAGCGCCAAGCTCGTAACCACCTTCGCGGGCCTGCGGCTGACCAAGAGCAACGTATACGCCAACATGCAGAACGTCTTCGGGACGGTGCAGGGACAGAACACCGCCATCGACGACGACCAGGGAACCTCCACCCGTCGCAACACGATCGTCCTCGCCGACAGCCTGTCCATCCCCGCAGCCATACGCGGCACCACCCAGACCCTGTACGTGCAGACGTACATGTCGAAGATCGAGACCGGTGACCTCAGCGTCGACGGCTCCACCTCCCTGATCGCGGACATCGAGTTCAACGAGGGCGTGAGGTAAGCCGTGCAGACGTACCGGTTCCGCAGCTGGCATGCCCTCACGGGCGAGCTGCTCGCCGCGGACCTGCCGCTGTCGCAGGTCGAATTCGGCACCGCCCGCAACGCGGCCGGGGAGTTCTCCGGCCGCCTCGAGCCGCGCTTCGCGCACCTGCTGGGCTCCCAGCTCGACCCGGGCAACACCGTGCTGACCGCCGAACGCGACCGCACGCTGCTGTGGGGCGGTGTGCTGTGGCGGGCCGAGCCGGAAGGAGCCAGCTACCCGGTCGAGGCTTCCGGCTGGGGCAGCTACCTCCACCGCCGGCACGACACCCACGGCAACCTCGACGGCCGAGGCCCGTACACCAACGCCGACCCCTGCAAGGTCATCCGCGACGCCTGGGCCTACGCGCAGGCCCAGCCGGACGGCAACCTCCGGGTCAGCGTCGACGCCACCACCAGCAAGGCAAAGGTCGGCACCACCGCCGAGCCCTACAGCACCGCCTGGTGGGAGTCCCCAGTGCTCGGCGAGGTCGTCGACGACATGACGGAGACCGAGGGCGGCCCGGAGTGGACGGAGACCACGGACTGGTCCAGCGGCCGACCGGCCGGTCGGATCCGACTCGGCTGGCCCAGGCTGGGCACCAGGCGCACGGACATCTCCTTCACCTCCGGCGTCAACGTCGCCACCACCGTGCCCGTCAGCTACGACGCCGACGACTACGCCCAGGTCGTCATCGCGCTCGGCGCCGGCGAGGGCCGCGGACGCCGCCGCGCGATCGACGCGATCCGCAACGGCCGACTGCGCCTGGAACACGTCCTCGAGGTCCCGGCGGAAAAGGGCAACGACCGGCTCGCCGCCCGGGCCCGCACCGAACGCACCTCCCGCCAGGTCATGGGCGAAGTCACCGAGATCGAGGTCATCGACCACCCCGCCGCCCGCATCGGGTCCTGGCAGGTCGGCGACGACGTACGGGTGTCCCTCCACGACCAGTGGTCCGACTTCGACGGCTGGTGCCGCATCACCAGCTGGACGTTGCGCCCACCCCAGGGCAAGGCCCCCGAGCGCATCACCCTCCAACTCGCCCGCGCCGACCGCTTCACCTACGGGAGCTGACCCCCATGGCCAACGACTTGGCGAGACTGGCCGGGCGCATCGCCAACCTCGAGCGGCTCATCAGCCAGCAGAGCCGCACGTCCCAGCTCGCCTACTCCTCCATCGAGGACGGCGCCGTCGAGGTGTACGACGTGGACGGCTCGCTGCGCGCCGTCATCGGGCAGCAGCCGGACGGCACCAGCGGCGTCGTCGCGGTCAACGGGCCCCGCCCGCCCACACCGTCGGCCCCGCAGGCCGAGCCCATCCTCGGCGGCCTGCGCATCACCTGGGACGGCGCCTTCGCCGACGCCGACACCGTCGCACCGCTGGACCTGTCCCGCGTCCAGGTGCACCTGGTGACCGGCGAGGACACCGAGCCGGACGTGATGTGGCCGGCCGCGACGATCGAAGCCGCCTCCGGGGCCTCGGTCACCATCGCCACCAACTACTACGACGACATCTGGGTACGGCTCGTCGCGGTCAACACCTCCGGTACCCCGAGCGTCGCCTCGGCCGCGACCCGTACGGCCGCCCGCCGGGCAGCGGCCGGCGACGTCGGCAACGGCGCCATCCAGGAGGGCCACATCGCCGTCGGCGCGATCGTCACGCCGCACCTGGCCGTCGGCGCGGTCACCCCCGACCAGATAGCCGTCGGCCAGGGAACCAACCTCATCCCCGACCCGGGCTTCGAGAGCGCAGCCACCGCCAGCACCATCGCCGCCGCGGGCGCCCCCTGGGCCCTGGCACCAGGCAACCGGACCGGCGTCGGTGTCCTGTGCGACTGCACCGCCGACACCGCCACCTACTTCACCCTCCCCCTGGCCACGGTCCCCGTCCTGCCAGGTCAGCAGTTCGCCCTCGGCATTGACCTCCTGATCTCCGAGGACCTCGCCGCGCAGGCAGTGAAGATCCTGGCCCGCTACGAGAGCGCCGCCGGCACCGTCCTCGGATACGGAGTCGTGGAGGCCGTCGCGCCGGAGCCCGGACGCTGGCAGCGCATCTCCGGGCAGGTCGCCGCGCCGCAGGGCGCCACCCAGGCCGTCGTGTGCTTGGAAGCGTCCGAGGCCACCCGCGGCTGGGTGGTGTTCGACAACGCGGAGGCGACCGCCATCTTCGGCCGGGTCACCGGCGGCGCCCGCGCCGAAGTCGGGCCGCAAGGGGTCCGGCTGTACGACGAGACCGGCGAGGAAGCGGTCTCCTTGGTCACCGGCGAGCCCCAGTACCTCACCCTGCGCAATGGCGGCACCGCCGTCGCCACCATCGACGACCAGGGCAACGCCGCCTTCGCCGACGTGAGCGTGGCTGGCGGCCTCACGGTCGGCGGCCAGCCGATCTCCGCGTTCCTCGGCGACCGCCCCCGGGGGCTGCTCGCCATCGACTACCAGGCCGCCAGCGTCACCGGCGGCACCAGCGAGATCGGGTTCGTTGAACTCGCCTTCGAGGCCGAGACCGACCGCATGTACCGGGTCGTCTTCGACGCCATTGCGGATCCGTCCGCGGCCGGCGGCGAGATCCAGATCCGCCTGCGCGACGGCAAGACCGGGAAGCCCACCGTCAGCTCCCCACAGCTGCAGCTGGCCACGTACCCCATGCCGTTGGCCACGAGCCAGAGAGTACGGCTGGAAGCCGTCCGGAACGGCGGCGGATTCGGCGCCGGGCTCCACCGGCTGCTCATCACCTTCAGGTGCGCGGGCGGACCGTCCGGCCAGACCGTCGACCTCTACGGCTCCTCGACCGCCCTGGGCGTTCTGTACGTCGAGGACATCGGACCGCACGTACCGGAGACCGGCGGCTACAACACCGGCGGTGGCAGCGAACCGGACCCGGTGCGTCAGTACACCAAGACCTACACGGCGAGCTGGTCGGGCTCCTACGCCAACCGCTCCGGCTACAACTCCTACTACGGCGCCAAGTGCATGCAGGGCTACTACAGCTCCAACAACGGAGTCCAGGCGTCCCTGATCGGATTCCCCGCCGCCCTGGGCACAGACCTGGCCGGCGCCACCATCCAGAGAGCGGAAATTTACCTGTACGCGGAGCACTGGTACTACGCGTCCGGCGGCAGCGCGGTCATCAAGGCCCACTCCCACACCAGCCGACCCGCCAAGTTCTCCAGCGACTCCGAAGCAAAGACCGTCTCGTGGCGCCGCAACGAAGGCAAGTGGGTCGACATCACGTCGGTTTTCGACAGCACGCGATGGAGGGGGGTCGCGCTCGATCCGAACTCCACGAACAGGACCTACTACGGCGCCTTCAGGGGGGCCGGCCAGACCTATCCGCCCAAGCTGCGGGTGACCTACACCAAGTAGAGGAGACCGCGTTCATGGCCGGCATGTACGGCGACCTGATCGACAACCCCGACTTCACCGACGGCACCGCCTCCTGGTGGGCCGGCGACCCCGCCATGGTGACCATCGCGCCCGGCCCCGGCGGCATGGACGCCGTGGCCACCACCGATGCCCTGAACCTCTGGGACGCGCCCTTCGGGCAGGACAACATCGTGCTGCGCAAGGGCGCCCGGTACACCCTGAGCTTCACGGCGAGGGCCTCGCAGGCTGGCGCCCAGCTCCGGGTGCAGGTCGGGCTCGGCGTCGACCCGTGGACCCCGGCCCTGGACAAGACCATCACCCTCGGGATGAGCGACACGAGCTTCGTGTACACCTTCGTGTCCGACCTGGACACCGCGGCCGGGCAGGTCAGTTTCCAGATGGGGCAGGCCAGCCCCGTCACCATCACCTTCGCCCAGGTCCGGCTCACCACGTCGACCATCCGAGAAGGCTTCTACGTCGACCCCGACAGCAACGCCGCGAAGTGGCTGGCGGCCAACCCCACCGACGGCCGCGCCGCGAAGATCCGCCAATCGATAGCGCGGCGTCCGGGCGCCCGCTGGTTCGGCGACTGGAACACCACCATCCAGACGGACGTCGACGCGTACGTCGCCGCGGCCGCCGCGGCCGGGCAGGTCCCCATCCTGGCCGCGTACGCCATGTACTGGCGGGACAACGGAGGCGAAAGCAGCGGCGGCGCGGCGACCCCCGAGGCGTACAAGGCGTGGGTCGACGCCTTCGTCGCCGGGCTCGGGGACCGGCCGGCGATCGTCATCGTCGAGCCGGACTCCCTGGCCCAGGCCGAGCAACTGCCCACCCCGGAGGCCCGGGCAACCCGGTACGAGCTGTGCACGTACATCGCACAGGCCCTCGCCGCGAGACCCCGCGTCCAGGCGTACCTCGACGCCGGCAACGCCACCTGGCTCCGCCCCGTCCAAATGGCCGCCCAGCTCATCCGGGGCGGCGTCGCCGCGACCAGGCGCATCGCCATCGGCGTCAGCAACTTCGACTCCACCGACATCTCCTGTCAGTACGGCCAGCAGGTCGTCGCCGCCCTCGCAGCCGCCGGAGTCCCCGGTGTCACCTTCGTCATCGACACCGCCCGCAACGGCAACGGAGCGATGGACGACCGCGGCCAGCACGTCGACTACTGCAACCCCGCCGGGCGGCGCCTCGGCGTCCCCAGCTCCATCGGCGTCGGTGGCGCCGAGTACCTGCTCTGGATCAAGTACCCGGGGGACAGCGACGGGCAGTGCGGCATCGCCCCCGCCGACACCCCCGCCGGCACGTTTAGCCCGTTCCTCGCCGAACGCCTCATCGACGGCACCTGAGCCGCACCGGCGGGCCCGGGCACGCGGGCCTGGCGCCCATCGGGCCGCACCTATCATTGATCACGGCACCTGCGGACGACCCTCCGTCCCAACGCCACCGCTTCGCGGTCCGCACCACCCCCCGAGGGATTCCGGCCGTTCCGCCACTGCGCGGACCGGAGGACACAGCCATCGGGGCGCGGGGGAGAAGCGGACCAGACGGTGCCCACCACGCACGGCGTCCTCGTACGCCACTACGACGTCCATCCGGCGCTCGGCCGCCACCAGGTCCTCGACGCCCGCTCACTGGCCCACCGCGAGACCCACGGTGGTGAAGCGCTGCAGCCGGTGCGCTGGCAGCCCGCCATCCCCGTCCTGAACCAGCAGGACCTGCTCGCCCAGGGCATCCACACCTCCACCATCACCGGCACCCGGGACGTCGACGCCGTCGGCTCCTGCACGGCGAACGCCGCGGCGGCGGCCCTGTCCGTCCTGCTCGACGCACCCGCCCTCGAGCGGGCGGGACTGCCCACCGACGACGCGGTCGCCGCAGAGCAGTGGGCGCTGCAGCTGTACTCCGAGGCCACCGCCGTCGACGAGTTCGTGCCCTACCAGTGGCCGCCGGCCGACAGCGGCAGTTCCGGCCTCGGCGTCGCCCGCGTCCTGAAGAGCCGCGGCCTGATCGGCTCCTACACCCACGCCCTGGACGCCGCGGCGCTGGCCGCCGCCCTGCAGAAGGGGCCGGTCCTGCTCGGTCTGCCCTGGTTCAACGCCTGGTTCACGCCCGCAGCGGACGGCTTCGTCGACACCGTCCCGTACTGGCGGACCTCCGGCCTCGCCGGCGGCCACGAGGTGTGTGCCATCGGCCTCGAGGAGGTCGCCCAGTACAGCGACGGCCGCGTCGTCCCGGAGCGGACCGTGCTGCGGCTGCGCAACTCCTGGGGCCCGGCCTGGGGCCAAGGCGGCGACTTCTTCCTGCGCCTGTCCACCTACGTCGCGCTGCGCGAGCAGGTCGACGCGATCCAACTCCACGCCTGACGAGGAGCGTCACGCATGTCCGCCTTCCACGCTGCCATCGTCCACCCCGACCAGTCCGTCACCTACTGCGGCGAGGTCACCCAGGACCACCTCGACCAGGTCCGCGCCATCGCGGCCGCCGACACCAGCCCCCGGTTCACCGTCGAGCACCCCAGCCGCCCCGGCGCGCTGTTCGTGCTCCGCGAGGACGGCGACCTGGACTGGTACGAGCCGGTCGACGCCGCCCCCGCGCCCGCCTACATGCCCGACCCCGAGCCGCGGGCCGTCGCCGACGACCTCCCGCCGGCCGGTGAATTGCCGCGCGGCGCCACCGGCACCGCGTGGATCTCCGGCGCCATCCGGCTCGGCGACGGCGTTATCGGCGGGGCGATGGACACCCCCGGCAACCCGCCGCGGGTCACCCACCACAGCACCGAGTCCCCGGCCGGCGGCAAGTACCTGGAGTCGATCGGCTCGTACCTGATCCGAGTCGCCTCCGAACCGCACCTGATCTACTGCCCGGTCACCGACCGCGTCGGCCAGTTCGGACCGCTCAACCAGAGCGCCCGCGCCCTGCGCAACGACGGCAGCCGCCGGACGAACCGCGAAGGCCGCGTCAACATCCAGATCGAGGTCCTGGCGTACGCCAAGAACCCCTGGACGACCGGCTGGGACCCGGCGAAGAAGCCGGGCTGGCAGAAGATCCTGGCCGCCGCCCGCTCCTGGGGCGTCCCCGACGTGTGGCCGGCCGGTGCCCCGCCGAAGTACCCCGGCGGCTACTCGGCGCGCTCGCGCAGCACCTGGCAGAACAAGGGCGGCCACTTCGCCCACGCCCACGTCCCGGGCAACGACCACGGCGACCCCGGTGCGGTCGACACCCGGAAGATCCTGGGCGGCACCGGCAGCACGCCGGCACCGAGCAAGCCCGCCAAGGACGCCTTCCCCGGCGTCGGCGTCTTCGGCCCGGGCGCCAACAACGCCCACGTCACCCGGCTGGGCACCATGCTCATCGCCCGCGGCGGCAAGCGCTTCTACTCCGTCGGCGCCGGCCCGCGCTGGAGCGACGCCGACCGCGACGCGACCAAGGCCTTCCAGACGGCCCAGGGCTGGAGCGGCGCGGACGCGGACGGAATCCCCGGACCGACCACGTGGGAACTGCTGGTCACCGGCCGCGGCAAGGACATCCCGGCCGCCTCCGCGAAGCGCAAGGTCAGCGTCGCCCACATGGTCGCCGCAGCCAAGGCGGACATCCCCGCCCCGGACGGCCACACCACCTACCCGGGCGAGGTCGGCCTCGTCGAGGACGCCCTGGTCGCCGAGGGCCTACTCGCCCGCCGGTACGCCGACGGCTCCTTCGGCACCAAGACCCGGACCGCGTACGCCGCCTGGCAGCGCAGCAAGGCCGGCGGCTCCTACACCGGCTCGGCCGCCGACGGCTACCCCGGCCTCGACTCGCTGCGCCGCCTGGCCGCCCGGCATGGCTTCACCGCAACCGCCTGACACCTCAAGGGAGACACCCCATGGCAGCCAAGTCCACCACCGAGGCCCTCGCCGACGTCGCCGAGCGCACCGCCCTGACCTACGCCGAGGCGTTCCTCGGCCTCCTGCTCGCCGGGGCCGCCACCGACGTCGTCGACCTCTCGGTCCTGCAGTCCGCGGCCGTCGCCTCGATCCCCGCCGGACTCACCGTCATCAAGGGCGCCATCGGCACCCGCCTCGGGAAGCTCGGCACCGCCTCCTGGCTGCCGGCCAAGTCCGACCCCACCACCCGCTCCTAGCACAAAGGACCTGACCATGCCCGACGGAGAGGTCGCTCTCGCCTTGGCTGACCTGCGCCGCAGCCTCGAAGTCGGGCTGGCGGGCATCGACGGCCAACTGGCCCTGCTGGTCCAGCGCACCGACCAGACCGACAAGGACGTCGCGGACCTCCAGGAACGCGTCGCCGCGCTCGAGCGTGCCCGCTGGCCCCTTCCCACCCTCAGCGTCCTGATCGCCCTCGGCGCCCTCATCGTCGGCGCCTGGGGTGCCTTCGGCCGCTGATTCCGGGTCCGCGCCGGGCCAGACGTCCCGATCCGCCCGGCCCGGCGCGGCCCAGCACACCACCTGCTGCCCCGATCCCCTGAAGAAGGAGTTCCCCATGCGTTTCCGCACCCGCTTCGGCTACGTCGCCGGCGCGCTCGCCGCGTCCACCGCCCTGCTGTTCGCCACCGCCTCCGCCGCGAGTGCCGGCTCCGACGGCGGAAGCGTCGTCGACCCCACCCGCGGCGCAACGGCCTGGTTCAAGCACTACGGCGACGTCTTCTGGGTCGAGGACACGAAGGCCGACGGCCACTCGGCCGTCGTCCGCGTCTACGTCCCCTCCGTCGGCATCGCGCACAACCTGTTCAACCCCGACGGCAAGGGCACCGCCCGCTACAAGAGCTACGGGACCGCCATCCCGGAGGGCACCACCGTCTACTACCAGGCGTGCATCGGGGAGAACGGCAACAAGACGATCATCTCCTGCACCCCGGGCTGGGCCAAGGGCGTCGCCTGAGCGGCGACATCACCCGAACTGCCCGACACTGCCCCTGACCCAGGGCTACGCTCGCCCCGTAGCCCGGCCCGCAGGGCAGGTCTGCGTCCCCCCTCGGCACCCCGGCCCCGTGGCCGGGGTGCCGTCATTCCCCGGGGCGCCCAGGCTGGTAGACCAGGCTGAACCGGTCGGCCAGCACCACCGTTTGCAGCACGCGGGCCCGGCCGGACTCCGGACGCTCCACACGGGTCACCACGGTCACCGGCTGGCCGACTACGCCGTCCAACGCCCGGGCCTCCGAATCCAGCGCCGGCCGCGAGGTGACCTGCTCCTCCGTCGCTGCGGTCTCCGCCTTTCCGCTCGCCAGCACGTGAGCGGTCACCAGCTGCACGGCGGAGCCGTCGTGCCGGAAGAGCCGCACCGCGCGGCGCACCCGGCGACCCGTACGGACGCCCAGGTGCCGAGCTACGTCGGCGGGCGCCGGCACGCTCGTCTCCGGCTCCACCTCGACTACGTCGGGGAACAGGGCGGACTCGCCGATTTCCAGCCGGAACCAGGGCTGCCCGGCCTCGGCCGGCTCACCGTGCAGCAGGCGCTGCGGCTCGGGCCGCTCACGGACGTACGTGCCGTCGCCGGTCCGCGCGACGAGGAGGCCCTCGGCCACCAGGACCTTGCGAGCCTCCAGGATCACGGTGTCCGAGACACCGAACTCGGCCTGCAGCTCCGTCAGGGACGGAATGCGGTCGCCTTCCTTGAGCTGCCCGCCTGCGATCTGGTCGCGCAGCTCCTGGGCGACGCGCCGGTAGGCCGTCGTGCGCCTGGCCACAAAGTCCCCTCACTCGTCACCTCGGGCGGGGTGCGCCCGCTGACGGTGTGTCCGACCGCCATGTTTTCTTAATCATGGCACCCAGCTCAGGGGGCTCGGTGCCATTGACGGCGCTCGGCTGCGATCGCCGCATATGCCTGCCGACAGGGACACCTGGCCGAGATGTGCCGCAGGACACACGATCACTCTCGAAACCCTATGCGTAAGGGGGTGTTATGAGTATCGTCGGAAGCGGTCGAGCAGTCGGACCTCCGGACGCGACCGCAGGTCATCGCCGTTCCCGGAACCCTGCAAGGCGCGCTCGGCCACCTTCCACACAGACCCGCCGTCGTGCTCCCGCGCGCCCGCGTGCGAGCACGCCCAAGAAGGGACGTCCTACGTGGATCGGTACTTACCCAGCCGCACAAGGCTGCTGACGTCATCCAGGCCCCTGCCGGACTTCGACGTCGTGGCCACCAGCGGCTCCTGGCTCCACCGCGCCGATGGCCGGCGGATCCTCGACGGATCGAGCGGCCTCCTCTGCGCGAACGTGGGGCAGAGCAGCCCGAAGGTCCTCGCCCGCATCGAGCAGCAGTTCCACCGCTACTCCTTCGGAGGCGCGGCCGTCGTCCAGCCCCACATCCAGATGGAACTGATGGACCGCCTCTGCCGCGCCGTGGGACGCACGGAAGACTCCGTCGCGCTGACGACCTGCGGCACCCTGGGCGTCGAGGTCGCCGTGGGCCTGGCCCGGAACATCACCCGAATGCGCCGAGGCGGGAAGAGCCGAGGGGACATCCTGACGTCCACCCTGAGCTACCACGGCAACAGCGCCCTGACCCTCGCGCTCGCCGGGAACCACGCCCGACGACCCCACCCCGAGGACGCCCTCGGCCTCGGACCGGCCTTCGCCGCGCCCTACCCGCCGACGCACAGCCACGAACAGCGCGAGTGCGACGCCTCGTGCGCCGACGAGGTGGCCAAGGCGATCGACAACAGGGGAGCGGAGAACGTCGCCGCCGTCCTGCTCGAACCAGTGAACGGCACCACCGGCGGGGCCTACGTCCCGCCCGCCGGGTACCTGCGGCGCGTGTCGGAGATCTGCCGGGAACGTGAGGTCCTCGTCATCCACGACGAGGTGCTGACCGGGCTCTGGCGCACCGGCACACCCCTGGCCAGCCACCACTGGGACGGCGCCGAACCGGACCTGTGCATCCTGTCCAAAGGGCTGGGAGCCGGCTACACCGGCATCGGAGCCGTACTCGTCGCGCCCGACATCGCACCCCTCATCCGCCACCAGAACGCCGACCCACTGCCCGCGATGGGCACCATGGCCACCCACCCGCTGCAGGCGGCAGCCTGCCTCGGCGTCCTGGACGAGCTGGAATCCATGGACCACAACGCCTTCACCGCCCGCGGCGAGCGACTCGGACGGGCCCTGCACGAACTGGCCGGCCGAGGGCCGGTGAGGACCGTGCGCGGGCTCGGGCACCTGTACGGCGTCGAGGTCGAGCCCGGTCTGCTCTGGCCCCTGATGGAGGCCACCGAAGAGCGCGACGTCTTCTTCTACCCGTTCACCGGGGCCGGCCAGCCGCGCACCGAAGGGCTGGTCGTCGCCCCACCGTTGACCTCAACGGACGAGGACATCGACTTCCTCACCGCAGCGCTCGCCGACGCGGCGACCGCGCTGCACCACAACGGCTAGCGCCGACACCACCACGAACGCCGCAGACGGCCACCGCGGCCCCCGCGCGCTCGTGACCACGAATCACCAGTGCTCAGGAGGACCATCGTGTTCCTGCCCTACCCCGTGATCGACTCCCTGACCCCCGAGCAAGTCAGCATGTGGGACGCGCACTTCTCCCCGGAGGCCGGCGGCCAGCGCCGCCCGGCCATCGAGGAGGGCATCTGGCGGCGGACCCAGGACCCGGCCAACCGCGAGCAGTCCGGATGGACCGAGGACGAGTCCGGACGCCGCCGCGTCGTCCACTACCGCCTGCACTACGGCCTCGACCGCACCCAGCCCATGGAGCGCCTGGTGCTCGAGGAGCTGTACCTGTACGTGTCCTGGCTGGCCCCGGCCGCCGAGGTCGCCGTCCACCGCAAGGAGCTGGACAAGTGGCTCGCCGAGGGCCGATGGAAGCCGGCCAGCGACGAGCCCGGCACCTGGCGCCGCGGCGACCTCCGCGCCACCGTCACCGAGCACACCACCCACCCGCAGGACGAACGCGCCGACCGCGACACCCCCGACGGGTTCACGTCGGTCGACGTCACGATCCACTCCGTGGACTACACCCTCACCCGGGCCGCCCGGAACCTGCCCTGGGACGTCCTCGCCGGCGGCATGCGCGTCAAGGAGCAGCGCGGCACGCCGACCTACGCCGACGACCTGTCCGGCCTGCTGGACTACCTGCCGTTCGTCGTGGAAGCCGGATGCGGGACCAGCATCGAGGCCGGCATCCCGCCGCTGCACTGGCTCCACGAGGTCTACCGGGTCACCGCCCGCACGGGCAACGACCTCACCCAGGGATACAAGTTCACCCTCGTCCCCGCCGATGACATCCTCGTCAAGGAGGTCCTGACCGACACCACCCGCAAGGTCAACGACATGACCTCCATGTTCCGGTCCCTGGTCCTCGCCGAGCCGACCAGCGCCCACCGCGTCCTGAAGGCGCTCCACGACGCCGGCGCGATGACCGGCCCGGTGGCCACCCACAACTTCGACCGGCTGTTCGCCAAGGCGGAGCTGCAAGAGGCGTTCATGCGCCGCTACGACCAGCGCACCCCGTACATGCCCTTCCCCGACGACGCCAAGGCCCTGCTCGTCATCGGCCTGCACGCCGACCGCCGCGCCGTCCAGGCCCGCGCCCGTGAGCGCGGCCTGAAGGTCTTCTACCTCGACACCGAGGGCGTCACCGAGAACGGGGTGCACAAGGAATACCTCATCGAGGGCGCCCGGGAGGGCGACGTCATCGTCCGCTCCGAGGCGATCCCCGCCCTCCAGCACCTGGCCGAACTCCTCAAGGTGAACATCTGAGCGAACTCCGCCCGGGCCAGGGCGAGTTCACATCCCGATACCGTCTGGGGGCACACCGGGCACGGAGTGCCCCCAGACCAGACAAGGACTCTGCAATGCGCGTATCCGTGATCGGCTGTGGCCACCTCGGCATCCCCCACGCAGCGGCCATGGCCGAACTGGGCCACGAGGTCGTCGGCGTGGACGTCGACCAGGCCAAGGTCGACCGGCTCAACGCCGGCGAATGCCCCATCTACGAGGCCGGCCTGCCCGAGCTGCTCGCCCGCCACACAGCCAACGGTCGCCTGCGCTTCACCACCAGCATCCGCGAGGCCGCCGACTTCGCCGAGCTGCACTTCATCGGCGTCGGCACCCCCATCGACGCCGACGGCCGCTCCTACGACACTGGCCAGGTCTACGGCGCCATCCGCCAACTCGCCCCCCACCTCCACCAGCCGTGCACCATCGTCGGCAAGAGCACCGTCACCGTCGGCACCACCCGACAGGTCACCGCCCTCGCCCAGCGCCTGGCGCCCGCCGGCGCAGCGGTGGAGGTCGTCTGGAACCCGGAGTTCCTACGCGAAGGCCACGCCGTCGAGGACACCCTGCGCCCGGACCGCCTCATCGCCGGCGTCACCACCGCGGAGGGCGAAAAGGCGATCCGCGCGGTGTACGCCGGGATCATCGACGCGGGAGTGCCGATCTTCGTCACCGACCCGCAGACCGCCGAGCTGGCCAAGGGCGCCGCGAACACGTTCCTCGGCCTGAAGATCAGCTACATCAACGCCGTCGCCGACATGTGCGAGGCCGCCGACGGCGACATCTCCCAGATCGTGGAGATCCTCGGCATCGACCCGCGGATCGGCAGCGGCGGCATGCAGCCCGGCATCGGCTACGGCGGCGGCTGCCTCCCCAAGGACGTTCGCGCCTTCACCGCGAGCGCCCGGCAGCTCGGCGCCGACCAGGCCGCCACGCTCCTGCGCGCCGCCGAGGTGATCAACGAGAACCGCACGACCGTCGCCCTGGGCCTCATCACCCGCGCCCTGGGCGACCGCCCCATCAAGGGCAGCAAGGCCACCGTATGGGGCGCAGCCTTCAAGCCCGGCACCAACGACGTCCGGGAAAGCCCGGCCCTCGCCCTCGCGCAGGCCCTCCAACAGGCCGGCGCCACCATCACGATCCACGACCCGCAGGCCGTGACCACCGCGATGGTCCGCAACCCCGAGCTCGACTACACCGACGACCTGCCCGCGTCCCTCGACGGAGCCGACATCGTCGTCCTGGCCACCGAGTGGCCCGAGTACCAGCAGGCCAACCCCCAGACCCTCGCGGACCGGCCCGCCCAGCCCCTGCTCGTCGACTGCCGCACCAGCCTCGACCCCGAGCCCTGGCGCGCGGCCGGCTGGACCGTCCACCAACTCGGACGACCCGGCAAGTAGAACCCCGCCCGCCACCGCACCGAGCAGGAGATGACGCACGATGCCCCACGAGGTCGTTCTCCGTCGCGCCGACAGCGCCGACGCATTGCCCGCCGCCGACGTGTGGCTGCGCTCCTACGCCGCCGCCGTGCCCTCAGTGCGCTGCGCCCACACCGCGGCCGAGGTGCGGGACTGGTTCACACGCGTGCTCGTGCCGCACCGCGAGACCTGGGTGGCGACCAGCGGAAGCAGCGTGGTGGGCGTCATGGTGCTCGCCGGCCGTGAGCTGAAGCAGCTCTATCTGGACCCGGCCTGGCGCGGCCGCGGGCTGGGCGACCGCTTCATGGACCTGGCCAAGCAGCGGCAGCCGGGCGGACTGACGCTGTGGACGTTCCAGGTGAACCGTCCGGCCCGTCGCTTCTACGAGAGGCACGGCTTCGTCGAGGCCGACCGAACCGACGGCGCCCGCAACGACGAGCGGGAGCCGGACATCTGCTACGTCTGGGCACCCGCGTAGACGGTCCGAAACTGCCCGCCCGCCGGGACCGAACGCTGTCGGCCCGTGCCGGTCACCTGCACTTCGCGGTGGCCGCCACGGGCCGGCGGCGTCCCGGCGACCGTCGAGGGGTCCATCGCCACCGGCTCCGAGCGGTCTACCGTGTCGCTCCATGACCACTCTGATCATCGGCGGCAGCGGCTTCCTCGGCTCCGAACTCGTCCGACAGGCGACAGAAGCCGGGCACACCACAGCCGCAACGTACGCCACGAAACCGGGCGACGCCTCCACCGCGGCCTGGCACCACCTGGATCTGCGCAACCCGGAGCTCGTCGACGCCGTCCTGGCCGAGGTCCGGCCACGCGTCGTCATCAACGTCTCGAGCGGCGCCGCCGACTGGGCAATCACGGCCCAGGGCCCCATCCGGCTCGCGATGGCCGCCGCGCAGCACGGCATCCGCCTGGTCCACGTGTCCAGCGACGCCATTTTCTCCGGCTCGCGAGTGCACTACGACGAGTCCTGCCTTCCAGACCCCGTCACCCCGTACGGCGCAGCGAAGGCGGCGGCCGAGACCGGGATCCTGGCCGTGCACCCGGACGCCGCTGTCGCCCGCACGTCGCTGATCATCGGCCACGGACGGTCCGCTCACGAGCAGACCGTGTACCAGCTGGCCGCCGGTACCCGCGCCGGCGCCCTGTTCACCGATGACGTCCGCTGCCCCGTGTACGTGGGCGACTTGGCCGCCGCCCTGCTGGAGCTGGCGTCACTGGAGACAGCCGGCATCCACCACATCGCGGGAGCCGACGCGGTGAGCCGCTTCGAGCTGGGCACGCTCATCGCCGGCCGGGACGGCCTCGACGCCTCACGCCTGCCCGCCGGACTGCGGGCCGACAGCCCCCTGCCCGGCGCCCTGGACGTACGCCTCGACAGCCAGGCAACCCAGCAGAAACTGAGGACGACACTGCGCGGCGTGCGTGAGTTCTGCAGTACCGCGATCTGAGCGCGACCGGTCCGTACCGGCCACCGTAGGGAGGGCTCGCCCCGGTGTCGGTACCGGCCGATAGCGTGCCCGCATGGATCACCTCGAGGCGCTGGACGCCGGAGACTGGATCGGTCTCGGAACCGCAGTCGTTGCCGTCATCGCGGCCGTCATCAGTGCGTGGCAAGCGAACATCGCCCGCAGTTCTGGGAAGAAGCAGCTGGAGCTGGCGGAGCGCGTCCACCGCGAGCAGAACGAGCCATACGTCATCGTGGACATCGAGCCCTACATGCCCGGGCACGCGTTGATGGTTCTCGTCATCCAGAACATCGGTACCACGGTCGCGCGCAACGTACGGATCAGCGCGGACCGGCCGCTCGAGACGACCTGGGGCGAGGAGCCGACCGAGATCCTCCAGCGGGTACTGACTCGTCCGATCCCGATGCTGCCGCCGGGGCGGCGCCTGACCTACCTGTTCGACGATCACGACCGGTGGGGGACGGAACTGCCCAGCGTCTACGTGTTCACGGTTCGGGCCAAGGGCCCGTACGACGAGATGGAGCCCGCGGAGTACACCGTCGATATCTCCACGTGGGCGGAGTCCCTCGCGGAGGAGCGGCCGACGCTGCGGCTGGAGGAGGCGTTGGACGGCATCTCCGCACAACTCGATGAGCTGGTCCGTCGGTACAAGCAGGTGACCGGTCCGGCCGTGCAGGAGGAGCGGGAGCGCATGATGCGGGAGATCGAGGAGCGCCGAGCACGGCGTGCCAGCTCGAGGACGCCGTCGGCCGGCGACGGTTCGGGCGAGGGCGAGCCGAGCGTCATCCCGCCCCAGCAGTAGGAAGGGATCGGGCACCGGCTGCGCGCGGGTGTCCGACCCTCGTGTAACTAAATAACAGCAAACAGCCGAACACCCTGATACATGGGTTGGCAGGGGTGGGGGAGCGCGTGGCCGGAGGGTCGGAGGTTCGCAATGTCCGTACCGGACCGGCACGTACGACTCGGTTCGACACGAGCCGAAACGATGGGCTGGCTGGACGAGGGGAGGTGTGATCGCTAGCTGCTTGCTCTTATTTTGTGACACGGCGGTCGGACACCGCGCATACTTCGAGGCGAGAGGACCGCGGGCACCACGCGGACACGGCCAAGGAGAGACGTTGTCGAAACTGACCCTCGTCGAGCTGAGCGACCTTCCCCACAAGCCCCACGGCTGCCCCACGGAGGTCCAGCGCAGCTGGGAGAGGCTGAAGGCCACGCACAAGTCCGTGTCCGGACTGTTCACCACACTCAACGAACTGCGCGCCGCCCAGGACGACATGCGCGGCGCCGTCTCCGAGACCCACCGCGACCAGGCCCGCGCCGCGATCGTCTTCACCGCGGCCGGCATCGACGCCTGCCTGCGCACCCTGCTGCGCGACTCGCTGCCGACCCTGCTCTCCACCGCCGGCGACGCACACGGCGCCTTCGTCGCCCACTTCATGGCCAACCGGCTCAACGGCGACATGACCCGGGCCACCAAGCAGGCCGTCGTCGACATCGACCCCCGCTCGGCCCTGATCGACCTCTACGTCCAGGACCTAACCGGCTCCAGCATCCAGGGGGGCGCCGACCTCATCCGCTGCCGCAACGCCCTCGGCCTGAAGAACGATCCCGCCCTCGACGACCAGATACTCAAGAGCCACCAGCCGTTCTTCAACGCCCGGCACGAGGTCGTCCACGAACTCGACCTGGTCGACCCCTCCGGTCGGGGCACCCGCCGCCGACGGCACCGCGACCTCGCGGCCGTCGGCGCCCAGTGCGACGGCGCGCTGCAACTGCTGCACGCCTTCGTCGCACCGACCGCCCGCGCCGTGAAGGCCGCGCACCGCGCGATGGTGCGGAGCGCCACGTGAACGCCCCGGCCCGCGGTACGGCCGCCGTGAAGCGGTTCGTGGCCACGCTGCGCGCGGAGGCCACCCAGCGCCTGCGCCGGACGTACCTGGACGAGTACATCGCCTGGCTCGCCGAGCAGCAGCAGTGCGGCACCAGCCGGGTCACCACCGAGGACCTCCTGGACGAGGAGAACGCCCTGGCGTGGCTGGCCGCTGCCCAGCGCGGCCTCACCCGGCGCCGCCCGGGCCTGCACGGGCCGACCGCGCCGGCCGCGACCAACTCCATGGCCGCGCGCACCAGCTCGGTGAACACCTTCTCCCGCTACTGCGGTCATCCGCTCGAGCTGCAGCCGCCGGCGGCGGAGTTCGCCGACCGGCTCACGCCGACCGAGGCCCACCGCACGCTGCGGCTGCTGACCGGCCACCACCCGGCCGGGATGCTCGAGGCGACCTGGGAACGCTCGGTCGCGCTGATCGCGCTCGCGGTGTGCACGGGGCACGGGATAGGAGTGCTGCACCCGATGCGGCTGGCCGACCTCGAGCTGGAGCGGTCGCTGCCGCGTGCCCGGGTCGCCGGCGCCTGGTACCCGTTGGACGCCGTCTCGCGCGGTGCACTCGCCCGCTGGAAGGCGACGCACAAGGCGCTGACCGCCGGGCACCTGAAGGTCCTGAAGGGCGGGCGGGTGGAAGAAGTGTGGGTGACCACGGCGCCCGGGCGTCCGCGCGGCGGGCAGCCGGCGCCCCCGGCCGGGCTGCCTGCGGCCGTACGGACGCTGGAGGCCGCCCACCGCAAGCTGACCGCCACGGCGTTGGGCACGCCGCTGCTGTTCGAGCAGTTCTGCACTGTCGAGGCCGACGAGGAGAGCGCGGCCGCGGGGCCACCGGCCGGGTAGCGAGCGGGACAGCGGAAGGGCCCTGCCTCTCGGCAGGGCCCGGTGGTCGGGGTCAGAGCGGGATCCGGGGGGACTGCGCGTCCAGGCGCCCCATGGTGCAGTCGGGGCAGAGGTCGCCGTCCTCGACCGGGTTCCCGCAGGGCTCGGTCCAGCCGCGGCAGGTGCGCGGCTCCGTCTCGATGGTCTCAGTCGGCATCGTGGCTCCCTTTCTCCGTCTCGGCCGGTTGGTGATGTCAGATGGTGCCGTAGAAGGCGGCTCGCATCCGGTCCTGTTCGTCCTCCCAGGCGTAGCGGTCATTGGTCTCCGCCGCTCGCAGCCATCCGTTCTCGGCGTCGGCCTCGCTCTTGGCCTGGGCTTCCCAGTCTTCCGGGCTGTACCGGGCGTACACCGCCTCGTCCTCGGTGGCGTAGGTGATGCCGTCCAGCTCCTCGATGAACAGCGACTCGGCGGTGGTGTCGGTTATGCCCTCGGGCCGCATCGTGGTCCTCCGTCGTCGTGGCGTTCCCTACGCCCACGACTTTACAACGCTACGTTGTAAAGAGTCCAGTCGATTCGGGATCGGATCCGGAATTCCAGCGGCCCGCTGGAACGGGCCGCGGGTGGAAATACGACGCTGCCCACGGGTAGAAACCGTTGCCGACGAACCTGTTAGAAGCATGAACCTGGGAAAGGCGTCGGTGGTGACGGCCGTAGGCCATCCACCAGTGGTGTTAGGCGCCGGCGCGGGCGGCGAAGCCGCGTGGGAAAAAGTCGTCCGCGCCGAATCCGGGATCTTTTCGAAGGCCGTTGATGTGGTCCGGAACGGCGAGCTACGTTCCTGGCCACCCGAAAGCGGCGAGCGGGAAATTCCGCCGACCCGAGGAATGGACTCCACGGCATGACGACGACCAACATCCCGGCGCTCCTGGCCGACGAGGGCGAACCGCAGGTCGCCTTCGACCTCCTGGCCGCGGCCGGGTGGACCCTGCACTCCGTCCCGACGGACAACAGCCAGATGGTGGCGCCCGGCGGGCAGGCCCGGCTGGTGTTCCAGCCCGAGTCGGCCGAGTACGCCAGCACCGACGTCCTCTGGAAGGTCCAGGCGGTCACCTTCGCGCCCGGCCACGACCAGGAGTTCCTCGCGGTACCGGCCAAGCCGCGCTCCTGGACCGCCACCTTCACCGGTGAGGTGCCGGTCGAACTGATCGGCGCCTTCCTGGAGCGGCTGGTGGCCCCCGAGGGCGTCGACCGGGGCCCGGCCGAGACGGGCACCGCCGCGGCGGCCTGACGCAGGCACAGGCCCGGGCCCGGCCCCGCGCGTATCGGGGTCGGCCCCGGGCCGCCATCGTAGGCCGCCCACACCCTCGGGTATCCGCGCTGCACCGAATGCGTGAAGTACGGGACCAGACCAGCGCCGGGCGCAGTTCCGAGTCGTTGACCGGCCATGGGACGGAAGAGTCAGGCTCGACGAGCGGCGAAGGGCAAGAGGCCCAAGGACCGCAGCTGGCGGGACGCGCCGGCCATGTCAGTGCCCCTGTACCCCCTCGTGCACCGGGACTGCGCAGAAGTGATCGAAGGGCGAACGTACCCTCCGACGATGCGAATCCGCATGGAGGAGACCGGCGACCTCGTGGCGCTCGACGCCATCGCAAGCATGTGCGCCATCGCCGAGGGACGCATCACCGGCCACGACGCACGCTACCTGGCGGCGATGATCACCACCGCCGAGGAGAACGCCGGCGTCAGGTCCCGTGACGACATGGACCTCGACGAGTACATCGCCTCGCACACGCGTCTGTTCCAGGGCGGGTTCATCGGCTACGACGAGCACGGCGGATACCTCTCCACACGTGCGGCGGACCCTGCCGCGCTCGCCTCCCTCGTGGGTAACTGAACACACCCCGTCCCGCCGCAGACCGCAGAGGCCCGGGCGGGACGGAAGTTCAGGACGGCGGATGAAGGACGCCGGGATTCTCGTGGAGGACGAGGAGGGCGCGGCACTGTGTCGCCAGGTCCCGCAACTGCTCGGGGCAGTCGTTGCCGCGGGACGTACGGAGCATGCGCCGGCTTCGCACGAGGACCCATCGAGCGACGAACTGCTGGTGGCCGCGCAACCGCGGCACCAGTGTGGCCACCTCGTGCACCAGCAGGCCGACGTGGCCGCGCACCCGGCCGGCGAGGATCTCCAACTCGCCGCCGGAGATGTCGGCCCCCCACAGCAGCCTGTCGTATGTGGCGCGGATGGTCTGCACGTCTATCGGCGCGGCTGACTTCGACGCCGCGGCGGTCACCGCCGGGCCCCTCGGGACCGGATGACCGTCGACATCCTGATGACCTCGCGCAGGTATCGGCCGACCTCTTGGCCGTTGAGCAGCTCGCGCGGCGTACGGGTGGCCTCCAGCCAGGGCGGGGTGTCCCACCGCGTGCCGTGGCTGGGCGGCAGGGCGATCCAGCCGTCCTCTCCGGTGCGAACCTCGACGCACGCGTGGACGGCCGCGTACCGGCCGGTGGCCGGCAGCACCAGCAGGGCCGCGACGTTCGAGTCCGTCACCAGGCAGGGCACGGGGTGGCTGCGGTCGAGCCACGCCATGGTCGCCATCCCGATGCGGTGCGGGACGAGGACGGCGTCGAACTGCCGGGTCGCGGCGATGAGGGAGGCGCCGGGCGCCGTCTCGAGCGCGCCTTCGACGCCCTGCTCGTCGAAGGGCTGGACTCCGGGAAGAACGGGGTGCGCGCCGGGCGCCGGGCAGGCGGGGTTGTCGCAGGTGCAGCCCTGTCGGGGGCGCCATCGGTGTCCGAGGGCGACGGGCCAGCCCAGTTGAACGTAGGCGCGTGCGGCGTCTGCCGGTGCGCGGGTGTTGATCGGCTCCATCGCCGATACCCCCAGGTGATCACTTAGATACGGAATGTGACCCGTCTGAGGATGATGGGCTCCGGGCACCGCGCCCCCTAGAAAAACTAGGGGGCGTTTCCGGCGGGGGGCGTTCAGTGCACCAGCTCCATGTGCCGAATCAGGCTCGACAGGGCGCTCTTCTGCGACGGCACTCCGATGCGGGCCATGTCGCTCACCAGCGCCCTCGCCATGGGGTCGGCGTGCACGTAGAACGGGGCGTCCGCGGCGGCCGCGCGTAGCTTCTGGACGGCCGAGGGGCTCTTGCCCATGCGGTGCAGGGCCCTCGCCTCGTCGATGGCGTAGTGCGTGCGCCGCTCTCGACTCGGCACCTCCCCGACGGTCACGGCCGGCACCTTCTTCAGCCCGGTGTCCGGCTGGTCGACCTCGACGCCCGCCTCGGCGGCGTGCACCGCGACGGTGCCGCGGCCGAACACGGTGTGGCTGTCGACGTCGTACCAGCCCTCGCCGAGCCGGTTGGCGTCGTCCAGGGCGGCGTCGATCCTCGCCCAGGCGTCGGACTTCTGGTTGCCGCGCGCGTGTGCGATGGCGCACCGCAGGTGCAGGGCGCCGCGCAGGGAGATCGCCTTGCTGTCCTGTCCGGTGGTGTGCGGCTCGAGGTCACGCAGCGCCGCGTCGGCGACCGCGACCGTGTCCTTCAGCGAGGCCTGATGCAGCAGCGCGCCGCATCGGTCCCACGCGACCGCGCCCTTGACGACCGGGTCGTCGAGCTGCCCGGCCGCGCCGGCCGCCACCTCGGCGGCGATCCAGGCCAAGTCGGGGTATCCGAGCTGGTTGAGGGCCATCCGTGCGGTGCGGGCGGCGTCGACGAGCAGCCGCAGGACGTCGTCGCGGCCGCGGTCGTGCGCGAAGAGCAGGGTCGTGTTGAGGTCCTCGATCATGTGGGGCAGGAGGGTGGCGACCTTCGGCAGGTCCGCGGCCTGGCGGGCGGCGTTCGCCGCGCGGGAGCGGCGGCGCATGTCCGTGAGGTCGGCCGGCGGGCCCTGGGGGCTGAGCCCGGGGTGGCCGGACAGGATCAGGCCGGCCCGGCGAAGGCCCGTGCGCAGGGCGGGGATGTGCGCGTGGGCGAGGCTGCCGCCGCCGCGCTGCAGCCGGTAGGGCTGGCCCAGCAGCCAGACCACGTCCACGTCGCAGCGGTCGGCGATCGCTGTGATGACGGAGAAGCGGTCGAGGGCCTGGCGGCCGGACTCGACGTTCGCCATCCAGCTCTCGGCCCGGTTGAGGAAGTCGGCGAGTTCGACTTGTGTGAGGCCGGCGGCGTTTCTGGCGATCCGCACGCGCGTACCGATGTGCTCGTCACTGGAGAGAGGCATACTGGCTCCGTTCTGACTCGACATCGGAACCGTACGCCGAATGGTGCAGGGCCGTCCCCTTCCGGGAGAGGCCCGCGCCGTTCGGCGTACGTGCGTTCCGGCGGATGGTCAGCCGGCGTCTGCTGCAGGAAGCTTGGCGAGCGCCGCGGCGAGCTGGTGGACGGACACCGACCCCGTCTCGGGGAGCCCCGCGTCCAGCCAGGCCCGGCGGGCGGCATCTGTGTCTCCCTCGGCCGCGGCCAGCACGTTCTCCTTCGCGCTGTGCTCGTGCACCGGGTCGGTGTCCGGACCGTAGTCGGTCAGGTGGACGACGGTGCGCACCTGCATCTTGGGGTTGCCGGCCATCTGCTCGTTGACGCGGTACACCCGCAGCCGGTGCCCGACCAGCACGCGGGCCCGTTCGATCATGGCCCGCCCCGCGTCGGAGTCGCCGCGGTCGGTGCGCAGCTGCTCCAGCTCGCCGGAGGTATTGCGGACCACCAGGACGCCCCGGGTGCTCGTGTCCTCGAGGCGCAGCGACAGCAGAGTCGCCGTGAACTGCTTCGCCGCGTCCAGGCGCTGGAGGTCCTGCCCGACGGTGTCGGCGAGGGTGTAGAGATGGATGGCCCGGGCGCGGACCTGGTCGGTCCAGGCCGCCTCCTCGCCCGGCGGGCACGGGCCAACCGCGCGGGCGGCGGCGAGGGTCAGTTCGAGGTCACGGGGATTCACCCGCTCATTGTCCCCGCCGCGCCCTGGCCAGTCCGTCGGCCGACGCGGCCCGAGGTGGGCTGTTGCCGGGGCCTATGTGCGGGCGATCTCCTGCAACAGCGCGTCGAGGAACTCCGGGTCGCCGTCGTCGTGGAGGCCAATCTGTGCGCAGGTCATGCCAGCGGCGTGCAGGCGCTCGCGGGTGGTGGCGTGTCCGGGGTGAAGGCGTTGGAGTTGTTGTGCATGCGGGGTGGCTTCCTCGACGCGGTCGAGGAGCGCGGCGAACTGCCGGGTGGTGAGGTGGGTTTGGCCGGTGGTGGCGAGGGCGCGTCGCGCGGCCCGCTCGTAGGCGTTCATGAGCGCCTACCGTAGCCGGGAGCGGCAGGGGCTAGCCTTCTGTCGTGCGTGAGTTCGAGCTTCCTTCATCCGCTGCCGTCACCGATCCGCGGCCGTCGATCGTGTGCCCCGAGTGCGGTGCGCAGTCGTGGCACCCCAAGGACGTGGAGCAGGGCTACTGCGGCCGGTGCCACTGGTGGACCGGGAACCCCGTGCTGTACGCCGCGTGGAAGGCGGAACGCGAGGCGGCCGGCGATGGCCCGCCTCGCGCCGCAGCGTCATAGGGTCCGCAGGACGGCGACGACCTTGCCGAGGATGACCGCTTCGTCGCCGGCGAGGGGCGCGTACGCCGGGTTGTGCGGCATCAGCCAGACCCGTCCCGCGTCCCGCTTCAGGCGCTTGACCGTGGCCTCGCCGTCCAGCATGGCGGCCACGATGTCGCCCGGCTCGGCGCTGGCCTGCCGGCGGACGGTCACCACGTCTCCGTCGCAGATGGCCGCGCCGATCATGCTCTCGCCCACGACCTTCAGCGCGAACAGCTCGCCATCTCCGACGACGTGCCGCGGGAACGTGAGCACGTCCTCGACCATCTCCTCCGCCAGGATCGGCGTGCCGGCGGCGATGCGCCCCACCAGGGGCACGTGGGCAACGACGGCCGGGCTCGCCTCGGTCCGGCTGTCCGCCAGGACGTAGGCGCGCGGGCGGTTGGGGTCCTGACGCAGCGCGCCCTTCTTCTCCAGAGCCTGGAGCTGGTAGGCGACGGACGAGGTACTGGACAGGCCCACGGCAGCGCCGATCTCGCGCATCGACGGCGGGTAGCCGTGCTCGTCGAGGAAGCGAGCGATGTACGCCACGATCTTCTGCTGGCGGACGGTCAGCACCTCTCCGCGGGCGCGGGGGCCCGGGGGCCTCTCGGTACTGGTTTCGGCAGTGACGTGCATGGGCGTGTCCCCCCAACGTGCGATCTTGCTTCCACAGACGGTATCCGGACATTCACCGCACGGGAACAAGATTTCGAAGAATGGTTACTGCGCTGCACACGAGCGCCCACCAGCACCGGTCCCACGACGGCGGATACGCTGCCCTCATGAGCACCACCACAGCAGACGTCGCGGCAGCAGCCGCCGCCACCGTGTCCTGCAGCGTGTGCAAGACCAGCGTGCCGAAGCCGGCCGACGCGCAGTGGAAGCCGCTGTGGGAGGCGGGATGGCGCTGGATCGGAAGCTGGAAGCTGCACTCGTGCCCCGCCTGCCCGCCCGTCATCGTCGTCGACGAGCAGGGTCGGCACCGCCTGGGCCCCGGCGCGCAAGGTCGCACGGGCCCGCTGGACGGGTAGGTTCAGGGGTATGACTCCTTCCGTGCTGCTGGCTCTCTGGCTCGCCAACTGGCTGGTGACGTCGAGCATCGTCGTCTTCGTGGTGAAGAACCGGCCCGCCGGGACGGAGAGCGCGGCCCTGCCCCTGCGCGGCCGGGAGGACAACCTGCCCGGGCTGCTGACGTGGCTGCTGCTGGCCTGGCCCGCTGTGCTGCTCCGACTCGTGCCCCTGGTGCTTCCCCTGGACAGCCGGCGGGACGGAGCAACGCCGCGGCGATGAACGGTGAGCCCGACGATCCGCGCTTCGAGTGGGTGGAGGTGACCACCGCCGGCGGCCCCGAGGAGTGGATCCGGGGGCGGTGCCACCACCTCACGCCGCTTCCCGTACGGGCCTATCCGACCGGCGAGTTGGTGGCCCGGCTCTGCCCCGACTGCGACGCCCAGCTTCCCGTTCCCGCCGAGCCGGCATGGAGGCCGACCGCGTAGGACGGGCGGACGGCATCCCTCGATCGGGCGAACGCCCGCTGCAGGTGCCCGGCGGGACACTACGCTTCGCCGCATGCCGACATCACGTGATCTCGACGGCCGGGTAATCCTCCCGCTCGAGCGGATCGAGTCCCTCGACCGGGTCCTGGACCTCCGCAAGGAGGTGTTCGAAGCCGGTGGCCTCCCTTACCCCGAGGACTGGCCGCTGCCACCGTGCCTGGAGTGCGGCGCCGGGGTGCAGAGCTACGTGCGCGGCCGGGGCGGACTCCCGACGTCGTACTGGTTCTCCCCCTGCGGACATGGTGTCGTGGCGGACCGCGTAGGGACCCTCGTATAAATTCCCTTATACGAGGCTGGTTCGTCAGGAACGATCCTGAGGGGGAGAGGGCATGGACAACGACCAACCGCAGCAGCCCACTGTCATGGTTCCAGGGACCTCACAGGCGGGGGGCTGGCGGCCGACGAAACGTCGGGCGTTCCTAGGCGACTTCGCTCCCGCCTTCTTCGACCATGCCTACATCTATCGACCCGATGGACGCATCGGTTGGCCGAACGCAGTCCTGGAGAACGCGAACGGACTAGCACTCTGCTACGACGAGCTGTGGTTTCTGAAGCGAAGGCATTGTCCGGCGGACATGCAGAACCTTGACTTCGTGAAGTTTGTCTCTGACGACCCCCAGTTGGCGAAGACTGCCGAGGAGGCAGGCGCAGACGGCCTCCGGATGTTGCGGGCCCTCTGGGCGGAGCAGCACGCCGATGGCCCCGGGGCGGCGGCCGACCCCGCACGCAACCGCAAGTACGCGCGCCGCTGGGCCCAGCACAGTCGGCTGCGCGATCACCTCACGCACGCCATGGAGTCCGGTGGTTACACTTGCTCGCTGGCGCCCATCCAGCACACTGAGACCCCATGGCTCGGCGTGTGGGCAGATCTGCACCAACTCTCCCAGTTCCTGATCGCGGACGCTCTCGGCCTCGGCCCGATGGACGTCATCATCAACTCCGGCTCCGGGGTGCTGCCCAGCCTCTGGCAGACGACCGGCGGTGATGACCTCGATGGGGCGCAATTTCACGCAACCCAGATCACGGCCATTGAGGAAATCCTTCACCTCCGAAGCGCTGAGAGGTTGACTCCCCGAGGGGCCTACCACGGTTACATCTCCGACTTGCGCAGCGACAAGCGCATCAAGGACCTGCGGGAGTTCCTCACAGGGCGCCCCTCGCCCGCCGGCACTGCAACGGCACTGGCGCAGCAGGTCGAACAGCTCATTGACGCGGCTCGTGATGAGGCGCTTCGAATCCAGCATCGACCGACCCTGTTGCGCACCCTGGGCACGATGGCCCTTGGATCAGTCGGCAACTACCTGTTTCCCGGACTGGGATCACTGAGCAACCTACTGAATGCGGACCGCGTGATCTCCGACTTCAAGTTCCGCAGTAACACCCGGTGGGCCATGTTCGTCGTCGATGCTCGCTCGCACGTCCAAGCCCATGAAGACGGGAAGAACTTGCGCCCGTCCGCAATCCGCCCCCGAACGGAGATGCAGTGACCGAGCCCCTGCCGGACCGAACGGACGAGACCGTCACCTGGCTACGCGAGACGATCGCTGGCGCCCCAGCCGATGCCGCGCCCGAGCTGCACAAGGCTGTGCTGCGCGTCCTCGACTTGTACGAGGCGGCCTCCGCCCGGGCCCGGCGCGACGACAGCTTCCTGCACGCGTGGGCGCTGAACTTCGACCTCGAGGGCTTCACCCCGCCCAACGAGTCCGGCGCTCGGACTCTGCTGCCCGGCCTCACCGCCGTCATCCACCAACTCGCCCTGGTCTACGGCGACGACGAGCCGCCGCAGCACCTCGTCGGCCTTCCCACCCCCGAGTGACGGAGGTCCCCGACGTGAGCCACGCATCCAGCGCCCTCCAGGCCGCGAAGCATGCGGGCCTGTGGAAGGCCGACCACGGCCAGGCGCCGCACTACAGCCGCGCGGCCCTGGAGCTCTGGCCGTGCTACGCCTGCCCGTTGGACGGCTGCGACTGGCACCACGACGACGACGCCACCCGGCCGAGCGCCCCCGCGCTGCTGGAGGCGAAGGTCCTCGAGCACCTCGCCAGCCACAACGTCGTCGGCATACTGCGCTCCCTGCAGGCCGCCCGGGACGCCAGCGTCGCCGTGCGCGAGTCCAACAACCGGGCCTGGGACGTCGTGAACCTGCACCGGCTGCGCGCGGTGCGCCGGGGCGAGCACGCCTACAGCGACCCGGTCGGGCAGATGCTGTCCGCAGCCCTGGTCGGAACCGCCGAGCACGGGGACGTGCGCCGCGAACTGACCGAGCTGAGCGAGGGCGTGGCCGGCGCCCGGGACATCGCCTCCGTACCGGTGGCCGAGCGGCTGACCGGGATGCGCCCGTGACCGCCGTCCGCGCACTGCACCGGTGCGACGAGTTGTGCTGCTGCCCGGTGCACGGCACGGCTCTGTACTTCGCGCCGGCCAGTAACGTGCACGCCTGCCAGAACCCCACCTGCCGCTACGCGCACGGCATCTCCGCCGAGGCGCTTCTCGCCGCAACCCTAGGACTGCCCATGCCCGAGGACACCAGTGTCTTCGCCCGCTTCGTCGCCGCCCGCCGGGCCGATCCGGACCGTCTCCATGTGCCCGCCCAGCCGATCGCCGAGACGCTGCGCGGCGCACTCCTGGAGAACCGGCCCGCGGCTGCGGTCCCGGACGCCGAGCTGCAGCAGCTCCTCGAGCGGCTGCCGACGGCCCCGGTGCCGACCGCCCACGACGAGGACCAGGCGCTGGGGCGTATGGCGTATGCCGCCGACGCGCTGCGCGAGGCCCTGGAGTTCCGGAGCACCGCCAGCCGTACGGCCCTGGCCGCGCACGAGCAGGAGCTGCAGCACCTCGGCCGTCGGCTCCTCGACACCGTGGCGCTGGTGCTCACTCAGCGGGAGCCGTCCATCGCGCGCCCTGCCGCCGAGGAGCGGCCCCCGGAGACCTGAGACGCCGCGGCCGACGTCACATGTCGTCGCCGAGGACCCGCCGGCGGGCCTCTGCGGCCCGGCGGTTGAGCCGGTTGGACATCGTCACCGCGGCGATGGTGGACAGGATGCCGAGCACGACCAGCAGGACCTGCGTGATGACGCTGACGACGGCGATGTCCTGGCAGGCGAGCGCGATGCCGAGCATGATGAAGCCGCCGGAGAACCAAGCGAACCATATGCGGAACTTCTCGACCCTCACCGCGGACTGGACGTCGCGGTAGCTCGGCTCGTCGGACACAGGAGTGCTCCCCCCAAGGTGGTGTGGTGGTGCCCAGCGTCTCCCGCCCGTCCGTACGGTGCGGCCGTGTTGATCAGGCTGTGACCTGCGGTTGCCCGGCCGCAGGCACGACCGGCCGCCCATGTGCCGCCTCCGCCCGGCGGTGTGCCGCCCAACACACCGCTAACCACCACAAACAGTGATCAACTAGCTGTACGGCGTCCCTCCCCGCGCCGCCCGCTCCCGAAAGGCCCCGTCCATGCCCGTCGCTCCCCGCCCGGCTGCGGCTCGGTGACGCCATGACCACGTCCGAACTCGAGCCCACCGAGGTCGTCGACGCCGAGCTGGTCGACGACGACGAAGTCCTGCCGTCCGTGCCACTTCCGGCCGCGCCCGCCAAGCCGCCCGTCGACCAGCACACAATCCTCTACCCCGGCGAGGCCCTGCCGAGCGAGGCCACCGCCCCGCGGTACACCCGCCGGGACTTCGAGGTGTCCGAGGAGACCGCCCGGCGCCTGGAGGAAGAGTCGGCGCCGGCCAACACGGACCGCAACTACAAGAACCAGCGCAAGCTGTTCGAAGAGTGGTGCGACGGGATGGGCCGGGTCGCGCGGCCCTGCACGACGGCGACGTACGTGGAGTACTGCGCGCACCTGATCGCCCGGGGCATGAGCCCGAACACGATCAGCACGTACCTGTCGGCCGTGCGGACGTGGATGCCCGACGACAAGAAGCCCGGCACCAGCAAGGCCCGCGGCCTGCTGCGCGAGTACCGCAAGCAGTGGCTGAAGCGGAACCGGGTCCGTAAGGCGCCGGCCATCACGGCCGCGATGGCCCGGGCGATGGTCGACACCTGCGACCTGCGCCACCCCATCGGGCTGCGGAACCGGTTCGTGGTGGTCGTCGGCCGCAAGGCCCTCAACCGGCGGATCGAACTGGCCGACCTGACGATCGAGGACCTGACCGTCGAGGACGGCGGCGTGGCCCAGTGGGTCGCCTACTCCAAGACCGACCAGGATGCCCACGGTGAGGACACCTGGGTGCCCTCCGCCGGCGACGAGGGCCTGTACGACCCGGTGCAGGCCACCCGGGACTGGCTGAACTGCCTGCACCGGCTCGGCGTCGACTCGGGGCCGGTGCTGCGGGCCCTGACGGTCGCCGGGACGCTGCAGTCCCGGGCCACCGCCACGGTCCGGGGCGACTTCGTCACCGGCGACGCCGTCAACGACTGGATCCGGGGCATGGCCTACGCCGCCGACCTGCCCAACTGGCAGGACATCACCGCGCACGGCCTGCGACGCGGCGGCGCCCAGGAGATCGCGGACGCCGGCGGCGACCCGACGAAGCAGGGCCGGTGGAAGCCGGGCAGCGCCACGGTGAAGAAGGAGTACCTCGACCGGGCGCAGAGCCGGGCGGAGAACCCCTGGCACAAGGTGAGCGAGAAGCAGCGCGCCGCGGAGCAGCAGTGAGTACCCCGCCCGCCGAGCCCTCCGACGGCGGGGACTTCCACGTACGGATGACGTTCCGCAAGGGCGGCCCGGCGATCGAGGGGACCTGGGCCGACGGCGAGGTGGCCCTGCGCAAGTTCCGGGCGCTGGTCGGGACGCACGGCAGCGTCCGCGGGGTGACCGTCACGCTCGAGGTGGACGCCGGCGAGGAACGGGAGCCGGTGCGGACGTGGGCCGACGGCGTCGAGGTGATCCACCGGGAGCTGTGAAGCCAGCATCGACCCGGCGCCCGTTCCTGTGTTTCCAAGGCTTGGCACCCGCGGCCACGCCTACGGAAGAGGGCGGGGCCGCCACGCTCCGCCTGTGCTTCGCAGGCACACTGTTTCCCGGCGTGCGGTCGCCGGCCGGTGGGGTGTCAGTGGGCGGTGGCAGGATCGGGTCCACGGAGTGCACGGTCGAAGGGGGATTGGCGTGACGAGTACGTTCGAGTGGCCGCGGGGTGCGAGCACCGGGGACTCCCTCGCTCTGGAGCAGTGGTTGGCCGGTCACGGCTGGGAGATCGACCCCACGGTCTTCATGGCCGGCGCCAGCGGGCCCGCGGTCCAGGTGCGCCGGATCGGGGAGGCCTGGCGCGACGGAGAAGCGGGCCTGCTCATCCTGCCCGGCGAGGTCGTGCAGTACGACGGCGCCCGGATGCGGATCGCGGGCCCGACGGTCGTGCCCGCGTCCTGAACCCGCCCCGGCTGTCAGCCCTGTACGGCACGATGGGGCGCGGCCGGATCCCGAACCGCTCCGGCCGCTGTGAACCCCCAGGAGGTCCCCATGTCCGGTCTCATGGCCGTCTGTACGCCGAACAGCCACCCGCACGATGACGGCCGGGTCGAGCACGGCTACCAGCTCAACGTCCTCGACGAGGACCTCGCCGTCCAGGCCACGGTGGACCTCCCGGAGTGGGAGGGTTTCCAGCAGGAGGCGGCAGGCCGCCGTCTCGCCGAGGCGGGCTTCGCTCTCGGCCCCACCGGCGCGGACGCCTGGCGTCCTTCCGGCCTCGGCTTCATGGCATCGGTCGTCCGCACCGGGCCTGCCGAGGGCGCGCAGCCCTCCTGACGGGGCCCGGTGCCGGCGGGCGGTGCCCGTCATCCGGGCGAGGGGACCGCGACCTCGCGCAGCGCCACGGCGGTCAGGGCGAGGAACGCGGAGATGCCCCGCGGGTCGTCCCGGAGCTCGTAGACGATGTCCAGCATCCGCTGGCGGCCGGCGAGCCCGTGCGGGACCTGGTCCAGCACGCGCTGGACTGCCGCCCGGGCGCGGCCCGTCGCCGCCACCTGGTCCTCCACGTTGCGCAGCTCCTCGGCGAGCCCCGAGCCGAACAGGGCCCGCTGGTCCTCGGCGGTGGCCAGCACGGTGAGGGCGTCGGTGTCGGCGGGCACCAGGCGGGCCAGGTCCGGGACGCCCGCCGGTCCGCGCAGGTGGTCGGGGCAGTCCTCGGACACGATGACGGCCAGGCAGAACTGCGCCACGTGCAGGGTGTGGAAAGCCGAGAAGGCGGCGGCGTGCGCGGCCATCACCGGCAGGCCGGCCAGCAGGGAGGCGCCGGGCTGCTGCTGCGCGAGGGAGTACTCGGCGGCGCGGTGCTGCACGACCGACCAGTACCTGGTCATCGGGGGTCCTCGTCGGCGAAGTACCCGTAGTACTCGTCATCGGTGAGGTCGACGTAGCCGTCGTCGTCGGCCCGCTCGGTCATCTCCGCCTCCCGCTGCGCCTCCCAGCGTTCCTCGTCGGCTGCGTCGAGCGCGAATTCGATGGCCCTCTCCTCGTCCGGGTCGTACGGCTCGCGGGCGTCTTCGGCCATCTGCGCCCAGTGCGCGGCCTCTTGCTCGGCCTCGTACTCCGTGCGTTCCTTGGCGGTCAGGGAGGCCAGCCACGCCTCGTGCTTGGCGTGCTCGGCGGCGTCCCGGGCCTCGACGTAGCCCTGCCAGACGTGCGCGGCGAAGTGCGGTTCTGACCCGCACCACGTCCAGTGGCCCGGGTGGCCGGCCACCTGGGCGCAGCGCCCTCCGTCGATGGGGTGTGCGAAGCCCTTGCACAGCGGGACGAGTTCCTTGGACGGCGCCCGGCGGGGGGCGCGCAGCTCGGCGAGGATGTCGGGGAGCCGCCGGCCTGTGGTCCTGCGGATCTCGCGGGCCTGGTTCTTGAGGTAGTCGCTGCCTGCTTTGGTCACGGTCGTCTCCATGCGGGACCCCACGCTTCCCGCCGGACGTCGCGTGAGGGGCGCAGCCGGACGGACGGGTGCTTCAGGTGGTGCTGCGCGGGACCCTGGTGCGGTCCTTGTCCGACGGCGCTGCCCCGGTGCGGCGTGGGCGCTGGGGCGGCAGCGGAAACGGCGGTTCGCGTCATGCCGTGGTCACTACGGTACCGGCTGCCGCCGACAACCGGGTACGGACCGCATCGACGGTCGCCCGCTGACGGCCCGTTGCCCGGTGGGATGATTAGGACGTGCCCCGAGGCCGTACGAGAGCGGCGGGGCCGGCCGGACTGCTCGGGCCAGGGCCGTCCGCAGCCGGGCGATCGCCTTAGCGTTGCGGACGGCACAGTGGTGCTGCGGCTACTCTCCTGCTTCTGCCCGCCGTACCTGCTCCTCCTGCCACTGCAGCTGGCGGTGCGCCGTAGTCCAAGTGTCTGTGGGGTTGGGCAGCGGCTCGTTGCGGAGGTTGGCGCCGAGGCACGCAAGGGCATCGTTGTACGCCGCGTACGCCACCACGCGTGGAAAGCTCAGGCGGCTCTCGTGAAGTAGCTGGTCATCGTGGGCGCCCCAGATCAGCAGATCGAGGGAGCCGGTGAGGCGGTCCCGTAGACCCCTGTCGGTGAAGGTCAGGACAGCGACTTCCGCTTCGCCAAGGAGCGAGTGGAAGTAGTCGGGCCAGGTGTCGAACCCCTCCGGGAGCCGGTCGGTGCCCATGCCGTCATTCTTGTACTTCTGGCGGACCTTCAGGAGGGCGGCGCTGATGGCCGCTGACGCCTCGCGCTCTTCGGCACGCCGCCTGGCCGACTTCGTGTCGGACAGGACACGCCAGGCCACCACAGAGGTGATCGAGCCTCCCAGCATCGCGCCGACACCACCGAGCAGAGCCGACAGCCAGACGGGACTGCTACTCGAGGCGGTCTGTTGGGTAGCAGTGACGATCCAGTCCACCCGGTGTGCTCCCTCGTGACGTTCGTTGTTCCCCGACCAGGCTATGGGCGGACGACACTGTTCCGGCCTGGTACCGGGGGATTCGGAGTGGATCCCTGGGCTAGGCAGCTTCAGGCGGGACGTCATCCGGCAGAGTGAACTGATCGCCGCTGCGCAACTACCGCCCGGCGGACGCGGTCCCCATCGGCATGGGAGACATCAACCGCGCCCTCGTGGCGGAGCCCGGGCTGGCCGTGGTGGACATCGTGGCCGGCGACGCTGCCACGCTGCAGGCCATCGCTGAGCGGCTGGCCGGGTCGTGGGCGTCGACCGGGGTCCCGATCGACACCGAGCCTGCCGGGCAGCGGGCCGTCCGCGGGCGCCTACACCTGGACGTGCGGCTGCCGCCGCCAGGCGTCGTCCGGACGCTGCCGGCGGACTGGGTGCGGTTCACCAGCCCGCCGTGGGGCGCCCGGCTCGGCACCGAGAAGCCGCTGTGTACCCGGGCCCGGGAGGACGGCAGGCCCTGTACCCGACAGGCCGCGGAGTGGCCGGAGGGCTTCGTCGAGGTCGACGGCCTGCAGGCGTGCTGGTCGCATCTCAACGCCGTGGAACGGGAGTGGTGCCTGCGCGCGCGGGAAACGTACCGGGCGGCCTTCTGGGCGCTGAAGCAGGCGCACTGGGAGGTGGCCGGGCACGACCGGAACGATCGCTGCGAGGGCTGCGTGTGGCCGTCCGGGGGGATGCCGGCCGCGAGCTTCTGACCGGTCCGGCGTTGGGCCGGTGGGCTGGACCGGGCGGGGATAGAGTCGTCGGGTCGCCAGGCGAGCCCGGGAGTTGCCGTGGAGAGTTGTCACCTCAAGCGCGGCCAGGTGTACGCGCCGTGCGGGCAGCCCGAGGACGCGGTGACCCGGTACGTGCGGATCGTGCGCCCGGGCGGGAAGCGGGTACGCATCGCGGACGCAGCCACCGGCCGCCGTGAGCGGGAGGTCGACGTCAACCGGCTGCACGAGTTCCCCACGCGCGCCGGAGTCGAGCGGCGCACCGGGTACTTCCTCGTGGAGACGCGCGAATGGATGTGGGACCTCACCGACCGGGCCCTGCGCAAGTACCCGTACACCATCTCGAGCACGTCGCTCGGGCAGGACGTCAGCCGCGGCGGCTGCGTACGGCTGGAGCCCCAGCCTGCGGTGGAGGCGGTGCGCATCCTCGTCACCACGCTGGAGGCCGCGGACTGGACCGTGGAGCCAGCCACGACCTACCCCGACGAGCTGCGGGTCCGCTTCCAGGGGAAGAACCGGTGCCCGTCCATGTACGTCGCCCCCGGCGACGGGCGCCAGTACTGCACGCGGTGGCGTGGCCACTCCGACGAGCACCAGGACGACCTCACCCTGTACCAGTGGGAGGACGACGCCCCGCAGCCGCCGGCGTGGTGGGTACCGGGCCACCGGTTGCCCGGGACACCGGCCAGTGTGTGAAGCGTCCGGGGCGCGATCTACCCTCGGCGGATGACCAAGAGCGACGACATACCGGCAGGCCGGGACCGTAGCGTCGAGGCGCTGCGCGTTGACCTCGAGACGTGGTTCGGGTTCCTGCGGGACATCAGCACGGAGAAGCTCGACCCGGTCCTGAGCCGGATGGCCGGGTACTCCTACGGGTACGGGATGGCCAAGCTGGAAGACGGCGACGTGGCGGCCGCGGGGAGGCAGCTGGCCTGGCTGGTGAACGAGGCCTCCCGGTACGCGGACGCGGTCGGCTACCCCGGAGCGCCCCGCACGCGGTGACCCAGACGCACTGTGGGAGGGCAGGCCGGTCCGCTAGAGTCGGAGCCGCGGCGGTGCACGACCGCCAGACTCCGTGAGGGAGCCGGCCCACGCCCGGGATCCCACAGCCGGACAAGACGTCTCCGACTCCTCGTGCGGCCTGCATCGCCCCACTCTTGACTGTGCGGCGTGCGCGTGGGGCATGCCGTGAACCAGGAGTGTTCCGATGCCGAAGGACTCCCGCGCCCGTACCCGCGCCATCCGTGCCGCCCAGGGCGAGAACCGCGAGAGGCGCTACACCCAGGCCAGTCACACGTTGGACGGCGGCGCCTCCGCGTCGCAGAAGTCGGCCGACCCCACAGCCCCGCCCATGGAGCTGCACGTCGTGCCGTTCGTGTTCGCCTGCACCGTGCCGGCCGCCCTCGACCGGCACGCCTTCGTCCAGGCCCTCGCTGACCAGCTGCACACGCTGCGCCGAGAGAAGACCGGCGAGGAGTATGAGGGCCGGGCCGACGTCGTCGTCCTGCCGCAGGGCTGGGAGCCGGAGCAGCAACTGCCGGGGCACGTCGGCGCGATGCTGCTCGTCAACGCCTGGGCGGTTCGCCCGTGGGCTCGTGCGGGAGAGTGGGAAGCGGTCGTCACCGACTTCTACGACGCCGGCAAAGCCTGGGTCCTCGAGCAGTACCCGGTCCCGGTCGAAGGTCACCCCGTCGCCATGCCGCTCGACAACGAGAAGGCGCTGGCCCTGTACAACGGAGCCCAGTTCGTTGCGCACACAGGTGGCGAGCACGCGGAGATGCCCGCCGGGTGGGCTCCGCTGGTCGCTGCACGCCGGACCGAACTGGCGGCTGCCGTACGGGAGCCGCAAGGCGAGGCGGCCGGCCAGGACCTGCCGGAGATGGTTCCCAACGCGCGCGGGGGCGCCGCGAAGACCAGCTCCAGCAGTCGGCGGCCGTACCGCGTCGTCGACCGGTTCTACCAGGGCTGGTACCTGCGCAGCGGGGATGGGACGTTCGACGCGGACGGTGGGCACCGGCGTGAGCTGGAGACGCTGGACTTCACCATGCTGGAACTGACCCGGGGGCCGCTGCGCCCGGTGGTGCCGCCGACGGATGAGGACTGCGCCGCGGTGAAGGCGGCTCTGGTCGGTGCCGGTCGGAAGGCGGCGGGGTCGCTGCTGGTGGCGTTGTACCGGCTCGTGCTCGAGGACGCGGGCGCCGGGCGGGAGGGCGGAGCTCGCTACCGGATGATGGCCGGCCGGGAGGGCTCGTGGGAGTCGGAGGACATGGTGCGCCTGGCGTGGAACGTCGGCGTGGACCTGGCGGAGAAGAAGACCCGGTTCGACGAGGCCGCGGTCTCGGAACTCGTGCGGGTCGTGCAGGGCTGGGTGACGGGCCCGGACGTGTACGTGGAGGTTGCCGCGAACCTGGCCTGGCTGTTCAGCAAGGTCGCTGACGAGGCCGGCGGGTGGTCGGCGGTCGCCGACCGGCCTCTGCAACCTGGGCAGCGCGTCGGCGGGCACCCCGAGCACGTCGTCGAGGCGGTGCAGCACTACCTGCTGTCGCAGACCGTGGAGAGGCCAGCCTGATCGGCTCGGTGGCAGCCGGATGGGCCGCACGGGGTGAATAGGCCGCACCATAGACGTGCCGCATCGCCCAGGTGCTGAAGGAGCCGTAGCCCCGCGCGCGAGCGGGGGCTACTGGGGCTGGAGGTCAGCCCAGGGCGGCGCCGACCTGGTCGGCGTGCCGGTCGCAGGCGAGGGCCTGCTGGGAGGTTCCGGTGTGGGTGATGGCCTTCAGCCGTACCTGGGGCTCGGTGTTGCCGCACTCAAGGCAGCAGCGGTGGGCCGGGGACCAGTCGGCGGGGACGTCCTGGATGCGGAAGCGCCGCCTGCGAAGGCGGAGGTTCCCGGCCTTGTAGGCGATCGGCAGGGCGTCGTTGAAGGTCGCGGCGCCGCGTTCGATGGTGGTGATCAGCCGCAGGGACAGGTCCTCGAGGACGCCGGCGCGGCGGAGTTCGCGGCCGAACATCAAGGAGACGGTCTTCATGGAGGCGGGGCCCTTGCCGTACCACCAGACGAGGTAGCCGCTCGAGGCGTCGTTGCCGTAAAGGCGGAGGACGATGCCCTTCCGGACCGGCTGCGGTACGCCCTCCTTCAGGGGGCGGCCCTTGACGATGTCGCCGGTGGTGTAGGCGGTGTCCGTCGTGGTGGCCATGGGGGGCTCCCTCCGTGGTGTGTGGCGGGGACCGTCCCCGCCAACACCCCCCACATTACAACGCTACGTTGCATAGATGGAAGTCCGTTGAGCCCAAACCCGCAGATCAGAAGCCTGCAAGGTCACCGGCGTACAACTCACTGCCAGTGGTCCTTCAGCTCCACGCCCTTCTCCCAGAGCCACTTCCCGGCCTTGGTTCCGAGGCCGATCATCGTTCCCTTGACCGCGCCAACGAGAGCTGCCCTCGGGACAGCGTCGGCCTGCGGCGCCGCTGCCGGCGTCCGCTCGTCACGGTTCAGAGGTTCGTTCTCGCCGCGCTGTGCCGGGTTCTGCTGAGACATGCCTGATGGATCTCTCTCGTCTGAGGTGAGCAGAAGAGGGAAACCCGCGATTTCAGCTCGTCGATGAGCGCAGCGTCCCGCATGCGCACGGGTTCCTCCGGAGGCCCTCAAGGGCTCGGGAAGGAACTCTCAGTTCTGAAGCCGAAGTGCTGGCCACAAAAACACCCTCGCCATCTGCGACCAGGTGCCCCAAGCGTGCCCCCCAAGGCCTCGACGGCCCCCCGCTGCCCCCACGCCCAGGAACATGTCCAGCGCCAGAACGATCAATGCGCGCAGCAACAGGGCCGTCTGGCCCCGGCTCTTGCGGACACGCGATCGTTTCGACTGCACGAGCCCATGCTGGCACATGAACGCTGCCCAGGAGACCGATCTTCACCCTTTGGCAGCCCGCAGGCCACTGTCGTCGTTGCGCCAGGTGCACTGGTGGATGCCGGCGGCGCGCTGCCGCTCGAACATGGCGGCCACCCACACCTGGTCAGGGGCGTACAGGGCGAGGTCGGCCCAGGCCCGGGCGTTGAGGAGCAGCGGGTTGCGCGGGTCGCCACAGTCGCACGGGCAGTCGGGGATGGGGTCCAGGAGGACGTCGACGCCGTGGCAGCGGTGGTGGTGGTGCCGGGCGCACGGCTCGCAGGCGTCCCGGGGGATGACGAAGGTCCGTACCCAGCGGGGCGGTTCGGCAGGCGGCGTCGGCGCGGCGCCCCGGCCCGGCCGGCGGTGGGCCGCCCGGGCGCTGCTTCGCCGCTCGGCGAGTTCGTCGGTCACCTGGCCTCGCTGGGCACGGTGGTGTGGGTGGCAGCGAGGCAGGCGGCGATGACGACGATGGATGGAGTGTCCGACGGGAAGGCGGTGTTCGCCCCATTGGGGCAGGTGAGCCCGGAGTCGCCGGACTCGTTGGTCACGGCCCAGACGGCGCCGGACGGGTGGCGCAGGATGCTCAGCGGGTACTCCGGATCGGCGGTCCAGCCCGCGTCTTCGAGCGCTTCGAGGACGTCGAGGCGTCCGTGCCAGTCGCCGGGCTCGGGCCGTTCGATGACCAGGCGCAGTGGCTGGCGGGGGTCGGTGGAGGCGGTGGCGGTTTCCTGGACGCCGGCGAGGAGCTTCTCCTCGGGGATCTGCACGTTGCTGCCGCTCTGCCAGCCCTGGCCGTCGGCCGGGTTGCTGACCGAGAGGTCCAGGACCTCGCGGCCGCGCTGATCGGTGGTGCGGGTGATGAGGAGGCCGAAGCCGTCGGGGTCCTTGTACGCGAAGGTCATGAGGTGTGTCTCCGGGGGTTGTGTCGGTTCAGGAGGGGCTCAATGGCCGGCGTCGGGGGCCTCGACCAGGACGGTTCCGTCGACCGCGGCCAGGCGGAGCCGAGGGCGGGGCGGGACCTTCTCCACGCCGGGCACGGGCCAGTCGTCGGCGCAGATGCCGTAGACCGGGGGCTCCCAGTCGGGGACGCCGAGGCGCTGGCGGTACATGGCGAGCCAGTCGGACTCGAAGTACACGGGGAGCAGGCCACCGCGGTTGGGGATCGGCTCGGGCGCGCGGCTGTTGGGTGCGCGCAGCTGCTCGCGGACGCGAGCGAGGTGGTCGAGGTGGCGTCGGCAGTACCAGTGGTACTTGTACCAGCCGGTGCCGGCCTGCTTCTCCACGGCGTGGTGCTCCCAGTCGGCGCTGCTACCGCAGATGCCGCGCTGGTTGCGGAAGTCGTCGGGTCCGTCGGGGTGGGGCCGCAGCCGCGGGGCGACGCACACCCGACGCGCGCGGTCCCGGTTGGAGGAGTAGCGGGGGGCGTCGTCGGCGACGGCCTGGTCCAGGCGCCACTCGCGGCCGGTGCGGGTAGTTCCCATGGCGCGGCGGGCGGTGGCCCAGATGGCGTCCCCGTCCCGATCGTCGTCGGGGTGGGCGACCATCGTGGCGTAGCCGAAGGCGAGGAGCATTTCCCGGGCCTGCGGTGTTGCGCGTTCGTCGCTGTAGACCTGCCGGGCGAAGTCGGCGAAGGTCTCGCCCCCGCCGCCGCCCTTGCCCCTCGTGCGATGACCGTCGCCGGGCGAGGGGTGAGCGGTGTGTGCGAGGTGCAGGGCTGCGCCCATGGTCGGGGTCCTCCGTTCAGCGGCCGGCCCGGCGGCGGGCGTCGGCCAGGATCTGTGCGGCGTCGGGGTGTGCGCGGACGGCTTCGGTGAGCGCGTCCCACCAGGTGCTGGCGTACCGTTGGGCCTCCTGCCGAGCCTTGAGCTTCTCCTCGGCGCGGCGCAGGCGGGCGCCGAGCTTGTCGCAGGTGCACTCGGCTTCGGGGTCCTGGACGCGGGCCATACAGCCGGGCATGAGGCAGAGGTCGCCGTCCGGGTCGGTCCACCAGTAGCAGCCGGCTGGCACGGTGTCGGGTGTCGTGGAGGCCGGGGCGGTCGCGTCGCCGAGTGCCACCTGCCCGGGAGTCACTGCGGCCATGGGGCGGTCCGCGGCGGCTGGTTCGACCCGGGGCACTGGCCGGTGAAGCCCTCGGAGATGGAGTGGGTGTTCATCAGGCCGTCGTCTCCGACCGGGGCCAGGTGCCGCATGCCCGTGCAGCGGGCGACAGCGCCCTCCCAGCGCTTCTGCCCCCAGTAGGGCAGAGCTTCTTCGGGGGCCGGGGCGGTGGCGCCCGGGTGGGCGATGCGGCGCAGCGGACCGTATGCCTCGAGGATCTCCGGCAGCGCTGTGGGCTCGCCGGCGCCCGCGGGCAGGAGGAGGGCCAACGGTGTGCCGTCGTGGGCGGGGTAGTCCAGGACTTCCCACTGTTCACCGTCGCGGTCGGCGTAGGGGTAGCCGAGGAGGTACTGCTGGCCAGCGTGCTCGACGGACGGGACTGCGGCCAGGTGTGTCGCGTCGTGGGGTCCGTGTTGGCGCAGCAGGACGGCGGCGAGGTGGACGACGGTGGCGACTTCTTCGCAGGGGAAGCCGCCGCAGGCGCCGCACCTGCAGTGCTCGTGCTGACAGCAGCACTGCTGCGTGGACCACTCGTGTCCTTCGGGGCCAACGCCGTCGTACCGCACGCCGGTGTCTCCGCAGCTGTAGCAGGCTCCGCTGCCGGGCCGGTTGAACACCTCGTCGAGGACCGGGGCCGGCTCGGCCGGGGCGGCGGTGCGGATCGGGCCGTGGCGGTCGCCGCTCAGGTGGTCGGCGAACAGGTCGGCCAGCGGCTGGCGAAGAACCCCGAGGTGCTGCGTGGCACCGTCGTCCTCGAGCAGCTCGTACGCGCGGGTGAGGGTCGCCACGGCGGCGTCAGGGGTGCGGACCTCGGTCATCGGTGGCCTCCAGCGGTGGGAGCGGTCAGGAGGGCGAGCAGCCTCCGGTGGCTGGCGGCCTGGGCGTCGAGGTCCGCGCGCAGGGCCCTGAGCGCCTTCCGCAGGCTCGTGATCGCCTGTTCCCTGTGCGCGCCCAGCAGGTCGAGCAGGCTCTCCATGTCGTGGCTGGCCAGGGTGCGCCGGAAGTCCTCGGCGGCGGCCAGCTCGGCGTCAGCGATGGGCATCAGGTCAGTCTTCCGTTGCTGAGAGGGTGCTCCGGCCTGCGTTCGGGCCCGGGCTGTGGTCGCCGACGGGCCGGTGCCTGTCCGGTGCACCGTCGGTGGAGCGCGTCCGCGGTGAGGGCTCGGGCAGCTTCAGGCGCTGGGCGAGGGCGCGGCGGGCCGCAATGTCGTAGGCGTCGTCGTGGATCCACGCCGTGGTGTTGGCGACGATGCCCCGTAAGCGGGCCAGTTCGTCTTCGGCGTTCGCCAGGTCGCCGGCGAGGTCGGGCACTTCGGGTCTCCGATCTGGTGTTCTCGGCGTCCGCCCGAGGGTGTGCGGTGGGCCGCCGCCCGGGCGGGTAAGGCGGCGGCCTGGGTGTGGTTCCGGGTGGGTCAGGTCGTGGTCCGCGGCCTGCCCTTGGCCGGCGAGCCGGTCCTCGACGCCGTGATCGGGATGCCGCGCTTCGGGGGCGTGCCCTTGGGCGCCGCGGTGCCGATGACCGTGCCCGTCGAGGCGGTTACGAGGTGGGGACTGCCGCGCAGCAGGTCCCGGAGCTGCTTCTCGTAGTCGCTGCGGCGGAGCCGGTCGTGGAGCAGCTCGGCTGCGGCCAGGCACCAGGCGCGGGTGGCGATGGCCGTGGTGGCCTCCTCGTCGGCCCCTGCTTCGCGCGCGGCCTTTGTGCCGGCGGCCCGGGCGAGGGACTCGGCGATCGTGGCGGCGGCCGACCGGCGGGAGTAGCGCGCCCTCCAGTACACCCACTGCTCGAGGACCTGGGTTTCCGAGCGCCGCTCGGCCCAGGTGGCGTAGCGGCAGCGGGAGCCGTCCGGGTCGGTGACCCACTCTGCGGCCCACTGCCGGGCCAGGTCGGGGATCTGCCGGTCGATGAGGTCCAGGACCCGCTCGCCGCGGTGGCCGAAGGCCCGCCAGATGTCGGTCTCCTCGAGGACCTCCAGCTGGTGGGACATCCGCCAATACGGGTAGTGCACGCCGCCCCAGTTGCCGACCTCGCCCAGGGGCTTCACGACGAAGAGGCGGGCCGGCCACCCGACGCGCTCGAGGACCTCGCCGGGGCGGGTGTACATGTGGAAGTACGAGAAGGGGCGGTCGTCGTACCACTTTGCGCCCGGGCTGGGGTGGTCGACGACTCGGCCGACGTGTTCGGCGAGGTTGACGGTGGGGATGGTCTCGCCCTGCCCCTCGAAGTACCGGGCTTGGTCGCGGTCGGTGGGCGGGACGGTGCCGTCCGGGCGGGTCGCCATGTAGTGGGTGGTCGGTCGCTTCATTGCTCCTCCGGGAACAGGTCGAGTTGCTCGGTGTGGGACGGAGCAGTGCTGGGCTCGGGAGGTGGCAGGGGCAGTTGCAGCGGGTGCGGCAGCGCCGGTCGGCGAGGTAGACGTCGGCGTTGCCGTACAGGCCGAAGGCGCCCCTGCAGGGGAAGCCGGCGAAGCCCTGGCTGATGACGGTCTCGTGCTCGTAGCCGCCCCAGGCGATCCACTGCTCGTGGCCGCACTCGTTGTGCCGGCCGTGCGCGCAGGCGTTGGACTCCCCCTGGCAGGGGCACTCCGGCCAGGCGGGCGGGATCTGCAGCGGCGCCAGGACGTGCTCCCGGATCCACGCGGCGGCGGTCTCCGGAACGTTGGGCACGGCTGGCCGGGCGGGGGCTGTCACGCGGCTTCCAGCAGGCGGCTGACCGGCGGGAGGCCCTGCCGGGCGCGGGCGCGGTCGACCCGGTGCCGGGCAAGGGCGACGTACCGGGCGGTCTCGGTCGGGTCGGCGTTGGCCCACTGCATGAGGACCTCGGCGTGGCAGCGCAGTCGTTCCCTGCAGGGGCAGGCGAGGTCCTTGCCGCGGAGCTGCTGCAGGTGCTCGAGGACGCGCTCGCGGCGCAGGTCGTCGTCGTTGCTGTCGAGGTAGGTCCGGTCGCCGGCCAGCCACTTGGCGAACAGGTCGACGGCGGCCTCGTGCGCGGCCGGGCGGTCGCCGCGCTCGGCCAGCTTCAGGCTGTACACCCACTCCAGGTCGAAGGGGTTGCCGAGAGCGGGCCGGCGCGTGGTGCGGTCGACGATGACCGCGTCGCCCTTGCGCCAGCCCTCGGTGCGCTCTCGTACCCGGCGGCGGGGCGCGGCGGGGCTGCTCAAGAGGGGCTCCGTTTCTGCTCTGGGGCTCACGGTGATTGCGGGGCAATCGCTGTGCCTGTGGAAAGTGGGGGCTGTGCGCTGGAACGAAGATCGGTTACGCTGGCCGCGCCGTACGCGGCATGCGGAGACGAGACAGCGAGGGGCCGTCAGCTGCCTGGTGGCGGCCCCTTCGCGTTGCCGCCGTCGTGTCAGAGCCGGTCGTTGCCCCGGGCGATGACCTCGGTCTGGTGAAGGATCGCGGCGGTGAGCCCGTTGATGGCGGTCACGATGGCCTCGGCCGCCGCGTTGTTGATGTTGTCCGGCCTCACGTTGTCGATTGCGTGCAGTGCCTCGAGGCGGAAGTCCCGCCGGGGGGCCGGGAACTTCGGGGTCTCGTGCCGGGCAGTGGCGACGTCCGCGAGGCTGTTCATCAGGCGGACTCGGCCGAACTGGGGTTGGTCGTCCATCCAGTCGCTGGTGTGCAGTTCGATCTGCTTGCTGTCCTCGTCCCACATCGCCCGGACCTCGTAGGTGCCTTCGTCGTAGTCGGGCATGGCGAGGACGGCGCCGACCAGGTGGCCGCACTCGTCGGTGTGCGCGGGGTGAAGCGGCTCGACGCCGTACATGTCGAGCTTTCGGTTGATCAGGTCGGCGGAGATCTTGTTGCGCTGGATCTCGTTGGCCTTCTCGTTGAGCTTCCGGTGCTCGTCGGCCTCGATGGCCGCGGCGAGCCAGGCGGGTACGGTCGGGGAGTCGGTCGCGGTGGAGTCGGGCATCTGCATCCTCTTCATGGGCGCCATGTGGCGATCGCGGGACTGGACGGTCCACACCATAGCTCTAACCCGTTGCTTACGTATAGGGTTTTAGTTACTGTGGGGCCGCCGGGACGGTTGGTGCAGCACGCACCAGCGAGGTCACCGGCACGGTTCTGCGAAAGTGAGGTCTCACATGTCGTTCACCGTCGCGCCGGCGAGCATCCGGCGCGCTCCGCCGTCGAGAGGATCCGTCGCCGTGGCTGACGAACAGCCCCCCGTTTTCCGCCTGACCGACCAGACGTCCTACGAGGTGACTGCCGAGGGCGGCGTCGCCAAGATGAAGACCGACTTCGGGGTCCTCGAGGGCGACGCCGCGGCGTTCGGGGCGCTGGCCCGGGCCGCCGGCCGCGCGGTGTGGAGGATGCGCGACGAGTCGGGCGACCTGCCTTCCCGGCCGCTGTACATCCCGCTGGACGTCAAGGAGGCAGCGGAGCGGAAGGCGAGCCGGGAACGCAAGGCGCTCGCCGACGTGATGCGCGAGGGCTTCGCCAAGTACCTCGCCGGGGACATCGAGCCGGTCAAGCCGGTCCGGGCGCCCCGCCGGGCATCGGGCGAGAAGCCCGCCAAGTCCCTGCCCAGCGCGAGCCTGCGGATGAGCGACGACGACTGGGCGCCTATCGACGCCCGCTGCAAGGCCGACAAGGAGCGTCTGAAGTTCCTGGTGAACCCCTCCCGGGTCATCACCCAGTACCTGCGCGATGACTATCTGGGCGGCGAGGCCGGCCAGGAGTAAGACACCGCGCGGGGGCGCCTGCGGCTGGAAGCCGACACCGGCCCGGCCCTCCGCGTACAGAACAACCTCATAGGAGACCCACCTCATGGCGACCGCCGCCGAGGCCCCCGCATCTGCGGGCGGCCTGGTTCCGCACACCCATTTCCAGTTCGCCGCCGCCAAGAAGGAGGCCCGCCCGGTCCGGGCCCTGCTGGACGGGCCGCCCGGCTCGGGCCGCACCCTCACCGCCCTGCGCATGGCCTCCGCGCTGGGCGAGAGCATCGCCGTCATCGACACCGAGCGCGGCAAGTCGAAGCAGTACGCCGGCCAGGTCGCCTTCGACGTGATCGAGATGGAGACCTTCGCCCCGCGCGACCTGTGCCTGGCGCTCTACGCCGCGGCACCCTACGACGTCGTCGTCCTCGACTGCTGGTCGGCGTTCTGGGCCGGCCCGGACGGCATCCGCGACCAGGTCGGCAAGATCGCCACCGGTATGCGTGGGGGCGCAGCCGCGAACAAGGACGCCGCCTGGGAGGAGATGCGGCCCTTGGAGCGGCAGAGCGTCAACGCGGTACTCGCCTTTCCCGGACACGTCGTCGCAACCCTGCGGAACCGCGTGGAGTTCGTCTTGGAGACCGATGCCCAGGGCCGCACGATGCCAGCCCGTGCGGCCGGCCGTATGGAAGCCCGCGACGGGCTCGAGTACGAAGTCGATTTCACCGGTTCGATGCTGCCCACCCACGAGCTGTGGGTCACGAAGTCCAACGCGCCTGGTCTGAGCAACGAGTTGCTCACCGACCCGGTCGAAGTCGGCAAGCAGCTCAGGACCTGGGCGGAGACGGGCGTCGACCGCGCGCCGCGCGTCGACTTCCTCCACCGGGCCTACGACGGTGAGGCGACGTACGAGGCGCTGTCCGAGCTGGCGCGTGAGATCCAGGCGTGCCGGGCGTCGAAGATGGCGGCCCTCGACCCGTCCGGTAACCCGACCACCCTCGGCGACGTCGTGTCCTACCGGCTGGCTGCGGCGTATGCCCGCAGCCAGCGCGAGGCGAAGGCTGCGGCGCGAGCGCAGCGGCAGCAGGGAGCGGCGTGATGGTCCGGCAGCAGGCGGTGGCTGCCTGATGCCGTACGCCGTGACGTGGCACGACCAGGCCGCCGTGACGTGGAGCGACCAGTTCGCCGGGGGCGGCGGGGCGGGCGCCGGCCTGGAACAGGTCCCCGGCACCGTCGTCGCCCAGGCCGGCAACCACGCCGCTCACTGCGTGGCCACCTACCGGGCCAATCACCCCAGGGTGCGGGTGCACCTGGCGGACCTGTCCCAGGTGATTCCGTCGGCCTGGCCGCGGACGCACGCAATGTGGTCGAGCCCGGAGTGCACCTTCCACACCATCGCGGCGGGCAGGAAGCGACTGCAGGGCGAGTTCGTCGACGGGCTGTTCTCCACGAACGGCACTGACGAGACCGCGATCCGCTCCCGCGCCACGATGCACTGCGTCCCGCGGTTCGCCGAGCACCACGGGTACCTGTTCATCGTCGTCGAGAACGTGGTCGAAGCCCGCTGGTGGGGACCGGAGCACAACCGGGGCGCCGCCTTCGACGCGTGGATCGCGCAAATGCGGGTCTGGGGCTACCGCCACCGCATCGTCTACGCGAACTCGGCGCACGCCGCGGCGTACGGGCCGGCCTCACACAGCAGCCGGGACCGCATGTACGTCATCTTCTGGCACGAGTCCGTCGGCCGTACGCCGAACTTCGACAAGTGGCTCCGGCCGATGGTGGCGTGCGCGCGGCACGGCAAGGTCCAGGCGCTGCAGGCATGGAAGACCACCGACTCGTGCTCGCCGCAGCGTCCGTGGGGCAAGCACCGGGCGCAGTACATCTGGCGGTGCCCGCACCGGCACTGCGCCACGGTGGCGCTGGAGCCGTACGCGCTGCGGCCGGTCGCCGAGATCCTGGACCACTCGGACCCGGGCCCGCTGATCGGCGACCGGTACGCCGGCCCGCGCAGCGCGAACACCTGGCGGAAGATCCAGGCCGGGCACCGGCTGTACGGCGGTGCCCCGTTCATCGCCGAGCTGCGAGGTGGCGGGTCCACGCACCGGCCGACCAGCCGGCCGCTGTCGACGCTGACCGCAGGCGGCAACCACCACCTGTGGGTCAACGGCACCGCCGAGGACGTCCGCGACCGGCATGCCCGGCTGCTGACGGTCGACGAACGCAAGGTCGCCATGTCCTTCCCGGAGACGTACGAGCTGGTGGCGACCGCGGAGAAGAAGAAGGAGCGCGACCAGCAGCTCGTCTCCATGGTCGGCATGGCCGTGACCCCCAACATCGCCCGCGACATCGGGGCGATGGCCTTCGAATTCATCACCGGCCAGGACCTCGAGCCGTTCGGGCTGGCGGCATGATCCGCCGCCCGGCGGCCGTCCTGGCCCCGACCGCGCCGTGGAGGGAGGTGATCTCCCATGCGTATCCGCTGGATCGCTGCCGCGGCGCTGGCCGGTGCTGCCGCCGTGCGGTGGCACCGCCGCCGGATCGACGAAGCCCTGGCCGGCGAACGGCTCGACCGGGTCCTTGAGCGTGCTGTGCACCGCCGGACCCGTTCGGAGCTGGCTGAAGCCCTCGTCGTCGCCGAGGCCACCGACGTGATCAATCGGGCGCAGTCCCGTGAGGAGTGAACGACACCATGGACCGAATCGCCGCCCTGGCCGAACTCGAAGCCCACCCCTACTGGTCGCTGCGTGCCTGCGCGGAGACCGATGAACTCGGGGAGCCGGCCTACAAGACCGACCTCTTCTTCACGCCCGGCGCGGTCAACATCGACGCCGCGAAGGCGGTCTGCCAGGGCTGCCCGGTCATGCTGGCCTGCCGGCAGTACGCACTGGTCTGGGAGAGCGAGGGCGTGTGGGGCGGCCTGTCCGCGGACGAACGCCGTGCCGAGCGCCGAGGCCAGCGGAAGCGGCGTGCCCGGCTGGCCCAGCAGGCGGGGGCCCGGCCCAAGCCGGTCACGAACTGGAAGCCCTCGCCCGCCCAGGCGACGCTGCTGAAGATCCTGACGAAGCAGCCGGACCTGCGGGCCGCGGCCGTCGAGATGGACCGGCCCTTCCCGAACGTCCAGTGGGTGTACTCGCAGATGTGCAAGCAGCTCGGTTTCCACCAGGACGAGCTGAGCGTGCCGGAGGTCATCGCACGGGCCAACTCCCACCTGGGAGCGGCCTCGTGCGCGTCCACACCGGTGCCGTTGCAGGATGCGGCATGACGGCGGATCTCCGGCCCCCACGCACGGCCGTCGGCGAGCAGGGCGCCGCACCGTCGTCCCCGGCGGTGCGGCGCGGCCGGGGCCGCCCTCCGGCCCTGACGAGTCCGGAGCGCATCGCGCAGCTGCTCGCCGACATACGGGCCGGGGCGACGGTCGCGGAGGCCGCCGCCTCGGCCGGCCTGTCGAGGACGCCGGTGTACAACCTGCGCCGTGACAACGCCACGTTCGCCCAGGCACTGGCCCAGGCGCAGCAGGAAGGGAAGGCAGCCCGGCGCGCGGCCGGCCCTCAACGTCAGGTCGACCAGCACGGCACGGAGGCCCGCTACACCAAGCGGCGCTGCCCGTGCAAGCGCTGCCGGGGCGCCGGCAGCCGAGCGCGCGCCCGGCGACGTGCCCCCGAGGCTGACGCTGCGCCCAACACCCCGGTCGCTACGGCGGCCTGACCAGGAAGGACACGCGATGAGCACGTGTGGAAAGTCGTATCGACACGAGGGAGTGAAGGTGGTCGCAATGCACCCGGTCACAGAGGTAGGCTCAGCCCTGGCCATATTTGGGGATCACCGACCCGGTGGCCGCACAAGTCCGACAACGCATATGGCCCCCGCCACCCCCGGAGTAGCAGCCGGGGTAACGAGGGCCGTAGAGCGCCGAGACCGTGATTGGGACGGCCGAGGCATGAGCCATGGTACCCGTGCACCCAGTGCACGGCGAGAGGGGACCCACCCGGGCAGCGCGCACGCGCCGCGCCCGCGGGCAGTTCTCGGCCTGTCTCGGACTGTTCCGCCTTCTCAACCCCTCGCCTGCCGCGCCGTGTTCGGCGTCATCTCGCAGCGCAAGAGGGAAGGCCAGGTCCTCCCCCGGAGGGGGGCTGGCATGACGTAGATCCTCCGGCGGAGGTGATTGCCCCGCAATCACAACGCTCCGCCGGCCGCTGCTCGCTGACCGGTTGATTGCCCGTCAACCAGTCGCCTCGCGCGGCCACTTCCAACGGTGGTCAGTTCAGGTTGCCCGCCTGCTCTGCCACTAGGACCCGTTCGTCCGGTCGCTACTCGGCCGTTCGGGACTTCACCGCCCGTACCAGGGGCGGAGTACCACTCGATCCCACCTTCAGAAGCACTCCACGAGGCAGTTCCCACCGGCCCGTTTCGTGTTTCGAAAGGCATCCGAGCCCCCCGTAGGGGCCTCGTTTTGCCGCCTTCCGGAGAGGACGACGAAGCCCATCATGCAGCACACTGCTGCCCTTTGTCAGCTTGACCCTGCCCAGACGCGGAGTGTCGGGCCGTTCACCACCCCTGCGGGCGACACATCCACGCCCAAACTCCCCACCCCGGCCTCGGTCGCGACCGAGGCACGCGCCCGCTTCGAGCTGGTCCGCGGCAGCGCCCAGGACGTCGTGCACACCTCGTCCCGCCGAGCCGAACCCCGCGACTGGCTGGTCGCCCTCGACTGGATGATCTACGAGGCACAGCTGCACCCGAAGGCGAACCAGACCACCGTCCGCGTCGCCATGGACCTCGCGTCCCGCATGGACTACGACCGCGGCATCGTCCTGTACCGCCTCCTGGACACCGCGGCGGCGCTCGGCGTCGACAAGTCCACGGTCAAGCGACACGTGAGCTACCTCCGCGAGATGGGTGCCCTGGTCTGGCTTGAGCATGGCTCCAAGCGCAACCTGCGGCTGCCCGGCCGCAAGTACACCGCCACCGCCACGATCTACGGCGCCACGATCCCGCCGGCCTACGACACCGCCAAGGGCCACCGGCTCAGCGGCACCGGCTACGAGGCCCGCATCGTCGGGTACACCGAGGCCGGCCGGAAGCAGGCTGTCGCCCAGGCCCGGCGGACTGCTGGGAGGCGCCTTGCGCCCCCTTCCCGATGTGGTTCCCCCGACGGACCTGTTGCTGAAGTGGGTGGGAAAGAGAAAGCTACGCGCGGCGCGCGGCCCGCAAAGAGCAAGCCACCGAAGAAGAGCACCCTGGGGCACCGAGTGACGGCGGCTCTGTTCCAGGCCGCGGACCGTCTGGCCCGCCGTCTCCGGCCGCTGCACAACTGGACCCAGCGAGCGAAGATCACCGAGCTGTCGTGGGTGCTGGTCGACAAGCTGGCCGAGGGATGCAGCGAAGAGCAGGTCGACGCCTGGCTCTGGGACATCTCCCCTGCGGTCGCCGTCGGCCTCGACTGGCGGCCGAACCGGCCCCACACGTACATCGCCAGCCAGCTCCTGCGTGAGCGCGCTGTCCGGAAGGCTGACGCGCAGCTGCAGGAGGACTGGGCCAACGCCTCGGCTCCGAATGCGGACTTCGGCGCGGCCGTCCAGGAGATGCGCCTCCAACAGGCGGGTGAGGAGCGGCCCGCCGTCGATGGCCTCACCGGCCTCGACCAGGAGACCCGCACGCAGATGTGCGCGGACGGGTGGGCCGCCTACAAGTACCGCGGCGACCCGAGCCTCGTGCTGTCGGCGTACGAGGTGATGGGGCCGGCGGTGGCTTATGCCCTGTACGGCCATGAGCTGGTCGACCTGTGCCTGAGCCTCGACGCGAACTCCAACAACCCGCACATCCGCCTGCACTGACGGCCTTTCAGGAAGGTGACTTATGCCTGAGCAGCTCACGGCCAGCTCGATAACGGACCCGCAGCTGGAAGCCCTGCTCGCCGAACTCGAGCGGCTCCGTGCCGCCGCCGCGCTTCACCGCCCGCAGGTCCTAGAGGGTGACGGCCGACGAGTGTGCCGCGAGTGCGGCTCCGACTGGCAGTGCCCGACCGCCGCGGTCGCAGCCCCGACCCGCCAGGTGATTGCCCCGCAATCACCCGCAGTCGCTGCGCCGAGCACCCCAGGCACCGCAGAGGTGATTGCGGGGCAATCACCGGAGGACGCGTGGTGACGGCCGGCGGCCCGTCCTCGAGCGGAGCCGACCTCGCCCGGATCGCACTGCGCCAGGCCAAGGAGGCCGCCCGGCAACGAGGCGGGCAGGCGCCGGCGCAGAAGGCGAAGCGCACCGTCCGCCTCCACCGCGGCGACCGACGCGACCCGCAGGCACTTAAGGGCCTTCTGCAGCAGTGGCTCGTCGACAACGGCTACGAGAAGGCCGCCGACGGCGGCAGCCTCCTGAACCGCTGGGCCGACATCGTCGGCGCCGAGCGCGCCGCCCACTGGCAGGCCGCAGCCTACGACGAGGTGTCCAAGACGCTGACCGTGGTGTGCGAGTCGGACTCCTGGGCGAGGATGCTTTCCCTGGTCTCCCGGCAGATCGTCGACGACGTCAACCGCGCCCTGCCGGCCGGTACTCTCGCCGGGATCCGGATCCGCAAAGGTGCCTACCGACCGCCAGCACGTCCTGAGCCCTCTGTCACCGTCTCAGAGTCCGCGACACGGCGTGTCCCGCCAGGAACCCCGCCGACAGCGGAGTACGCCGAGATACGGGAGCAGCTCCAGGAGGCGAAGGCCCGGCGAGACGCGGCCGTCCCGCAGCGGCAGTACGAACGCCTCACGCCTGACCGCATCCAGGCCGACCCTGACGACCACGCCGAGGCTCAGTACGTCCAGCAGGCGCTCGAGGAAGAAGCCCGGCGCAAGGCCGACAGCCACGCCCGGGCACTGCGGTACGCCCGCCGTCAACGCGCGGCCGCCGACAGCACCGCCCCGCCAACGCCACGCCGAACGACCGGCGCGGCCTGAGAGATGAGGACCCGTTCGTGCACGTGCCGCCCTACAAGACCCGCCGTACGTCCCCGGTGATTGCCCCGCAATCACCGCCGTCGGTCGGCTACCCCCGGCCGGACATACCGACGGTGCTCTTCCTGGAACCGAAGTACCAGGAGGTGTTGCTCACGGAACCGGCAGAGGGACCGGGCATACTGATCGAGGACGAGTAGCTGGGCGTCGAGTACGCCGCCGAGTGATTGCCCCGCAATCACCCCCGCGCCGCCCCATCTTCGCGTCGGAACCCAATTCCAGGGTGCCTTTCCGCCCAAACGGGACACGATGAGCACTCCGGTAGGACGCCACCCCTCCGGCCGCCGCATCCAGACGGATAAGCTCGCGGCCGAGACCCACTACATCAGCACCACCCTCCCCCGGAGACCCCATGGCCGGAATGCCGAACCTCAGCCTCAACCAGGCCCGCCAGGCAGCGGGACAGCAGCGTCTCTTCAGTAAGGGAACCGCCGAGGTCCCTGTGTCGGACCTCCTGCCCAGCCCGGAGAACGGACGTAAGAAGCTCCGTGCTGTCGAAGGACTTGCCGAATCCTTCGACGGCGACGGTGTCGTCCAAGCGCTCACCGTCGTCCCCGCTGCCGCGTACGTGACGCACTACCCGCAGCACCAGGACTACGTCGAGAAGTCGGGCAAGCCCTATGTCGTGCTGCACGGCCACCGCCGACTGGCCGCAGCGCAGATGAAGGGCCTGGAGAAAGTCCCGGTCTTCGTGAGGAAGACCGTCGCGGAGAACGGCTCGCTGCGACTGTCCGCCATCAAGGAGAACGAGCAGCGTCTCGGCCTCGACCCGATCGAAGAGGGCGCGGAGTACCAGGCCGCCCTGGAAGAACTCGGCATCTCGCAGCGGGAGCTGTCGAAGAAGCTCGGAGGCATCTCCCAGACGGCCATCTCCCACAAGATCAAGCTGCTGAAGCTGATCGAGCCGCTCCAGCAGGCGGTCATCGACCACTGGTGCAAGCAGAAGGGCCTGGAGCTCGAGTTCGGCGGCGAACGGCTCCTGCCGATCAAGGAGGCAGCGACCGTCCTGGCCGGCCTCCGTCAGGACCTGCAGCAGGCGTACGTCGACGGGCAGCTGTCCCTGGCGCAGGCCGAGGCCATCGTGAAGAGCAAGGTGTCGCTCGAGGAGCAGCAGCTCCCCGGCACGCCGCAGTCCAACGAGACGCAGGGCAGCGACCTCCAGGAGCAGGGAGCGCCGCCGGCCGGGGACAACACCCAGCAGCGGGACGCCGGACAGGGCAACCCGCAGCCGGATGCCGACCGGTCAGACGCCGGCGGGGACTCCTCGGTTCCTGGGCAGCGCAGCACCGACCTCGAGAAGACGCAGGATGCCGACCAGGGCCAGGGCGAGGCCAAGCCCGACACGTCGCTGGTCACCACCAACCCCGCGGGACGGGACACTGGTTCCGGCACCGGTGGCTCCGGCCAGCAGAGCCCGTCGGGAACGGTCGCCACCCTCGCCGAGCGAGGCGTCATCGCAGTGACCACCCCGAAGGACATCTACACGGGACTGAAGGAGCGCCTCTCCCCCAGGGAGTTCGAGGAGCTGCAGGAGCTGATCCTGAACGACTGACGGCCGTTCCTTCGCCTATCCGTTCGCCCCGGTGAGTGAATCTTCGCCGGGGCGACTGGCGTTTCTGGAGTGTTGCGCGATACCGTGCGGCCAGCATTCCTCTTCCTGCCGTGCCTGCCGCGCTCTCACCGCGCCGGCCCCGCGCACGCGGTGATTGCGGGGCAATCACCTACTCCCCCATCGTCCGGCCAGCCCGCTGGCTGCCGGCCCCGGCGGATTGCACGGCAGGGCCCGTACCCACCCGCCACGCGTACGCCCGGACCATGCCCTGCGGTGTCACTCCCCCGCCGGTCCGTGCGTGATTGCGGGGCAATCACTGTGGAGATCTCCATGACGACCGTCCAGGCAGAGCGCGTTCCCCGGATCATCTCGATGACCAACCAGGTCGGAGGCTCGGGCAAGAGCACGTCGGCCGTGAACCTCGGAGCCCAGCTCGCCGAATTCGGGCAGAAGGTCCTGGTCGTGGACGCCGACGACCAGTGCGACGCCTCCGTTGCGCTCGGCTACATGTTCCCCGACCAGCTCGAGGGCCAGAAGACCATCTACGACTGCCTCACCGACAAGAGCGTGAAGCTCCAGGATGCGATCGTGCCGGCGCTCTGCGGCCCGCACGGCGCCGAGGGCACGAAGCCCATCGACAACCTCTTCCTGGTGCTGGGCTCGGGGGAGATGGAGAACGCCGAGCAGTACCTCACCACGGCCATGGCCCGCGAGCTGTGGCTGAAGCGGCTTCTGGACCAGGTCAAGGGGGACTACGACGTCATCATCATCGACTGCCCCGGAAGCCTCGGCCTCGTCGTCATCGGCGCGATCCTGGCGAGCGACGAGGTCGTCGCCTGCATCAAGCCCGGCTTCAAGGAACTGCGCGGGCTCACCCGCATCGAGCAGAAGATCGAAGCCATCATGGAGGACTTCGCGGAGTACGGCGCGCACGCCAAGCTGGCCGGCGTCCTCATGGTCGACGTGCCCACCCACCGCTCTCAGGGCGCGGTCTGGGACGACGGCAAGAACATGGCCCATGACGCCTACGGCGACCTGGTGCTGCCCGGCAGCACGAAGGGCCAGCTCGGCATCCGCCGGTCCACGAAGATCCCCGAGAGCTACGCGCACCAGAAGGTCCTGCTGTACTTCGACCGCGCCGGCGAAGCCACCGCCGACTACCTCGCCGTCGCCAAGGCCATGGGTTTCACGAGGGCGGCCAGGTAGGGGAGTGATTGCCCCGCAATCACGGCCGCAGACAGGCGCAGACCGGTGATTGGTGATTGCGCCGCAATCACCAATCCCGAGATCAGTGTTGGTTGGAACCAACGCGCGCTACACTCGCGGTGTCACCGGGGGGTGTGCGCACTCCCCTGGTGGGTCTCTGGCGCCCCTTCGCGCGGCGGTGCGTGTTCTTTGTCGGCAACATCGGACGCGGCAGCTCACGTGCGTAGGGGCGCCCCCCTATATGCCGGAACGTGTCAGAAGGTCTCCTTGAGAACATCACTTTGTCGTCAAGTTGACCTGGTTCCCCTGGTGCAACCACAAGGATCTTGACACTCTGGCTCGGCACGGGGGCCACCGGCGGTCCCTGTGTGCCCTCAAGAACCCAGCCGGAAGAAGGTGGAGTAATGGGCCCCAGCCTGGCTGCGCGAGACGAACCCGGCGGGGAGCACGGCGGCGTAACCCGATCCGCTTCTGCGGATGCCACCGTGATTCCCCTGCGGCCGGGTATCACCGCGGACGAGCACGGCAACCCGACCGACCCGCAGGTGGCCGCCTGGTGGGAGAAGATCTACCGCGACATGGGCCGGACACTCACCGAGGAAAGCACGGCTGAGGCCCACCGCATCACCGCGGCCGCTTTCGGCCTCCTGATCGACGGTGCCCGCGCCGCCGGCGTGTTGAGCGAGTCCCAGGCCAGCTACCTGTCCGGGATGGCGGTCGAGGCCGTACGAGCACCCGACTTCCTGCCGCGGGCACCGTAGTCCGCTGCCGGGCGCTGTTTGTTCGAAGTCTGTAACAGTGCAGGCCAGAGGCGAAAACGGTTTGGTTTAGTCCTGTCCGAACGCATGTGCCCATGGCATGATTGCCCATCGTATCGCTTTAGGATCAGAGCGTAGCTCCGCTCCGCCGCGCGTCCCTCTGCACGCACCGGGGTCGGGCATTGCATGGGGGTGGGGAAACATGATCGAGCCATCCGAAACCGGTTCGTGGGGGGTCCAGGAACCGGCGGACCTGCTCGATGAATTGGACAGCGAAGACTGGAAGCGGGCCGGGTCGACGGCCGACCCGAGCACCGGGCGCTCGGGCACTCGAGTGCACAGCCCCGCGCCCGCGAACAACACGGTGCTGGACCACCTGTCCGCCTGCGACGGTGAGGTGGCCAACTTCATCGCCGCCGCGCGCCAGGCGCCAGCGCCACCGCCGGCGGCTCCTGGTGGGCCCGGCCGCGCCGGCGCCTATGAGCGGGCCCGGGTCCAAGCCGAACACCTCGGCATGGACTGGCAGACGTACCTCGAGGCCATGGAGTGGCGGCACTCCGTCTCCTCGGCGCTGCTGATGGGCGACAAGGACGTCATCCGGCAAGAGCCCTGCCCGGCCTGCCGTACCTGGGGCCTGATCTGGGTAACGACCCACAAGGCCGCCATGTGCGTGAACAGGTACTGCGCCGTGGGCGAGCGGCCCCGGATGTGGACCCTGGCCCAGCTGGCCGCCGAGCGTGCCGAACGGCGACTTCAGCAGGTCGCCAACTAGCCCCACCCGCTATGCCTCCGCAGCGGTCGCGCCCACGGCCGGCCGCGGACACGATGATGGTGATCCCTTGCGCTCCTCCAAGCCTCGGCCGGTACCGCCGGACGACCTCGTGGACTTCCACACCGCCGCGCGCTTCTTCCAGCCCACCGGCCGTGCCGTGTCGCATTCGACGCTTCGGCGCGACGTGGAAGCCGCCGGCGTGAAGGTGTGGGTCCGAGGCAGGCGGCACCTCGTCTCGCTGTCCGACGTGTTGGTCCTGCACCGCGAGCGCCAGGGCGACGAAGACGGGGACGGTACGAGCAACAAGAAGCCGGCCAGCACATAGGGGGAGCGCTCCCCCAAGCACAGCAGCCCCCGCCGGGATCGACCGATCCCGGCGGGGGCTTTCTCATGCCCACATCCCTCAAACCCCTTGCTTACGTATTGGGTTTTGCGTAGTGTCTGGAGCGCCGACAGAGAACACCCCGCTACGGAACGAGGACCCGATGGCCGCGATAGCCCCCGAGCGCCCGACCACCAAGCTGCGGACCGAGCGCAACCTGGCCGACCTGCCGCAGGCACAGCAGGACCTCCACTGGGCCCTGATGGAACTGCTCGGATACGAGGGCGGCGCCGCCACCGACGACGGCGGCCTCGACGACAAGGTCGAGCGCCTGCGCGTCGCCCAGGAGGCCGCCGCGAACGCCGGGATCACCCTGCCCGCCACCGCCGAGATCGCCGAGTGCAACACCTGCGGCCTGATCTTCAACGCGGACACGGCGCGCGAGGTCGAGGGCCTGACCCTCTGCGACGAGCACGCCGCCGAGGTCCTCGCCAACGACCCCGACTACGGGCGCCCCGACACCACCCTCGACGCCCGCTGGGACTAGGCACCCCTCAACTCCGGCTCGGCCCCGCCCGGTCGAACCTCCACCCCCCGGGAGGCTCCCGGGGGCCGAGCCGGACCCCGACAGGTCGGGCGCGCGGCTGGACAAGTCGCGCGCCCGGCCGGCCAACCGCGAACCGCCGTCCACCACCGGCTGGAGAGACCCACCATGCACACCTCCGCCCACCTGCGCCGGGCCGTCGAACTCCTCGAGCAGCACGGCCTGAACACCGCCGACAGGAACTTCGTCGCCCCCGACGGATCCCTGGACATCTGCGCAGCGCTGTACCAGGCCGCGACCTGCGTGCTGCCCGAGGCCTTCCGGGCCGACGCCGATGCGGCACTGGGCCTCATCAAGGCCAGCACCTGGGCGATGGCCGCGATCCGCGCCGTCTACGACTCCCTCGGCACCGAGGTGACCATGCCGGGGGACGGGCCCGACGAGGTCATCGACCGCGTCTCCTACTGGGCCGCCACCGCGCCGAACCGCGCCTCGCAGCCGCCGACCCGCACCGAGGTGATGGGCCGCCTGCTGCGCACCGCCGACTCCCTGGACCAGAAGGCCACCGAACTCGCCGCCTGACCGGACCCGGTCGGCGGCCACGGGCGGCCGACCGGACACCGGCGGACAGGAGACCCCGCCCATGCCCACCGCCGCCCCCACCGCGCCCGGCACCTGCCGGACCGTCATGTCCCTGTACCTGGCGCCGCTGGACCACACCGGCGCCGTCGACACGACGACCGCCCGGCAGGCCGCGCACCACACCGAGCTGCAGCTCGGCGCCCTCGACCGACCGATCGCCGCGGTGTACGTCGCCGACGCCACCGCCACCCTGCGCACCGACCCGGCCGCGCACCAGGCCCGCCTCGCGTGGGCCCGGGCCCTGGCCGCCCACCTCACCGTCCGCCCCTGAAGCCGACACAGGAGCTACGCCATGAGCCTCACGACCTTCACCGCCGCCTTCACCACCGGTGCGCCGCACCCCTACATCGCCGGCCTGCTCGAGGGACGCATCGACGCCGCCACCGAGAAGCCGGACATCACCGCCGTCCGCAAGGACTCGCTGAACGCCCTCGCCGAGTCCCTCATCGCCGAGGGCCGCACCGCCGTCGCCGAGACCCAGTACGCGGAGGGCTACGCGGACGGCCTCAACTTCGACCGCAACGCCGAGGCCACGTTCCGCCGCACCCGTCGCGGCCGCCCCTGACACCCGAGGAGAACAACGCACCATGCTGCAGCAACTGCTCCGCACCGTGCAGGCGCTGGCCGACGGCCTGCTGAAGCCCAAGCCGAGCCGACCGGTCCCCGTCCGCATCCTGCTGACCGAGGACACCGCCTACGACGCCGAGTCGGTCATGGACTGGGACGGCACCTACTACGGTCGTCTGCACTTCGAGGGCATCATCCTCGAGGGCAGCCCCGAACAGCTCATCCGTTTCGCCCGTGAGCTCTCGATCACCTCCCAGGTGGTCGAGGCCGCCGACCGCATCGACACCGGGCGCCCTGGCGCCATCGGCACGGGCGGGGCGGAGACATGAGCGCCTCCATCACCCTGACCGCCCTCGATCCGGAACGCGACGAGCAGTACGAGGTCGACACCCGGCGCGGCGCCATGGGCATGTACGAGGGGATCGTCACCGGACCCGCCGGCACCATCACTGGCGACCCCTTCGCGTTGCAGCAGCTCGCCTTCGCCCTGCTCAACGCGTGCGCCAGCGCCGACTTCGCCGCACGACTGCGCGTCGACGAGCCCGGCCCGCTGCACCCCGACGAGCCCCCGGTGCCGGACCCTGCCGACCGCACGCTGGCCCAGACCGCCGAGTACGACGCCTGGACCAACACCGTCCTCGTCTGGGCCAGCGCCGGCATCGACGCGGTCCCGATCGAGCCCGGGGACTGGACCGGCGACGACGACGGCCGGGCCGTCGCCCTCGTCGACGACTTCACCGACCTGCACTACACCGACGGCCAGCTGGCGGCACGCAGCCGTTGCCGCCACGACCACATCCACTCCAAGCAGCTCAAGCACCCCGACGACCTGGCCGCCGTGCGCCGCGAGGCCGAGGGATGCCCCGGAGACAAGGACAGCACCACATGAGCAGCCACCCTGCCCCCACAGACACCGGGACCGACCACTGGGTCCGCTTCGACCCCGCCGGGTGCGCCCAGTCCTCCACCTACGTCGACGAGGCCGGCCCGCTCGCAGAGGACGCTTACAAGCAGATCGTGCCCCGGATCGCCGACCGGCGCCGTGAGGCCGCGGAGGGCTGGACGCTGGAGCGCCTGACCAAGCAGGAGTGGCACGAGCGTGCCCGTCCCTGCTTCGTCGGCACGTGCAGCCATCGGGCCACCGGCCAGAAGCCCAGGGACGTACGAGGGCTGACGGTCAAGCAGCCGTACGCCTGGGCGCTGCTGAACGGCAAGCCCGTCGAGAACCGCACCTGGCCCGCGCCGGCCGCGCTCCTCGGCTGCACCGTGCTCCTGCACGCGGGCAAGGAGCTGCACTACGCGGCCCTGCGCACCGACGAGCGGGTGCGGGCCCTGCCCGGGCTGCCCGCCCGCGACGAGTTCGTCACTGGTGCGGTCATCGCGGTGGGCCGCCTGGCCGGCTGCCACTTCGAGAAGAACGGCTGCTGCACGCCCTGGGGCGACCCCGAGGTCTTCCACTGGGAGTTCGCCGACCTGCGCCCGCTCGAGGAGCCCGTGCCCTGCAACGGTGCCCTCCAACTGTGGCGACCCAAGGCCGACCTGGACCTGTCGTTCCTCAAGGACACCGAAGGAGGAGCCGGACGTGACGACGCTTAGCGCGATCGAGTGGACGGACATGACGTGGTCGCCGATCATCGGCTGCACCCGCGTGACCAGCGGCTGCGACAGGTGCTACGCCATCCGCACCGCGCACATCCGCTCCCACCACCCCAGCCCCAAGATGGCCACGGCATTCGCCGGCACCACGCACACCGTCGACGGACGCCTGGACTGGACCGGGCGCGTCAACGTCGTGGAGAGCCGGCTCCTGGACCCGCTGCGCAAGACCAAGCCGCAGAAGGTCTTCGTCAACTCCCAGTCCGACCTGTTCCACGACCAGGTCCCCGACGAGGTGATCGCCCGGATCCTCGCGGTCATGGCGCTCACTCCCCGGCACACCTACCAGGTCCTCACCAAGCGGCACGGCCGCATGCGAGCCCTGTTGGACAGCCCAAACTTCCGACTGCTCTGCGAGGAGGCCGAGGCCCGCCTCGTCGCTGACGAGACGACACCCGGCCTGTCGCGGTACGAGCGCGAGCAGCACCGCACCAAGTGGTGGAGCAGCTTCGCCAAGCCCCTGCCGAATTTGTGGCTCGGGGTGTCGGTCGAGGACCAGAAGACGGCCGACATGCGGATCCCCGCCCTGCTGACCACCCCGGCCGCCGTGCGCTGGATCAGCGCCGAACCCCTTCTCGGCCCCATCGACCTGTACGGGCCCCTCGTCCCCGGCCGTGGCCGGCCGAAGCTGACCTACTGGCTCACCGGGCGGCCCGGCTGGGGCCCGGAGAAGACCGACGACCGCGGCCGCGTGTTCCAGGAGCTGACGGTCGACCCCCGGCTCGACTGGGTCGTCGCCGGCGGCGAGTCCGGCCCGGGCGCCCGCCCCGCCCACCCCGACTGGTTCCGGACGTTGCGCGACCAGTGCGCCCAATCCGACGTGCCCTTCCTGTTCAAACAGTGGGGGCAGTGGGGCCCGGAGGCCCCCGTCGACCGCGACGGCCGCCTCGTGCGCGGACCACGAGGCGAGGGCATGACGATCGCCAACGACGGCACGCTGTACGCCCCCGGCGACCTGGACTACCCGGACGGCCCCCGCTACGGCGAAGCCGTGCGCGCCGGGCACAGCAGGGCCCGCCTCACCCAGGTGTACAGCGTCGGCAAGAAGGCCGCAGGCCGCGAACTGGACGGCCGCACCCACGACGAATACCCGGCCCCGCGCGCGGCCACGAGCTGGACGGAGAACAGCCGATGACGCATCACCTCGGCCCTGTGCCCACCACCCCCCTGGCCGTGCACCGCATCCAGCTCCCCCTGGGGCTGGAGTTGATGAACTCCAACGACCGGCCCACCATCGCCCAACGTGCCCGGCTCACCAGGGAACTGCGGGCCGCCGGCCGTAAGGCCGCCCTGGACGCCAAGGTGCCCCACCTCGAACGTGTCTACGTCACCTGCTACTTGCAGCCGATCAACCGGCAGCGGCGCGACCCCGGCAACTGGTACCCCTCCGCGAAGGCCGCCCTCGACGGCGTCGTCGACGCCGGCGTGCTCGACGACGACGACTCCACCCGCGTGATCGGCCCCGACATGCGCCTCGGCCAGGTCGCCAAGCCCGGACCCCGGCTCCTCCTGGTGATCACGGACCTCAGCGGACTGCCCACCGACCACCTCACCCTCCTCGACCCCCTGGGAGCAGCAGCATGAGCACCGCCGTCCTCACCCGCCGCCCGACCGCCGCGGCGGTCCCGGTCACGGCCGAGGGCAGCCACTGGACGAACCGCAGCGCCTGCCGAACAGCCGAAGCAGACCGCGACTTCTACGGCACCAGCCTCGCGGCACAAGCACGGGCCCGCACTACGTGCCTGTCCTGCCCCGTCCGCCTTCGGTGCCTGGCCGATCGGGCTGCCGTCGACGTCGAGGAGAGCTGGGGCATGGTCGGCGGTCTCGACGTCGGACAGCGCCGAGTTCTCGAGGTCGCCGAACTCATCGGTGAGCACCCGGACCTGGAGCGCGCTCAGGAGCTGCTGACCCCCCGCTGGCGGTACCGGCTGCACAACCTGCGGGCCGCCGGCCACGCCCCCCTGCGCATCGCCGACATCCTCACCGCCGAGGGCATCACCGTCGACGCCATCACCGTGCGAGTGGCGGTGTGGTGGACCGGCGGGCCAGGCCGGGCGATCAGCCGCCGGGCCAGCAGGGACCGGCGCCCCCTCTGGCAGCGCCTCCGCGACGACTACGCGGACGTCATCTGCCTCCTGCGCGCCCGAGGCGCCCGGCACGTCGACGTCGCCGCGTACCTTGGCGTACGCGTCACCACCTCGACCCGCGCGACGCAGGAACTGGAGGCGGAGGCGTGAGCACGAAGAAGCGGCGAGGACCCGCGGAACGGGCGGCGCACGCTCGCTGGGCGTCCCGCCACCGTCGCTTGAAGGCGTACGGCCAATGGGATCCGTTCATGCCGGCGGAGCCGGTGCGAGCGCACCTTCGCCTCCTGGCGGACCTGGGCATGCCGCGGTCGGGAGTGGAGCAGGCGCTGGGCCTGCAGCCCAACGCGCTGAGGCACGCGACAGCGGGCACGTCGGGATTCGGGCGGGGCGAGAAGATCACGAAGGAGGTCGGACAAGCCGTGCTGGCCTTCTGGCCGAAGCTCGAGGACTTCCCCGACAGTGCCAGCGTCGACTCCACCGGTACACGGCGCCGGGTCGAAGCCCTGGCAACCGTCGGCTGGTCACGCGCGGTGCTTGCGCAACGCGCTGGACGCTCCGTGCAGGGATTCCGCAACAAGCTGCACCTCCCGCGTGTGTCCGCGGCCTTGGCCCGCGACGTAGCCCGGTTGTACGACGAGCTGTGGGACCAAAGGCCCGAAGACCACGGGGTCGCACCGTGGCGCGCTGAGCGGTGCCGACGGCAGGCGCAGGCCGCCGGCTTCCACGGTCCGCTGGCGTGGGACGACGAGCTGATCGACAATCCGTCGGCGGTGGCGCAGACCGATGCCCAGGTATCGCTGCTCACGCAGGGCGAGAACCTGGCGACACGGTTCCTGCTGGGGGAGTCGGTCATCCTGGACGCTGCGGCCCGGCACGAAGTGCTCCTTCACCTAATGGAGTGGGCGGACCTGCCCAGGCAGCAGGTCGCCGAGCGGCTGGAGATGACAGAGGCCGCGGTCTCCCGGGCCTGGGAGCGGGAAAAGGCGAAGGCACGCAACGACGGTCGGACGGTTCCCTGGCGACGGGCGTACGTTCCGCAGCAGCCTCGCGACGTCGTGGGCGCCGCGGCGTAGAGGACTCGCCGACACCGGCGACCGCGCCGTGCCGGCCCATGCTCTGACCAGGGCGGTCTCCACCTGGAGGCCGCCCTCTCGCATGCTCGAAACCCTTCGGGGATCTATTGCTTACGTATTGGGTTTCGCGTAGTGTCTGGGGTGCCGACAAAGACACGCGAAACACCCAAGGAGCTGGGCAAATGACCACCACCGCCACCGCCACCCACGAGCTTCGCCTGATCGACACCAACGGCTACACGGTGCCCGGCGCGGTCCGGTACACGGTGCCCGCCGACCAGGTCGAGGCCGTAACGGCGGAGCTGAAGGCTCTGGCCCCCGCCGACGCGGCGAACCAGAGGGCCGCCCTGCTGGAGCACGCCCGACTGCTGACCGGAGTCAGCGCCGACAGCCAGCGGGCGGCGGCCAACCAGATCGTCGCCAGCGACTACCAGGTGAAGGTCACCCCGCCGGTCGCCTGACCGGCCAGGGCCGGGGCCTACGGGCCCCGGCCCCGTACCGCCAGCCCCAAGTCGGCACCCGCTTACCCACTCTGATGAACGGAGACCCATATGACGGCTCTGCGCACCGCCCGCGACGTGTACCCGAAGGGCACCCCGGGCGCGATCTGCATCGCCCACAACCGGCTCGTGAAGGCCATCGAGATGGCCATGGCCCTCTTCGTCGAGTTCGGCGAGCAGGCCACCCCCGCCATGATCGAGCGGCTCACCGACACCGACTTCGGGCGCGCGGCCCGCACCGCCGGGGTGCACCCGCCCAACAGCGACGACACCCGCGACCAGGTGCGGCTCCTGCTGAAGGTGTTCGTCGCCATGGGCACCACGGACGGCCCGCCGGAGGCCGAGGTCCTTACGGCCCTGCTCTCCGGATCCCGCCGCACCGGCGACCGCAACGTGCTCGCCCTCCTGGTGCCGGTCAACTGACGACCTGGGGGCCGGGTCGGGGACGACCGATCCCGCCCGGCCCCCGGCCCCACCGCGAGGGGCACTGCTCCCATGCCGATCACCCGGCTCCAGCTCACCGTTCGAAAGGCCCACGCCATGCTGCGGTCCACCGCCGCCCTGCTGACCAACCTCGCCGCCACCGCCCTCCAGGACCAGGACATCGACATGAAGTCCATACAGGTCTCCGAGGCCAACGGGCTGGCCCTCCTCACCTTCGCCTCGAGCGGGGACGCGGCCTACGACCGGGGCATGGTCGAACTCATCAACGGCGAGCTGTGCCTCAGCCAGGACCCCCGCATCCCGCGGCCGGTGGTTGTTCGGCCCAAGGACGACGACGCGGCCCTGGCCGCCGCCGCCGACTCCCTGCGCCACCTCGCCATCCTCCTGGACCGGTCCCGTACCGGAGCCCCGCAGCAGCAGTTGGACCGTCCGACGGCGCTGCGGTTCGCCGAGAACGTCCTCAGCTTGACCGGCTGACCCCGGCCGCCCCGCTCCGGCCCCGGCTTGCCTCCGGGGCCGGAGCACCCCTCGTCCTCCCTGCCCCGCGTGTGAAAGGGACCTCGCCGTGACCGACCCCAGCACCGTGACCGTGACCGAACTGCGCTGGAACAAGGACGTCTTCCCCCCGGCCGGGACCGACGACAAAACCAGTTGGATCCCCTGCACGACCAGTGACGGGCAGCCCGCCGCCCTCGCCGTCGACGACCAGGAGCGCGAGGCCCTCGGACGACAGCTCCTCTACCTCGACGGCGACGACGACGTCCCCGCGGACGCATTCTTCGAGCCGGAGCGCCTGTACCGCCTCGGTGAGGCCCTCTTCCGTTGCGAAGGCGTGGCCCTGTACCCGGGCACCACCGAACCGCGGGCTTTCGGCTTCCAGCGGCAGGCATACCCCAGGGCGCACTGGGGGCCGGTCGTGCACAGCGAACGGGCCTGGAGGCGGGGCTGGGAGGACATCACCTGCCCGGAGCACGGTTACGAGTGTTCCCCGCACGCCCCAGCCGCAGAATGCAGGGTGGGCCGTTGATGGGGACCGCTGTCCTCGAGCGTGCAGAGGTCACGGTGGCGCCGGCCCAGCCCTCCGCGCCAGCCGGCATCGGTGGGTCACCCGGCCACGACCAGGCCCTGGACGCCATGTTGCACGCGGTCCGGCGCATGGGCATCGACGCCACCGACCGGCAGGTCGCCGCCCTGCTCTCGGTCGCCGAACGGCACCTGCTGCCGCCCAAGCGCAAGGACCAGCCCTTCCCACACGGCACGATGCGCGGCTACCGCCGCCACCAGCGCCTGCGGGAACGGGCCTGCGCACCGTGCCGGGAGGCCTGCCGCCTCGAGTCGGCAGCCCGCCGCAAGCGCCACCGCCGTCCGCAGAAGCCCTGCGGAACGGAGGCCGCGTACCACCGCCACCGGCGCCGCTACGAGGAACCGTGCCAGTCCTGCCGGGACGCGCACGCGGCTTACATCCGTGACTACCGCGAGCGCCGCGCCCAAGCCGCAGCCCACTGAACGCGACCGACGGAGAGGACCGGAGGAGAACATGACGTCACCACACACGCCCGGGTTACCGGCCGCCTCGGACACCGGCGGGGGGCAGACCGCGCTGGCCGTCCCCGCACCGGCCGGCCGAAGGCGCCACCGCGGCGTCCCAGCGATCACCACCGAGGTGCTGACCCGGATGCTGCGCGACCACTTCATCAAGCCGGGGGAGGAGCTGCCCGGCGCCGTGTTCCTCACAGAGGTCACCGCCCCCGGTCGGGCCGGACGGCGGGCGGACGCCGTCCACATCAGCACCTGGGCCAGCCGCGGCGGCGGCGACATCGACGTCTGCGAGGTCAAGACCCAGCGCGCCGACTGGCTCCGCGAACTGCGCGACCCCGGCAAGGCCGAGGCGTGGTGGCCGCACAGCTCACGGTTCTGGCTGGTCGTCCCCAACACCGACGTCGCCCGCCCCGACGAACTCCCCGAAGGATGGGGCCTGCTGGTGCCCAAGGCCCGCGGGCGCAGGTTCCTGACGGTGGTTGAGCCGGCGAAACGCACCCCGCAGCTGACCCCCGGCCTGTTGGTCACCCTGCTGACCAACACCGAGACCGTGCGGTACAACGCGCTTCGCCGCCAGCGCGACGAACTCGGCGACAAGCACCGGCAGGAGGTGCAGCGGCTGCGCGACGAGGCCGGCACTGCACGCGACCCGCGCGTCGAGGAGAAGCTCGCGCTCCTTGAGCGGCTGGAGAAGGCCCTCGGCGGGCGGCTCGGCGCCGGCGGCTGGGGGCGGATCGTCGGTACCGACGAGGCCGTGGAGGCGCTGGCGGCGTTCGTGCAGCCGCATCTCGAGCGGCAGCGCGCCGGACAGCGGTTCTCCCGGGCGGTCGCCGTCCTGGGGCATCAGCGCGACGCACTCGACCGTGCGGTGCGGGAGTTGGAGAAGGCCGCCGAAGAGGTGGCAGCGGGGGAGTAGACGGGGTGAAACCCGTTGCTTACGTATTGGGTTTTGGCTAGTGTCTGTTCTGCACGGCCCACCCTCCCCGGGCCCTGCACCGGCCGCGTCCCGCACTCCCCCCGGCGGGGCGCGGCCGCACACCATCCCGCTACGGAGGCTCCGATGACGTCCACCGCCCGCCGACTCGCCGCCCAGCTCGTGCCGTTCCTCATGGCCGTAGGCGGACTGATCGCCGGGCGTCTTGTCTTCGACACCACCGCACAGCACGGGGCGAACCTCTACTGGCAGGCCGGTGCGGCCCTCTTCGCCTACACCCTCACCGTCGCCCTGCTCGGCCGCATCGGCCACGAAGACCCCCACCGTGCCGTCGCAGAAGCGACCCGGGCGCTCGCGTACGTCCTGCAGGCCGCCCTCGTCGGCGCCCTCGAACTGCTCTGCCTCACCGTCCAGCTCCTGGCGCTCCTCGGCGGCGGCATCGCCGCCCTCGCAGCAGCCCCGGCCACAACCTGAAAGGCCACGAACCTGTGACCACCCAGCCCCGCTACGCCCTGCATCTGCCCGACGGCCGGTGGGCGTACTACCTGCCCAACCCCGAGCGGCCCCCGGGCACCCGCACCGCCGTCTACGCCGACAGCGACCCGGCCAACCAGCTGGAGCCCGTCGCGGAGACCACGAACCACTGGTTCGCCGGCGACCGGCACGCCGAGCAGATCACCGCCGTCTACCAGCCCAGGCCCCGGACCGTCCGGTACGAGCTGAACGACCAGACCGCCCTGTCGACGCGCTACCCGCAGACCCTCAGCGTCGAGGAATACGACGAGCGCACCGCAGCGCACGAGGAGTACTGGGAGCTGTACGACGCGGTCACCGAGAACCTCGACTCCGTCGAGCACGTCTACGAGGGCCCCTTCATGCCGCTCGAGGGCCGGGTACCGCCAGGACCGGACGAGCTGCAGTGGAAGGCGGACCTCCCAGAGGAGCTGACCCAGCGCCCGGAGTACCGGCACCTCTTCCCCGGGCACATCCCCGGTCTGCGCCAGCACCTCGAGCAGCTCATCAAGGCCATGCCCGGCGTTCAGTACTGCTTCGTGGACTACCAGGGCAAGCCGGGCCTGCACGTGACGGTGAAGGTCCCGTTCGACCAGCCGCGCACCACGTTCCGGGCCAACCTCGGGCGCGGCGGCAAGCCGCTGAAGTCCGGGCGAACCGTGCAGGTCATGGTCGATCGCAGCCTCGACCTGCCGGTGCCCGCCGCGGTGTTCGGGCACAACTACGACGCGGCGGTGGACGACTGGCACGAGCAGGTCGCCTTCTGGCTCGACCAGGTCAAGGAGGCCACCATCGCCGCGTGCTCCGCCTGCGACGGCAAGGGCTACGTCGTCCCGAAGGAGGGCAAGACGCCGGCCTCGGAGGCACGGGGCCGACTGGCGGCGCTGGTGGAACACGGGTCCGACGCCGAGGCCGCCGAGTTCGACAAGCGCGTCGACGACGTCGTCGCGGCCGAGTCCGCGGAGCTGCGCGAGCAGGTCGCCCGCGTCCGGGCCTGGGCAACCAGTCGCGAGTACCGGTGGCTGCACGAGCTGCTGGACGGCTACGGCACCCACGGTGGCGCCCTGTGATCGAGGACCTCACCCTCGAGGAGGTCCGCAAGGAACTGGAGAACCTGGTGGCGCTCGCCCAGTCCGGCGAGCGCCCCCGGCCCACCCGGATCAACCCGGCCGACCACCCGATGGCGGGCTGGGAGTGGGTCATCGAACAGCGCACCGTCGGCCGACGGCGCACCACGCCCACCTGGTGGGTGCGCAGCGTCGACGACCCGGACACCAGCGGAGCCGTGTACGTGTCCTCGCCCGACTGCATGGCGCCGGGCGAGGACTTCGGCGCGATGTTCCCCGTCGACGCCCGCCGCCTGGGCCTCGCCCTGATCGCCGCAGCCGAGCGCGCCGAGCACGTCCACGCCGGCGTACCCCGCCTCGAAGACCGGCGGGGCTGACCACCCAGCCCACCCACCGCACAGCAAGGAGCCACCCCGCATGCGCCACTACGTCTATCTGGACACCGAGTTCGACCCGAGAAACCCGACCCTGACCGGGCTGCTGTCGATCGGCCTGACGGACGACACCTTCCCGGCCGCCGACTACTACGCCGTCAACACCGACGCCGACCTGCACGCCCTGGTCGACCACTCCTTCATCCCGGACCACGTCCTGCCGCACCTGCCGGTCAAGGTCACCCGCTGGTCCGACGGATCCGTCGCCAACATCACCTGGGACACCAGCCACCCCGACTACGAGCGGCACGGCCGGTCCGCCGCCCAGATCGCCGACGAGGTCGCCGCGTACTTCCCCGGCGAGACCGAGCCGGAGCTGCTGGCCGACTGGGGCAAGGACGACATCGGCTACCTGCACCGCCTCTTCGGCAACGACTGGAACCAGATGCCGCCAGGCGTGCCCCGCATCTTCACCGACCTCGAGGTCTGGCGCCGCCAGCTCGGCGCACCCCTGCCGGTCCTGGAGCGCGACGAGATCGGCGACGCGCACCACGCCCTCGCCGACGCCCGGTACAACCGCGCCTTCCACACCCACCTCCTGGACTTCCAGAAGGAGCAGGAGATCGCCGTGGACGCACTGGCGCAGCGCCTGCACACCGTGCAGAGCCAGCGGCCCAACTGGGCGACGCTGCCCGCGCCGCAGCGCCAGCACCACCTCAATGCCGCCAAGGCGCTGCTGGCCCACTACGAGATCCGCCCGCGGCGACAGGCCGGCGCGTGACAGCGGCCCTCGCAGAACCGGTGCTGGCCGACCTGGTCGCCGAGGAGGACCACGGCTTCGAGGACCGCCCCCTGGGCACGGCCGTCTTCAACAAGGCCCGCACCCACCGGTACCTGCTGACCCGGATGTGGGACCCGGCCCGGCCGCTCGCCGTCTTCGTGATGCTCAACCCGTCGACCGCGGGCGCCCGGGCCAACGACCCCACCGTCACCCGCTGCATCTCCTTCGCGCGGCGCGAGCGGGCCGGCGGGATTGCGGTGGTGAACCTCTTCGCCCGCTGCGCCACCGACCCGGCCGCGCTCAGGAAGGACCTCGACCCGGTCGGCGCGTACGCCGACTCCTTCCTGCACCACACCGTGGCCACCTCACCGCTGGTGATCGCGGCCTGGGGCGCGCACGGCACCTTCCGCGGCCGCGCCGAACAGGTCACCACCCGGCTGTGGCGACGCGGCGTCGGACTGCGGTGCTTCGGCACCACGCGGTCCGGCCAGCCCCTGCACCCGCTCTACCAGCCCGACACCGCCCCCCTGGTGCCCTACGCACCGGCGGACTGCTGACCTACGACGAGAGGAACAGCCCTCATGAGCGACCGGACCGACCACACGACCGACGAGACCGACGACCAACTGCCCACGGTGGCCGAGACGCTCGAGGACCTGGCCCACCTGTACCTGCGCACCGTGGTGTCCCCGCAGCCGGTCAACCCGGCCACCTTGGGCTGGCAGAGCGTCGCCGGCACACTGGCCGCGCTGTCCCTGCGGACGCTGCACTTCCTGAACGGCATCGACCCGAAGTACGGCCAGGCGTTCACCGACTTCTACCACGGCCCCCTCGGCGACGGCCCGCACCAGCTCGGCGTCAGCCTGTGGATCGAACGGAACATCGCCGCCCCCGCCGGCGTCGAGGTGACGGACTGGGCGGAGCAGGCCAAGAAGGAGGCCGAGGCGGCATTCGCCCAGGCCAGCCGCCCCATGAGCGTGACGGACCTCGCCGAGTACCTCGGCGACGACGTGCTGTCCCTGCTGGCCACCGGCCTCAACGCGAGCTGGAAGCAGTGGGAGGAACACGGCAGCACCAAGCGCAACTGCTTCGTGCCCGGCTGCCTCCACGAACTGGACATCGTCGACGTGTGGCAGGGCAAGAACGGCATCCACGGCGAAGGATGGATGTCCGGCTCGGCCGTCGGCTTCGCCTGCCCGGAGCACGCCAGCCAGCTGTGGGCCAACGACAAGCAGCACATCCCCTCGTGGAGCCGACCCACCACGCAGGACGCCACGGCACTGGAGTGCACCTGCGGCTGGAGCTCCGGCCCCGCGGCCTTCCGCCAGCACGGCACCGTCCTGTACCAGGTGCACGCGCTCGAGGTCCTGGGGCTGCGGCGGTGAGCGCGGGCAGGTCCGCCGACGAGCGGGCCGACGCCGTCTTACGCGCGGCCCGCCCCACCGGCCTGCTCGCCCGCCTCAAGGCCGCGCTCGGCTTCCCCGCCGCGATCCCGGCCGAGGCCATGACCCTGGCGCGGAACTCGCGGGCCGGCGCCGAGGGGGAGCGCCGGACCGCCGCCCTGGTGCGCCCCCTGGCCGACGAGGGCTGGTTCGGCCTGTTCGACCGGAGCATCCCCGGCATGCACTCGGCCAACGTCGACATCTTCCTGGTGGCGCCGAGCGGGGACGTGATCCCGGTCGACGCGAAGCTGTGGCACCGCAACGACGAGGTGCTCCCGGTCAACGGCCGCCTGTTCCACGGAGAGAAGGACTACGGCTCGGTCATCGGCAGCGTCCGCTTGGAGACGACCCGGATGCGCGAGTCCCTGCGCGAAGCCCTGCGCCGACGAGGACACACCCGCCCCGTTGCGGTAACCCCCCTGATCGCCATGCACAACGCACCGGTCGCCGGCGGCGGCTTCGCCCTCGACGGCGTCCGCATCGTCCCAGCCGATGACCTGGTGGCCGTCCTGCGGACGATGGCCGGCCGCCCCGACCCCTGGTGGGCCGAGACCGTGGCCGCCGTCGCCTCCACAGTCCTGCCCCGCTACGAGGAAGAGGAAGGAGACCGACGATGACCACAGTCCGCCTACGGGCCGAACGCGCCGCGACCACCGCCACGTACGGCCTGGCCACCGGCACGGCGGGCGCCGTCCTCGGCGGCGTCACCGGCGGCCTGGGCTGGGCCCTGCTCATGGGAGGGACGACAGCGGTCGCAGGCGCCCAGGTCGGCCGCTCGCGCCCCGACCGCGCCACCCGACGCCACGCCCGGCTCACCAACCGCACCGCCGGGTACCTGTCGACGCTGCGCCACGACGGCTGGCGGCTGCTGCACGCCCGCCCGATCGGCCAGGACCCCGACCGGGTCTACCACCTGTGCGTGCCGCCGTCCGCGAACCGCGTGGTCGTCTGCATGGACTGGGACTGGCCCCAGGACGCGCAGATCCGTCTCGACGACGACGGTCTGCAGGCCGGCGGAGCCGACGGCGACATCGCGGTGGACTGGGTGCTGCACGCGGCCGACACCGTGGCGCAGGCACTCAACGGCAACAGCGAGGACCTGGGACACATCGGCGTCGCCCAGGCGCTGCCGGTGCACGGGGCCAGCGTCGCCAACGGCGGCCACGTCCAGTTCCACCGAGAGCACGGCGACGAGAACCGTGAGATCAACGTGCTGCACGCCAGCGTCCTGGCGGACAAACTGCGCACCGTCCCCACCCAGGTCACCCGGAGCACTCGACGCACCGCCCGTACCTGCGCCGACTTCCTAGACACCACCTTCCCCTGAGAGACCACAGATTCCCGGCCTCCAGGCCGCCCGCACCCGCACACCCGAGAAGGGAAAGGCAATGACCGAAAGCGTCCAGAACACCGCCGACGTGGTCTGCATGAAGGGGGACGAAGTCCTCCTGATCCGACGCGGCTGGCCCCCGTACAAGGGGAAGCTCGCGCTGCCCGGCGGTTTCGTGGACGACGGCGAGACTCCCCGGGCCGCCGCAGCGCGGGAACTGCTGGAAGAGACCGGCGTCCGGGTTCGCGAGTCGGACCTGGTCGAGGTCGGCGTCTTCGACTGTCCCGGACGAGACCCGCGCGGCAACTTCGTCAGCACCGCGTACCTCATCAACGTCCCCGAGGACACCACCGCCCGGGCCGGGGACGACGCGGCAGCCGTGCGGTGGGTGCCGCTGGCAACGACCGGCGACCTCGCCTTCGACCACGACGAGATCGTCCATGAGGCCCGGCAGAAGCTCACGCGCTGACCGTCCTCAACTGAACACCTTGTGGGCCGCCTCCCCCGGAGGCGGCCCACACGCGTACCGACAGCAGTCCCAGCGACCGTCCTGGAGGCTCCCCGATGACCAGTACCCCCCGATCGTCCACCCGCGGCAGCTCCACGCGTGGCCGGCGCCGCGGCCCCGGCCGCAGCCGACCCCGCCCCGCCCCCAGCCCCGAGCGACTCGAGACAGTCCCGCAGCCCCGCACCGACGCGGCCGACCTCGAGACCGAAGTCGCGGTGCTGAACGAACTGCTCGCGGAAGCCAGCCACCAGCTGCAGGAGGCGGGCCGAACCGTCTGCCGGGCCGAGGAGCAGCGTAGGGAAGCGGAGACTGCGCGGGAGACGGAGATGGAGGACCACCTGCTCACCCTGGGCGAGCTCGAGCACGCCCGCGCCGAGGCGGACGCCCTGCGAGCACTCCTGCTGAAGCAGGGCCGCTACGAGGACGTCGCCGCGGCCACGGCAGCACTTCTCGACCTCCCGGCGTCGTTCGCGGAGCTGTGGCAGCGCCTGGACGTCTTCGAACACGTGGAGGTCACCGCGGACAGGCGAACCGCCCTCTCCCTCGACGAGCACACCGCCGGCCGGACCTGGGCCTCCAAGGCGTGGCAGGGCCTGTGCGCACTCGAGTCGTACGCCGAGCACCGCAAGAACGGGTTCGGAGGCGGCTTCCACCAGTTCTGTCAGCGCCCCCCAGCCGGCGCCCGGGCGTACCCGTCGAGCCAGCTGGCGATGACGGAGACGGAAGCGACCATGGGCGCGCACGGCCGGGAGCGGCTCTTCCCGGGCGTCGGCGGTGCCCGGGTCGAGATGCAGGCCCACCTGAAGCTGGCCGGCCGGGGCAACGTCTGTCCGCGGGTCCACTTCCGCGACGACCTCGCCGGCAAGGGAGCCTCCGGCCTGGTGATCGTCGGCTACATCGGACCGCACCTGACGAACCGGAGGACGAACTGAGTCCCGCCCCCACGCGAATAGAACAGAGTTTCGATAGTCTGGGGAGGGTGAGCACGCCAGCACCAGACCCGGGCGAGGACGCCGCCCTGCGAGCGACCGTGCTGCACCTGCGCGTCCCCCCGGGCACACCCGAGCCCCTCTACCGCGCCGTCCTGGAAGTCCTCGACCCGATCTCCCCGGTCGTCCAGGTCCTCCCGCCCGGGGCGGCCCTCGTCGACCTCGCCGGGGTCCTGCGCCTGCACCGGCGGACCCCGTACGAACTCGCCGAGATCATCCGCGTCCGCGCCCTCGCCCTGACCGGCGTCGACGTCCACGTCGGGGTGGCCTCGAACTGGGCGCTCGCCGCGACAGCGTCGGCCCGCCCGGGCCCGCGCGGCATCCGACTCGTCCCCGACACCCCCGAAGCGGTCGCCGCCTTCCTGCACCCACTGCCCATCGACGCCCTGTACGGCATCGGCCGGCGCCAGGCCGCGACCCTGCGCGACTACGGCATCCACTGCATCGGCCTGCTGGCCGGTGTCCCGGCCCTCACCGCCCAGCGGCTCCTGGGGGGCCGGGACGGACGGCTGCTGCAGCAGCGGGCCCGCGGCGAGGACCACCGTCGCGTCACCCCGACCGACCTGCCCCGCTCCACCAGCGAGAGCAGGCGCTTCGACCGCGATGAACTCGACGGCGACCGCATCCGCGCGGCCATCCTGGAGACGGTCGTGGTCATAGGAGCCCGGCTGCGCGAGCGCGAGCAGGCCGCAACCGGCCTCCAGCTGCAGCTGCGCATGGCCGACCGGTCCCTGCTCACCCGTGCCCGCAAGCTACCGAGTGCCACCGCGCACGACGCCGACCTGCGCGAGTGCGCCTACCGCATCTTCAACGGCCTGAACCTCGAGCGGGCCCGGATCCGGGCCGTGACCGTCCGCGCCGAGCAGCTCGTGGACGCCGACCGCGTCGCCGAGCAGATCTCCCTGGACCGCAGCGAGGAGAACGTCCGGCGCGCGGAGACGGCCATCGACCGCGCCAACCGCCGCTTCGGGCCGGGCACCGTCCGCCCGGCAGCCCTCGCCGGCCGTCGCATCGCGTAGGGCTCACAGGCGGCGCCCCCGTAGCCCGGCAGGGGCACGGGGGGCGCCGTGCCCGTCAGGTCTCGGCGGCGGCAACCAGGCTGTCGAGCAGCCCGGAAAGGGTCTCGTACTCCTCGCCGTACAGGGCGTCCTTCTGCAGGTGGAACGCCACCCGCGCCCGGCTCAGGGCCTCCGGGCTACCAGTCGCGGCGGCGTCCGCCACCGCGTCGATCAGGGTCTGCATCTCGGTGCACTCCTCGCCGTACAGGGCGTCGAAGTGCAGAAGGATCTCGGTCTTGGCCTGCGCGAGCGGGTGCGCGGTCTTCATGGTCTCTCCTCGGTGCGGGGCGTTCGCACGACCACAACCATACAACCTAACGTTGTAAAGTCAAGATCGATTTCCCGGTACGGAGAAGGGGCTCGCCGGCCGCGCCCAGGCCGCGCCCTGCGGGTGCCGGCGCACGGCCGGCGGACCCCCGAGCCCAGTTCTCCCACGGCAGACGGCCACATCGCGCACACCGCTGGATGTCCTCGCGGGATCCACGCGAATGTCTCGTCACCCCGATGTTGCCGATCTTGAAAAGGGGGACGGCCATGGCCGTCACGACACCCACCGCCCGCGAGATACCCGAGGTCAGAGCCGACCTCGCCGCCTGGGCCGCCGACCGCGGCCGCGACGGCATGGCGAACTGGCTGCACTGCATGCTGCCGCCCGCCGCCCGGACCTCCTTCGACGACCTCCTGCCGCCCGGCATCACCACCCCGCAGGGCCTGGCCGCCCGCACGGCCGCCGGACTGCGCGCTGCGGAACTCTTCTACGTCACCAGCGACATGACGGCCCTGGCACACCACGCCGCCGAGAGCCTCACCGACTTCGAGATGCGCCCGGAGGACCTGCCCGCCCCGGTCGGGATGCTCGCCTTCGAGGACCCGCCCCTGCGGTACGAGGCGGCGGGCAACCAGCCCATCCGGCTGGTCACCTGGGGGCCCTGGCTCGGGCACCTGGCCATCGACTACTGGAGCGGCACCCGCGAGTACCTCGACCAGGTCGAAGCCTCCCTGCCCAACTACCTGGGCGACCAGGACCCGGCCGAGAACGAGGCGTGGCTGCGCCAGCACTTCGCGCACGTCGCGCCCGGCCGGATGGCCAACATCCACCCGATCCACGGGTTCACCTACCAGCGGACCACGCTGATCGAGGCGGGCAAGCCCGACCTGAGCGACACCCCGGAGGCCGACGTTGCCCTTCTGCGGCTGATCCAGGCGACCTGGCTGCTCATGGGCCAGACCCTCGCCACGAGCGAGCGTGTGACCGCCGACAGGGCCTCCCGGCGCCGGATCCAGCGCATGGACCGGGACTACGGCACCGAGGTCCGGCTGATCCGGCTGCGTCGGGCCCGCACCGAGCGGGGCGCCGACCCGGCCGAGCAGCCCGGCACCCGTGAGTACCAGCACCGCTGGGTCGTACGAGGCCACTGGAAAAACCAGTGGTACCCCTCGCGCGGCGCGCACAAGCCGATCTGGATCAGCCCTTACATCGCCGGGCCGGAGGACGCCCCCTTGATCGGAGGGGAGAAGGTCCTGGTCCTGGCCCGCTGACGAACCCGACGGGGCCCGCCCAACGGCGGGCCCCGCTCGCGTGGTTGGGACCGGCACCGCCGGCCGTGCGCCGCGCGTCGCTGCCGGCACATGTCCACGGGCAGCGCCGGCCTGGAGGCCACGGCGAACGACGCGAAGGCCGGGCCGCCCCCGCCTGGGACGGCCCGGCCGAGGACGGGGTCAGTCGGCGGCCTGCCAGGAGCGCTTCTCGGCGGCCCGGGCCCTGCGGCGCTGCATGGCGCGGACCATGCCGCGCTGGCGCGGGTGCGTCAGGGCGCCCAGGAAGTAGTAGCAGGTGCAGCCACGCCCGGCGTAGCGGCAGGGGTGCCCGGCGTGGCGCCGGGTGGTCGCGCTGAGCATGCGGGCCATGAAGTCCTCCTCCTGGGAGGGGGCCCGCCCGCCGTGCGGCGGGCGGGCCCCGATGGGTACTACGCCTGTCCGGCGAGCCGGTAGCGGCGAGGGCTCTCGCCGACCAGGTCGGCCTGGCCGTGGTCCTTGAGCTTGGCCAGGGCGTTGGCGACCGCCCCGGCGCTGCGCTGGAGGTGCTTGGCCAGGCGGGAGGGGGTGACCTCCTCGGCCGGGTGGGTCTCCAGGTACTCGTAGACCATCTGCCGCAGGCCGCCGCGCGCCAGGCGCTTGGTGGCGGGGGCCGTGTCCGCCTCCGTCGCGGCCTCCGGCGCCGGGCCCTGGGGCTCGGCCGCCTCGGCCGCGTCCGGGGCGCTGTCCGCCGCGTCCTTGGCAGGCGCCGGGGCCTCCTCGGTGACCGGCGCCTGCGCCTCGGCGGGCGCCGGGGCCTCGGCCTCGTCGGAGATGTGGGCGGGCGTGGTCTCGACCGGCCGGTGGAACCAGCGGTCCGGGGTCCGGCGGGCGCCGTCCTTCTCGCCGTGCTCGCGGTAGGCCCGGTTCCAGCTCTCGAGGGTCTTCAGGGCCTTGCCTGCCGTCGATCCGCCGATCCCCGCGTGCCGGGCGATCTCGGCGGCCGTCGCGCCGGAGTGCTCGGCGAGGGCGGCGAGCGCCTTCTTCTCGGAGGGCTTCAGCTCGGCCGGGGCCTGGGTGTTCGTCATCGTGTCCTCGTTTCCTCGGGTTGGGCATTCGGGAGCTCCCCGGCCGGGGGCAGCTGGTGCTGCGGTGCCCGTGGCGCGTGCGCTTCGCGGTGTTCCCCGGGCACCTCCATGAACGCTCTGGTCGGCCCTCGGAGTCAAGATCAAAACCGCGTTGAACGCTATTGCTTACGTATTGGGTTTCGCCTATGGTCTGACGCACGTACACACCCGGATAGGAAGGGGGGCCGGCGATGACGGCGAACACCACGGCCGACGCACCGCAGACCGGCGCCGAATGGATGGCCGCCGAGCGGGAGGAGGACGCGATCCGCTACGCGGTCGAGCAGCTCAATGCCGGCAAGTTCCTGGTGCTGACCAACGACTCCGAGGGCCGCCGCATCGGCAACGCCGGACTCGACCCGCGCCAGGGTCGCGAGTGGCTGACCCGGCACTGCGAGAGCGGGGTCCGCAAGTGGGACTGAACGCCACCGAGGCGTCGGCGGACCGGCTGCGGGCCCTGCTCGCAGCCGGCCTCCCGGCCGGTACCCCACCGGCCCACAGCGCCCTGCTGCTGCTGAGCGTGGCTACCGGCCAGGAAGAGGTCCGCCTCTACCGGCGGGTCGCCAACGGCACGCCCAGCCATGAGACGGCCGTCTTCCGGTCCGAGCCCCCGCACGACGCCTTCGCCCTCGACCTGATCGCCGCCCTGCACGACCACCGGCTGCACAACTGGCAGCCCCTGCGCGACGGCTACATGCCCGGCGTGATCCACATGGGCACCCGCCGGGCGACCGGACAGATCGGCTGGGCCATCGACCTGCGGCACCTGACCGAGGACGACGAGTGACCGGCATCCCCTACCGCATCGCCATCCCGCCCCGGCCCACCGGCGGGGACTACGCCGCCGTCCCGGCGGCCGACCTCGCCCGGGCCGAGGTGCTACGCGCCGACGAGGTCCGGCTCGGCGACACGATCCTGGCCGACTTCCCCGGCCTCCACCTGCCGGGCGGCGACGGCCTGGTCCTCGCCGAACACTTCACCGACCCGTACTGGGCCACGCCCCAGCTCGCCGACCCGGGCTGCACCTGTCTGCCCTGCCAAGGCGCGGCCTGGACGGCCGCGGACGGCCCGCTCATCAGGCTCGCCGACGGCTTCCCCTGGGACGGCTGCGACGTCCAGCCCGCCAGCGCGCTCCTCCTGGTCACCCGGTACCGCTGCGCCTGCGGCTGCAACACCGCCCTGGCCGACGACTGGTCGGACTACGACTGGGCCTCGCCGGCCTCCGTGCAGCACCTGCTGGAGACCGGCCGCCCCCTGCGGCCCGGCGAGATCCTCCGCCTCTCGACTTCGCAGCCTCGGGATGCGCGGCGAGTGCGGTCCACCCATCCACCGACGACTACGCCAGGACGCCGTGACGGCGGTTCTGGAACGTGCACGAGCCCGACAAGGAGCAGCATGACCACCCTTCCCACCGAGCAGCAGCTCGCCGAGATCGAGGCCCGGGAAGCCGCCGCCACCGCTGGCCCCTGGGGCGTCTACGAGTCGGGCGGCCTCATCGAGATCGCCGCCGACCTGCAGGAGACCGGGCACGGCTACCGCGCCCGCCGGGGAATCGCCCGGCTGGATGAGGAGCCTCTCGACAACGACCCGGCGCACCGCGAGAGGACGGCCGAGGAGGACTGGGCCCAGGTCCAGGCCGACGCCGTGTTCGTCGGCCACGCCCGCGAGGACGTGCGCACGTTGCTCGCCCTGGTCCGCCGCCTTCAGACGCAGCGCAATTTCCTGCTCGACCAGGTCAAGAAGAAGGACGCCGAGTCCGGTGCGGGGGACAGGGCGCTCGCCGCGTTCCTGACCTCCGGCCCGGAGCAGGCCGACCAGGCCGTCGAGTCGACCGACCCAGGGGAGTCCGAGGCCCGATGACCACGGCGAGCAGCACCCCCGGCGCGCAGGCGCCGGGGGTGCCCCACCCCGGCACCCGTCACGTCGTCCAGTTCAGCGGGGGCGCCGGGTCGGCCCTGACCGCGATCCGGATCGCCAAGCGGGTCGGCCCCGAGGCGATGGCGCTGCTGATCGCCAACACCCAGGTCGAGGACCCCGACCTGTGGCGCTTCAGCCGGGACGTCTCCGACTTCATCGGTGTGCCCCTGACGGTCGTCGAGGACGGCCGTGACCCATGGCAGCTCTTCCGCGACATCCGCTTCCTGGGCAACGACCGGTTCGCCGCGTGCACCAAGTTCCTGAAGCAGATTCCCTGCCGGGAGTGGATGGAGCAGTACGCGCCGCCGGAGACGTCCCGGGTCTACGTGGGTATCGAGCCGACGAAGAAGGACCGGCCCCGCACGGCGGCCATCGAACGCAACTGGGCTCCGTGGCAAGTCGAGTTTCCGCTGCTCGACGGTCCCGACCGCTCGAAGGACGAGTTGCTGGACGAGCTGCGCGACCTCGGGCTGGAGCCACCGCGTCTGTACGGGCTCGGCTTCGCCCACAACAACTGTGGTGGCGCGTGCATTCGGGCTGGCCAGGGCCAGTGGAAGCACCTGCTGGCCACCTTCCCGGAGCGGTACGCCCGCGCCGAGCGGGAGGAGGAGGGCATCCGCGTCTTCCTCGGCAAGGACGTGTCGATCCTGAAGCGCATACGTCGGGGCGAGACCCACCGCCTGACGCTGGCCCAGCTCCGCCGGGAGCAGGAGGGGGCCGCAGAGGAGGCGCCAGCCGCCTGACAGATAGCCATTAAACCTGGCCCTTACGTATTGGGTTTTAGTACGGTAGTTGCAGCCCACCCCGTACCGGCCCCGGCCTCCGCCTCGGTGGAGTTCGGGGCCCTTTCACGAAGGACTCTCATGCCCAACAGGCAGGCCATCATCGGCGCCCTCACCCAGGACGTCCTGGGCGCCCAGCAGTTCAACGGGCTGCGCGGCGAATGCGTCAACATGCCCACCGACGACTACTGGGCGGTCAAGGACGCCATGGAGGCCGTCGTGGAACGCGTCGCCCGGGCCGTCAACTGGGAGCGCCTGCTGCGCGAGGCGTCCTACCGGCACCTGCACCTGCACCACGAGCGCAAGGGCGAAGGGTTCGTCACCGGCGTGTGCCACGAGTGCCTCGTCGAGGCCCTGCTTGCCGACGACACGGGCGCCCCGAACTGGGAGAAGCACCCGGTCTCGCCCCGGCGCTTCCCTGACCTCGACTGGCCCACCGTCGTCGCCAGCAACCTCAAGCACCGCGAAGTCGCCCACTGGCACCCCTACATGCCGCCGAGGGAGCAGAAGCCGGCCGCCACGGCGTCTGAGGCAGCAGGGGAGCCGGAGAGGTGACCGTTACCCCGGAAGCCGCAGTCACCGCCTGCGCCAACGCCGCCCAGGCGTACGCGCAGACAGCCGACTGGCCGCAGGCCCGGCAGTACACGCTCCGCTGCCTCATCGACCGCCTGGCGCAGGCCCGGGGACTGCAGCCTCCGCGGCTGACACGGCCGGCCGACCCGGCCGCCGAACAGGCCCTCGACGCCCTGGGACCGCTGGACGGCTGGCACATCATGGACCTTGGCGAGGTCAACCAGCAGCTGCTCCAGCTCACCGTCTCCCGGGGACCGGACGGCAGCGCCACCGTCGACAGGAAGGGCCTCGGGGCCCGCGCCACACTCGGCTCCTGGTACACGCCACCCGAGGTGGCCGCGGCGATGTGCCGCCTGAGCTTCGGCCCCCAACTGGGCAAGCTGTCCCAGCACCCGGATCCCGGCAACGTGCTGCAGATCCTCGTGATCGACCCGGCGTGCGGCGCCGGCGTCTTCCTGATCGAGGCCACCCGGCTGATCGCCCGGCGACTCGCGGAGCGCGTCTCCGGCGTCACTCCGGCCCCGGCCGTGCACCTGAAGCACGCCCTGCCGGTCGTCATGCGCGAGTGCGTCTTCGGTGTCGACATCGACCCGGTCGCCGTCGACCTCGCGCGGACCGCGCTCTGGCTCGAGGTCGACGGCCGGATGCCCTTCGACTTCATGGACCGCAACGTCATCGTCGGCAACGCCCTCGACGACGAGATGCCGCCAGCCTTCACCGAGCGGCGCGGTGACCTGCCGACCGCGGCCGAGCGGCGCGGGACCTGGGGCGAGGTCCACCGGTGAACGGCCGCGGGCGGGCGTTGGCCTCCCTGGGAGCCCGGCAGCAGGAGCTGAGGGCTGTGGCGCTGGCCGCCGCCGCCCGCGGCTGGCACGTCTTCCCGCTGCGCCCGGGCACCACCGATCCGGCCGTGCAGGACTGGTCGGCCCGGGCCACCACCAACACCTGGCGGATTGTGCGCTGCTGGGACAGCGGGCCTTTCAACGTGGGCATCGTCCCGTGCGCCTCCGGCCTGCTCGTGCTCGACCTGGTGCCCGCCGTAGCGGGGGAAGCCCTGCCCGGGCCGTACCGGCGGCCCGGCGTCGCTGACGGCGCAGACGTCCTGGCGCTGCTCCTCGAGGAGCAGCGGGCGCGGCTGCCGGTGGAGACGTACAGCGTGTACGGGCCGGGCGGGCGCGTGCACCTGTACTTCGCCCGCCCGGCGGGGACCTGCCCGCCGACCGCGCCGGGCCCGCTCGCCTGGCACGTGGAGGTCCACTGCACCGGCTCGTACGTCCCAGCTGCCGGGACCGTCACGCGGGACGGCCCGTACGTCGTGGGGCACGACGCCGCCCCCGCCGCGGCGCCCGGCTGGCTGGCCGAACCGGGCCGGAACCCCCTCGACTTCGTACAACGCAGCGTTGTATAGTTGTGGTGCCGCCCGGGCCCGGGCGGAAGAGCGGCTCATGAAGAGCTGGCCCCCTTACCTCCGTAATGGAGGGGTCGGGGTCGGGGGCCGGGTAAGAGTCCCGGAGCGCTCCTTGAGAGGCCCACCGCTCGCGAGGTGGGCCTTTCCCGTTATCCGGGGTCCTCGGACAGGTGGCCCGGCCCCAGGTCGCCGCGCACCCGCCGCACCCGGGGCCTGTGCCGGTACCGGCCGAACTCCAGCCGCGCCTGGTCGACCTCGATCTCGACGACCACCTCCGGCTCCACCGGCACGTAGCGGACCGGGGCCGCGCCGGGCAGCCCGCCCACGGTGCCCGGCAGCTCCTTCACCGGCCCGCCGGTCCCGTGCAGCAGCGGTGCCACGGCCACCCGGACCGCCTGGGGGAGGGGCAGACTCACGCCCACCGCACGCATGCGGCCGGCCTGTGGCCGGCCCAGGACCAGGGCCTGCGTCGCCGGCGTCGCCCCAGTGACGCCCATGACCACCGCCTCCGTGGTGTGCCTGCTGCGCCACTTCACCCAGCCGGAGGCCTGACCGGCGGTATACGGCGCCCGGGCCGGTTTGCCGACCAGGCCCTCCACCCCGGCGAGCGCTCCGACCCACCGGAGCGCCTGGGCGGGGTCGGTGGTTGCCGGCACTGGGCGCAGCTCGGCCGGGCCGCCATCGAGGAGGCGCAGCAGTTCGCGCCGGCGCTCGGTGTACGGCCGCGGCCGCCAGTCGGTGTCGCCGACGGCCAGGACGTCGAAGACGGCGACGTGCACGGTGAAGTCGGCGCCGGGACGCGGGCCTCGGCGGCCCGCGCGGGTCTGCAGCCGGTCGAAGGCGACTCCGGAGCCGTCGGCCAGCACGGCGACAAGCTCCCCGTCGAGCACGGCGTCCGGGAGGCCGACAGCCGCCGCGGCGACGTCGGAGAAGGCCAGGGAGAGGTCGGTGCCGTGCCGACTCCACACCCGCTGCGTGCCGGTGTGCAGCTGGCATCTCCATCCGTCCCACTTCGGCTCCAGGCTCCACGTGGGGCCGTCGGGGACGCTGTCCACCGCGCGGGCCAGGGCGAGCGGTGCAGGCAGAGGGAAGGGGGGCACGCTGACCTCCGGCGAGACCCCCACCGTAGGAGGGCGTGCCGGGCGGTGCACTGGCGCCGCGCCCGGGTCTGATGATTGCCTCGCAATCACCCTCCGACGGCCCATAGGCGCGAGGGCCAGACGCGAACCTCGCGTCCGGCCCTCGGTGATCTGGATGTCAGCGCGCGGCGGTCTTCGGCTCCTGCCGGGCGGCGTCGAACACCGCGGCGAAGGCCCGCAGCTTCGAGTCGTCCCCGGCCAAGCCGAGACGGGCGCTGCGGGCGCGCTCCCAGTACAGGCGGCCCGCCTCGTCGGCCAGCAGTGCTTCCGCGTGCGCGCGGAGCTGCTGCTGGGACAGGGCGCCGATTCGCCAGTGCAGCTCCCATGCGGTCACCTGGGCGTCGAAGAAGAGGTGCTGTCGGACCACGGCGGGTTCCTCGCCGGCGAGGCCCGGCCCGGCGGCGGCCCGAGCCAGCCCCGGGTCGGCTGCCGTGGTCTTCAGCAGGTCCACCTGCGTCTGCAGCACGGCGGCCCTCAGCGTCTCCCGGTGCTGCTCGCGGCGCTGCACGACGAGCATCAGCAGAACGGCCACCACCGCGGCCAGCAGCAAGGCGAACAGGATAAGCACGGCCAACTCCCCCCAGATCAACGACAGTCGATGCCGATGCTCCACCGCGCTGGCCTGCGCGGCAAGACCGGCCGACCTTCCTGCCCCGAATCCTCACCACTGCGCGCCCTCACAACGCGGGAAGCCCGTTGCTTACGTATTGGGTTTAAGGCTAGTGTCGAACCCACCGAACAGAGGAGGACCGCATGTCCCGTCGCAGGCCCCGCAGCCGAGGCGTCAGCCTCCGGGGACGCGCCGTCGGCCCCCACCGCTTTCGCAGCGACGTCTCGGCCGACGGCGGCAAGCGCTACCTGCGCCATGTCGTCCGCGCCCGCGGCAAGGCCGAGCTGCGCGGCCTCCAGCTCGACGCCGAGCACGACTCGGCGGTCGAACTGGCCGCGCCGTACCTGACCACCCAGCCCGACCGCACCTGACCGCAAGGAGTACCGCCCCGTGCGCACTGACCGACTCGACCGCGTCCTCGCCGAAGGCACCGGCCGCCTGCCCCGCTGCGTCCGCCTGGCCGACGACACCGTGCTGTCCGTTCAGGCGGGACCCGGCGCCTGGTCCCGGCCCCGCCCCCGGCTCTACGGCACCGGCACCGCGCCCGCCGACTACCCCGGCCCCTACAGCCACCTCGAGGTCTACCTCGTCACCCTCGTGCCGGTCCCCGAGTCCTGGAAGCAGTACGGCGACGTCGACGAGGCCGGCCATCTCCGCCACTTCGGAGCCGTCCCCGAGGACCTCGTCCGTTCCCTGGTCGCCGAGCACGGCGGCGAGCACGAGGAGCAGGACCTCGAGGACGACGCGCTCAAGGCCCTCTCCGAAGCGTTCTTCCCCACCCGCTGATCAACCCGCCCAGCTGCAGCAGAAGGCAGACCACGCTCCCATGACCCACATCGTCACCGTCGGCTTCCACCGCCCCGTCCACGTCCACGAGCTGCGCCCCGGCGACGTGTTCGCCTTCCCCGACGCACCGCACACCGCCCTGACGGTGATCGAAGGGGGCCGGGCCCCCGTATCGGCGGAACTCACCCTGGTCGTGCTCACGCTGGCGGGGTGCGACGGCCCGCTCAGCCTTCCCGCCACCACCCACGTCCGGCCCCTGCGTCTGCTCCGCTCCGTGTCCCTGACCTGCCTGTTGTGCAGCAAGGAGGAGAACGTGGAGCTGAACCTTCCCCAGGACGGTGAGCCGCTCGCCTTCGTCTGCGACAACCACGACGGCGAACAGGCGGCGGCATGACCGGCGCCCGGCCCATACCCGACCCGGAGACCACCATGAAGCTCCCCGACGCCCACCCGTCCGTGTTCCTCGCCGGACGGGAGAAGGCCCGCACAAAACTCCGCGAGCTGCTCGGCGAGCACGTAGCGCCCGAAGTCGCCGACCAGATCTCCGACGCGGCCCTCACGGCGGCGCTGGAGCTGGTGGCCGCCAACCGCATCGCCACCCCCGGCAACGAGGGCTACGGCGAACCCGTCCACTGGGCCACCTACAACGCCATGCACCAGCGCGCTCTTCGGGCCGAGTACGCCCTGGAGGACACCGGCATCGAGCACGCTCCCAACGCCGCCCCACGGCCCGCAACGAACCCCTCCTAGCCCCCCGGGGGGGGGGGGCCCCCCCCCCCCCCCCCCCCCCCCCCGGCCCCCCCCCCCCCCCCCCCCAACCCCACCCCCCCCCCCCCCCCCCGCCGGGCGGGGGGGGGGGCGGACGTTGGGCCGCCCGGGCCG